CGACGTCACCCGCTGGCCTCCGGCCCGCTGACGACGTCACCCGCTGGCCTCCGGCCCGCTGACGACGTCACCCGCTGGCCTCCGGCCCGCTGACGACGTCACCCGCTGACGACGTCACCCGCTGGCCTCCGGCCCGCTGACGACGTCACCCGCTGGCCTCCGGCCCGCTGGCCCGCTGGCCTAGCGTAACGTGGAGCATTGACGGATTGATTCAACCCTCAATATGCAGACAACCGGCATCATCGACAATGACCCAACATTCGCCAAATTCCCTGGCGACGCCAGTAAGCGCATCCCCGATATCTTCGGTTTCGTCGGCATAATCGCCATCCCAGAAACCAGCGCCATGGCCCTGGCGAGTCAACCAGAAGTCATAAGCGATATGTTCGTCATCGGCGAAACAATTGGCACGTTCGAGCAGCCCTATTCTATCCAACCGATAGAAAAATTCGTTGCAATCGTTCTCGGCCCGCTTGAGCGATTCAACGGAAAAATCGCCAAGGCCGAAATGATCGTCAAGGGGCGAACATTCCTGAACATTGTAAAGGGGATGATCTTCGGCAACATCCATAAAACCGTCGGAAAGCATATCCTCTGCTTCCGACAGACTTACCGTTTCAGCCCATAGGATCGTCTCAAGATACCTAACCGTCACATCCGACAGTTCCACACCGTTCACTTCAATCGACATAATCGGAATCCCTTGTTAAATCGGGCCGTCGGTTCAGTCGTCAACGTTGCAAGCTTTCAGGAATCGGCTACGCTTGAAATTTGTGTTACTGGCAGGAAGCGCATCGGCAAGCGCCGTCGCTGCAAGCTTTCGCGCGGTTTCGTCTTGAATTGTGGCAATCGCATCGGCGATGAGTTGAAAATCCTTGCGCGACATTGTGGTTTGCTCCGGGGGTGAAATGTTTCCTTGATATTGAAGTATACACCACGAATCGGGAAAGTCAAATAAAAATAGCGGGGATGCGTCAATCGCCATCCCCGCTAGACTCCCACCACGGAGTTAATCGTTGTAACCGGCCCAGTCAACAAGCGCCTCACAGAACAACTCTTCCATACGCTCTTGCGGAACGACATAGTCCCATCCACCGGAAATTCCGATATGGATGTAAAAGTAGGGATTGTTCCTACTATGCTCATAAGGCATGTAAGTATTACGGCCGACATTCTCGTAATAGCCGGTCTTTTCGTTCTTTTCGCGACGTTGTGAACGACATACGTAGGCGTCACAATTGACGTCATCCAGAATATCGTCAAGTCGGCCCTCTTCGTGAAGAACGCTAAGTTCGTCACAACCGTTCACGTCGACTTGATCCTCATATTCCTCAATCTTGAATCCATCCAGACAACAGCCCGGACCGCTGTAGCCGGAGTAATCGGAATGATTGGGCTTGACTTCACAATCGGACACGTCGAGATTATCACAAATGATTGCAGTAATCTCCCCTTCGATGCATTCGTCAAGATGCGCGTCGCCGGTCAATTCGTCCCAATTGTCGCGGACCCACTCCTTGACTTCATCGTCCCAACGGTGCGAATTCTCGCTAACGATACAGTCGTAAGCGCTGGCGTATGTCTCATCTTCGGTGCAATACTCTTCTGCCCACTTTGCCCGGCCATCCAGAATCTCCGTCACAATCGCTACGTCCGCGTCGTGCCGCTCTTCGGCGGTGCGATGGTAATTACCGCGACAATCGGCAAGGGCGTCGCCACGCCGACAACTGGAACCATCGGAACATTCGACAATGTCGTCAACGTGTGCTACAACCGGTTCGACTGTTCCGAAGATGGTAGCTTGCTTTTCCGACATAACCGGAACTCCTTGTTTGGTGGGGTGTTGTTCGGTCGATATTGAAGTATACCCGCGCCAGCGGGAAAGTCAAATGGAATTCCGAAATATTTCCCGCTGGCATCCGGCCCACCCGCTGGCAATCAGCGCCAGTCGAACATGTGAATTTTGCGGGTGAAATTGGACCTGCGCCCTTCCCGGTATGCATCGGTTGGATCGGGTTTGCCGGTCACGATGAATCCGTCAGCCTCAAGCTGCGCGGCCAAATCATTGGCCAATTCGGTACGATACTCAGTGTCGGCGTATTCGTAATCATCGATACCGCCGCACCCATCGGCCTCATAGCCGTTGTACTCGGCACAAACGTACCAATACTCCCATCCGTTCTCGTACCATCCAACCAGCAATTCCATTCTGGCCTTACGATCATGCGCAACCAGTTCAGCCGCTACACCCTTGCTTGCGCCATACAATCGATACCACCGGTACAAGTCGTCAAATTCCTTTTCGACGGAACAATCGAACTCAAGTACGTAGGTGTCACGACCGGTGCGAGCGATATTGTTGGCGCCATTCGCTTGTTCGGCATAGTCGTAATAGCCGAGTCTGCTGGCAGTATGCTCAAAACCGCTGCAATTGTCCCAAGGGGCGTCGCCCCAATTGTCAGCCTCAATCTTGACAGCATCGAGCAAATCGGAATACTCGACAAATCTGGACTCTTCGGTCACAGTCGTTTCAACTGTTACGATGGTGTCAGACGTCACGACCCGTTTGGCAGTAGTAGTCGGCATAACCAGAACTCCTTGTTTGGTGGGGCGTTGTTCGGTCGATATTGAAGTATACCCGCGCCGGCGCGAAAGTCAAATGGAATTCCGGAAATATTTTCCCCGCTGGCCTCCGGCCCGCTGGCCTCCGGCCCGCTGGCCTCCGGCCCGCTGTCCTCACACGTAACAGGAGGCACAGACAGGTTAATTGGTAAATTCGCCAAACTCCTTGCGAATCTTCTCACCGTTGAAATCGATGACGGCGGAAGTATCGTCAAGCTCGACAATCTTGCCCCAGACCGGAGAATAGTCACCGTTGTCAATGAACACATCGTCGCCAACATGCCATTTTTCCTCTTCTTCGGCACACTCGGCACAGATATCGTCCACCTCATACTCGGCAGCCTTGCCGCAGACGGAGCAGACGGAGCATTCGATCAGGAAGACAACAAACGGAGAATCGTGATACTCGTAATCGGGCTCACAATCCTCATCTTCGACAACGTTGTCGCGATCCGGATCGTCGACAATGAACTCACAATCCGGCTCATGCTCATCACCGCGTCTGGCGCCACATTCGCGGCAAGTGTCAAATTCGTTCACGGCGGCATAATCAACCGCAAACTCAGAAATCGCCCCATTCTCATAATCGGCCCGCCCCTGACTTGTGAGACAATCGAGCAAAGCCTCACGAACCATCTCGCCGTCAACATCCTCCGGAAAGGAATCACAGTCACCACCGGCATTGAAGTCGTCGACGGCACCGTCGATAATTTCGCGAAGAGTAGTGTGAGCGCCATAATAGGCAAAGATGCAACCAGCGTTATCATCCCACCGGCGGCCGTTACCTCCCCAATAATCGGGCAGGCCGTTATACTCGAACGATGCGGTAACAATCGCCATGATCGTAACTCCTTGTTTGGTGGGGTGTTGTTCGGTCGATATTGAAGTATACCCGCGCCGGCGCGAAAGTCAAATGGAATTCTGGAAAATCAGCAGCCACCCAATCCGAACAAACAACACAACCGCCCCGGCCGCCGCAATCACTGTCACCCACTTTATTTCGTTATCCGTACATGCCAGCACTTTCAGCACAAGCAGCGCTGCGAGAAGAGACAGAAATTCAACCAATATCGGCACCTCCATGTGCAGCCCGCAGAATCGGAAGCACCCAACTAATCGGCCCTTCCGCAGAAACGATGCCGCCGCCATTGAAGTCAATTTCCGCACAGACGAAATCTTCCTTCAGGCCCTTGCATTCGTATACTTTGGTAATATCGAAAGCAGTCGCAAGATCGGCAACTTCGTTGCAGGGGTCACCGTCGTAAGGATCGATACCATCGTCGGTATTCGCTACAGCCGATACAAAGCTACCTACCGTCCTATCTTGGTATAGGTCGACGATTGCGTCAACAGGACTCTCATAATCGTTAAGATAGAGAGGATTGTCATGCTCGACAATGATCGTAAAAACCGTACGCACTGAATTCTCCGAGTAAGAGGAAAGAAGCGGACGGCCGCGCCAACCGGCGCGACCGTCCTAGCGGGTACGATCAGTTTTGTCGATACACGTAGTACCACTGTTTCCCTACGGAAAATTCGTGCTCATTGCCATCGTAGGCATTGAGGGTGTGACCGGCACCATCCATACGGGCGTCACGCTTCCACGCTTCCCTATCAAAGTAAGGACCGCTAGCACCCTCAACACACTCATCAAGGTAAGATTCGAGCGCATCGTCCCAACGAGATTCACGCTCATCTTCGTCAAGGACGAGATAGTCCCTTTTGCCGACAGACAGAATACAGTCGTCATAAGTGGACACGTCGATATCCAAGTCGCCGCCGCCCTCCCAATCCTCACAGACGGAATAGAGCACAAGCGCCTTGACGTCGTCAGAATCCTCAAGGCTGTCCCCCTCCAACAAATCGTCAACAACCGTTTTGACGGCCTCCTTGGAAAGGCCATTGTCAAGCAGGGTTTGCAGCGCTTCAAGCAAAGTCGACATAATCAGGACTCCTTGTGGTGGGGTGTTGTTCGGTCGATATTGAAGTATACACCACGAATCGGGAAAGTCAAATCAAATTTCAACTTTCAGGCCGTAACAGTCGATCGGATTATTCCGATGCGTGACCGAATAACCCGCATCGCAGGCATAGTCGATCAAATCGTTGATCGCCACCTCAATGGCCTCACTTTCCACAAATTCGTTGGAATCGGAAAGCGGGATGTCGGGCGCAAATCTCGGATATTCCGATTTCATCAGATCGAGAATCAGTTCCGGCAGACTTCGCATAACTGTACCTTTCGTTGTTGTCAGCGCCAGCGGCAAATTTCCGCATATTCACTTTGCGAAAGTATAGCGCGCCCGTAGTCACCGTTTGCCATGGCCGCAATATCGTCAAACGTGTCAACACCCGCATAGATGCGCGCGGCCAGTGTCGCAACCCGCCTGTTCCACTTATGCTGCTCCATCAGCAAATTCCGCAATTCCAGAAAACCGATCATTGCTTTGCCTCTGTGTTGTCGTTCTTCCGATACTAAAGCATACCACGAAAACCGACAAAGTCAAATCGGAATTCCGGAATTTTTAACTGTCAAGATCGACAAAAGCGCCCTCAAAGCTTTCACCGTAATCGACGATGCGAAACGAAATTTGGTCCGGCCTGATAAGAACGCCAAGATCGGAATGATTGATATGTTCGACAATGGCCTGCCGAACGTCATCTTCCGTCAATTCGATAGTATGCTTCACGTTAGAAAACCTCCACATTCATGGCACAATTGTCATCACCCTTGCAAAGCATGTAAGTGATGTATCCATTCCCACGATGCACAACCGGCAAATCCAGAACAATCAGACTTTGCCACGTGTGCCTCTTACGACCCGACAACCCGCTACGATCGGTGCGAACGGTAATGTACGCACGCCCGTACTCAGTAAGCAAATCGGAAATAGCAGACAAAACGGATCGTCGCGTACTGTGCGACTCAATCACGTTAAGCACGAAGTTGCACATAATCGTGTCAAACAGCCCAACCGGCTCACCCTGCCGATAGTGAGGGTCATAGCCCTCACAACCCAATCTGTCGGCATCACCGCCACGGCCGCACCCATAGTCAAGAATCCTACCTTTGAGACGACCGGCACGATTCAACCAAGCCGCAGGAGCGCTAAGCTTGTTTCTGGCAATAGCGGTTTTGTAGGATGTGTCGGTCACGAGGACTCTCCTGGCTATTCTGGTTGTGGCGGTCAGAGCGATTGCAGCTATCGTGGGAAATAGTTTGTTTCGTCCGGCGGAGACTGTACAATCCCCACTCCCGGCATAACCCGGCCGATCGTTACCGGGCCTGTATTCGGCACGATAGCTGCAATCGCTCTAACCTGACGGTGCCCGCTGGGAGGGGGTGGACTTACACCACCGATCCGGATAGTGTGGCCTTTACTACCCGTTAGTGGGGCGGTCCGGACCTTCCCCACATATCACCGGTTTACGTTTAGTAGCGAAACCGGCCGCTAAGCTAACCCGCGCTCCCTCCGAGCGGGCATCGTCGTTTGATACTGAAGTATACTCGCGCCCAGGCCGAAGTCAAATCAAATTCTCTCGAATTCAGGTTGTTCTGATTGTTATATTTGGTAGTACAATTCCTCGTTCTCCCATTGTTCGAGTTTGTAGCGTTTTGCCACTTGGTTGCACATTTCCGATCGTATGGCTCGCGATGGTTCCGAGTCACTGGCCCCATAGTTAGGGTTAGCGAATATGACGGGCGACACGATTTTGCTGATTGCATCACATATTGCCCGGCTAGCTTTGTCGCGATCGTATCGACGCCCGATTGTAGCGATTGCTTGCTTTGCAGCGGCCGTAACAGCAGCACTGATCTTGTTGGCCACGTGGCCTCTGCCGGGTTTGTCGTATAGTTCGAGTTTTCTGGCTGTTAGTTTCATGTTGTCCTCCGGCCTAATAAGCGTAAACACGGTTGTAAACGAATCAATTTTCGCGGGCCGGAGCTTCAGAACGATCAGCGCCTTCCTCCCCGTTGTACACTTCGCGCCATTCGTCACCGTACTGTTCTTCGGCACAATCGACAGCCTCCATAAGATCGTGCACTTCCGCACCGGCCGAATTGTACAACTCAAATGAATAGAACGACCCAGCCAGTATAACCCGGAACTTCGGCATTTCAGCCTCCTTTGTTGTGTTCGTTCGGTCGATATTGAAGCATACAATACACTTTGCGAAAGTCAAATCGGAAAGTGAAAATTTCGGAAGAGAACGGATGTATCACTTTTATGCACAGTACCAAATGTTTTGGTACTGTGCATTTTGACGGTTGTGAGGGTTCGATCGCGCTATAAGCGCGCCCTCCCAAGGACTGATCGGCCGTTATAACCTGCGCTTTTTCCGGGACAATTGGAAAATTCGTTTCCATCAATATCTAACCTGCGATTTTTGAGGGTCAACTGGACCCACCCGCCGCCTGACTGCCATCCGCCCGGTCGCCTCCCACATTTTAACCGGGCCGCTTCGCGGAACAAACGGACATTTCATCTAACCTGCAACTTTCTCGGGACAATTGACTTGACTTTTGGCTTTTTTGTTGTATGCTTGTAGAAACAGCTTACACATAGGAGACGCACAACGTGAAGCCCGCTACTCGACTACTGAAGTTTGGCATCTGGTTCAAGGGGCCGCAAACGGCCGAGTTGTTCAAGTACACTTATCATGAGCCCCAGGGCTTCGACCATGTCTTGATCGGCTCCGGCGAGAGCAGGGCAGTGGCAGCCGCCCGCGCACTGTCACGTCTTCGTGACTTGGAAGTGAGGGCAATTCGCGAGGACATCGAAGTACAGACACAGCTTGTGCTTCGCCCTGAATACAGCGAGGTGGAGATTACCGAGCCTGAAACAAGCATGTACTGCATCATCGGCTTGAATGTTGAGCGGCCTGAGTGACCCGAAAGCACTAAGCGCCAGTTGTCAAGCGCAAATCCAGGAGAAGCCATGAACTACGAAGATATGCTAAGCGCCTCACGGAGCATGAACGAGACTAACGATTGCGCGGTAAAGGCCGTGGCAGTTGTTACCGGCCTTCCGTACTCGGATACACACTCACGAATGGCTCGTAAAGGCCGTGAAGCGCGAAAAGGCACGCCAAACGCAATCACACGTCAAGTGCTTAGCGACCTTGGACTTGTGGCCACTCCCATAGCGGTCAGATCGAAGACCGTCAGGACTCTTGGACGCGAGTTCAAGTATCGATCAGGCGATTATTTGGTGTGGACGAGCGGCGGACGCCACTTAATGGCCATCAAGGACGGGAAAGTCTGCGACTGGACCAAAGGCCGCCTGCACCGTGTCTATCGCGTAGAGAAAGTAATGGCATCGCCAGGCGCCTTAGCCTGCAACACACAACCAGGAAGCAACAATGAGCAAATTTGAGATCGTCGATAAGATAGGCACCACCGTCCTCTGGATATACAAAGGAATGGACGGCGTCAGTCTTTTCAAAGGCACTGAAGCGCTTGACGCAGAACTTTGTGACCTAGAACTGTCTCTGTCTAGTGATCGCCGCAGAGAGATTATGGCTCGCGTCAGTGATTGGCTTAACGAGCGGCAATCAAAGAATTTCATTTGACTTTTTTGAAAAGTGTGGTATGCTTTAGGTAACACAAGGAGCAAACCATGCCAAACCACATGAAGTTTTGCGGCTGCCGGGCTTGCCGAGCCGGACGGCACCGCCCCTATAACAAGTTTCTCATTCGACTCGCAAACAGGATCTTTCGGCGGACCGCCAAGGAAGATTTGAAGAAGGGCAAGGAGCCCAACGACAAAATCAGCATCACTTACACGGACTGACCAATGAGCACATACATTCACAACTTCGACAGCGAAGAGCACAATGCCTATTTCGAGGTGTTGATCCTGTACGGCTACAACCCGCCAGAATGCCAGCGCGGCGCTTGCGACTACCCCGACGTCTATGTTGACGGCAGCGTCGAGCTATGGGAAGTCACTGTGCTGCATTTCGATCGGTACAATGACAACGGGGAAATCATCGAGGCGTGGGAGAGAGGCGACGAACCCGATGCACGATCGCGCGAACTTGACCAACTGGCCTACAATAAGGTTCTCGACGAACTGGACGAAGGCTGGCTGGCCGAAAGACTTTCCAGAGAAGCCGCTTGACTTTCTTGTTTTTTGGTGTACACTTCAAGTATCATCTGAGTGACGTCTGAGTGACGTCTAAGTTTAGTAGCGGTCAACATGGTCTAAACTCGGGTGCACCCCGGTATAGAAAGGAGGTGATTGTATGCGTGCGATTTTCTCCCGTGAGCTTCTTTAATTGAATTTTCCGGCGTCGGCCACCACGTGTGAGAGGGCTCCCAGGAATCGGCCTGGGAGCCATACGAAGCTTGGTAGGCAATAGGCAGACCATCTTGGCTTAGAACCAGGAATGCTGTGGGTTCGACTCCCACCCAAGCTACTAGGAGAACTGAAATGGTCTCATATCCAGAAGAATCAGGTGCCTTCCACCAATATCAACAGGATTGCAGAATGCAAGAGCGAAAAAGGCAGGAAGCAGAATTTCTTCGGCGAGAGCAGGAGCGACCGCTCATGACCGACAAAGAACTTGAGGACTACAAACTAGGTCCGTCTGGCATCGGTGAGCAAGCCGACACGTGGAAAGACAAGCCTCATCGCCTTGTCTACGACCTTGTGAGCGAGATCAAACGGATGAAGCTGAGGGCCCAAGAGACAATCGTGGCTGTCAGCGGTACGCAAAGCAACGGCCCGCCGTACCTCCTTGGCTACGCGATCGGGGCCGAGAACGATATTCGCGCTTTCTTCGACGATAACAAGGGCTATGGCCTGAAGCTGTCGGAAGTTAAGGCGACACGCATCCCGGCAGGCTATGCCAACACCCGCGCAAAGCTACTGCAAGAGAAGGCAGAGATCGAAGCGCAACTTGAAGCCATCAACAAACAACTCAAGATCAACTAGCATACGATGGGTGCCGAAGTCGGCCGGGAATAATTCCGAATTACTATTTGACTTTTACGGACTGTGTTGTATACTTCAATATCGAACGAACAACACTCATCAAACAACTAAAGGCCAGCCACCGTGAAACTCCGAAACGAAATCAGCGAATTGAATGAGCAGGGCAAGACCGTAATTTTTCCGGTGGCGAACCAGAATTTCGATCGCTATCAGAAAAAGCTTCGGCGGGTGATCGAGGCCAATTTCGATTACCCGGTAGTCAATACGCTGGAGTATGATGAATACTCGCAAGTGTTCTTCATAACGTTGAGCGTGGGCGGAGTTCTCGGCGGGCACGAAGGCGCAGAGGAAGATTGTCGAACGGGGTTCACGCTGCACAAGTGCGTTGAGATTGACCCCGCTCATCCCTTGTCCGAGCAGATAACTGAAGCGCTGAAAACGTGCGAGTATCTCAAGGCTCGCCATCAACTCATGTCGTCGCTTCTCAATGAGCATGTAAAGGCTGACGCGTAATGCTCATGTCGCAAGCAACAATCACCGCTGACGATGCCCCGATGCCAGTGTTCAACTATGCTTTGACATTGACATTCGGAATAACCACGTTCAATAAACCACTCGATCTAGAACTCGCTCTCGCCCTCAATCGTGTTCTTTCCGACTGGAACGACGGGAGATATCCAATTTGCAAGGAACTGATAGACCTTGGGCTATCCAAGTGCCTTGCTGACGCCCAGTTTCAAGTCTGTCAGAAGAGGGCACAGGAGGAGTACGGAAACGAGATGGTTGACACCGGGCCAGGAATGAGGACAGGGCGGTGGTATATCGAAGCAGTAAAAGAGTATGAAGCGATAAAGGCGTCGAGCCACTTTCCTTACGCCGATACCGAGGTAAAGGCCAAGATCGAACGAGTCAACACTAAGGAAATCAAATGAGACACTCATTGTATTGGGACGACTTTGAACTCAGGGCAAAGGAGACCGTCGATTGTTTGGCGGCCGGTAAGAACCCGCCAGTACGCAGGGTAGCGGTGTTCATTACTGAGGGATGCAACTTTCGTTGTGACTACTGCAACGTGAAGCAGACTCCAACCACTTTGTCCAAGAAGCGATTTGAGGACGCGCTTGCAAAGTATGGTGACACGGCAATCATCCATATCACCGGAGGTGAGCCATCCATCGTACCTTGGCTGTACCCGCTCATCAAATCATGCAGCGAGAAGTACCGGTTCCACCTGAACACAAACGCGTTTATCATGCCGCCAGCGGCACACGTCAAACGCCTCAAGGTGTCTTTGGATTCGGACAACGAAGTCTACTGGGACAACCTTGTCGGCCGCACGGCCTGGAGGCGTGTTTGCCAAAACATCCAGCGAGCATCCGAGCAAACGGTAACGTCCATCACCTACACTTTGCCGGCCGAGAACTATCGGGACGCCCCGCGATTCATTCAGTTTGCCAACGTGGTGTTTCCTCATCTGTACGCGTTGTTTTTCAGCGTGTACAAAGGCACACACCCGCGATTCGTGTTCCAGCCGAAGCATATCGATGATTTCTTCGAGAGCATCGTGCCGAAGATGGAGTCCGCCATGGACAAGGAATCGCTTGCCCTTTTCAAGGAGACCATCGGAAACAAGCTTCGGCTTATCGCCGGTGTTAGGTTTCCAGACAACGACCTTTCTCAGCCTTGCTATCTATCGATGAGTGAGCGGGTTATCAGCCCGAGTGGTGAGGAATTCGCCTGTTCGCATCTATACCGGGATGGTATTAAGGGAATCGGCGTCAGGAAGTGCGGAAATTGCCTGTATGGATGCAATCAACGGCTTGTCGATTTCAACAACCTTGTGGCGAGCAAACTATGATTGTCTGGTGCAAAATGACCACGTGGGTAGGCAGCGATTCGGTGTGGTACGCTGAGCATTACTACGCTCGAATGTACTGCAACGGAGTAACCGAAGATCTTCGCTACATCATGAACGAGGAGGAGGCCAAGAAGCTGGCATCGGCCGACACGACTGATCCGTTCCCTTACAAAGCCGGGGAAGACACTTCTCGCTTCCTGTCCGAAGACAAACTGAAGAGCGAGGCCATCGACCAGTACAAGATCATGTTTCCAGGGGCCAGCCTGCTGGTCTACGGTGATAGCGGCACGATTGAGCCTCAGCCCATCTTGGACGGCCCTGAAGGGGCCGTCGAATGGGCCGAAGAACTTGTGATTGCGTGCGAGGAGAACGGCTGGTGGGAAGAGGATGAACCTTTGATGGACTGCCTCAGCGATGAATGGACGCTAGTCATGAGACAATTTGACACCGACCCAAAAAGCTATTACACAAGTGTACACAGGACAGCGTCGAAGAAAGGCCCGAAGCAAAAGAACTTCGGCATCGAGGTGCTACTTGATCTGCCCTTTGCCGGTCTTTACGGGTGGCATGTGCTGAAGTGGTATTCGACAGAAGAGGCACGAGACAAGGCTATCTCTCGCGCCTTTGATGTTCGCGGAGATTGGAAATTCAGACCAACCGACAGGAGTAAACATGCCTGAACTTGGGGACAAAGACGTTTGCCGAATGTGCAAGACACCTATCACGTGGACGGGCCGCTATTGGGAGCACACCGACTATAGCCCCAGGCATATCGGCCAGCCGGAGCAGAAGCCAGCCACTGTTCAGTTGCCGACCCTTGAGGGCAGGCTGAAGGTTCTGGAAGATGAAGTTGAAAACATCAAGTGGCTACTGAGGAATCGCGGATTTTGACTTGACTTTCGCGAAATCCGTGCTATACTTCCAATAGTCAAACCCTTAACCCGGAGATTATCATGCTCGACAATTTCGACGACGATTTCGACCCGTACTTCGATGACGCTTACGCCGGAGACACCGACGACGACTACGACGAAGAAGACGCCGACTGGGAAGATGACGACGACGGCTGGGACGATGACGACGACGAATGGTCGCTACCTGACGAAGACGAAGACGACGACTGGGGCGACTGGGACGGCCACGACTGGGACGACGAACTCGACGACGAAGACTGGGAAGAATTCTTCGACGGCGACGAGTACGAGGACGACGAGGACTGATGTTCATCGAACCGGCCTACTGCCCTGAATGTGCCCCTTATGTGGCAAAGAACGGCAAGCAACGACGTATTGAGTTGGCTCTCGTCGATACAAACTACTCAGGCTGCGGAGTCGATATCGGCGAGTGCCCGGTATGCGGGCAGCTTTTCCAGGTATCCTACAAAATTGACAAGATCACGAGGTTCAAATGAAAGTGTGCGAACTTATCGAACGGCTTCGGCAGTTCGATCAAAACACAGAAGTCGGCTGCATGGATCTTGATGGCTTCCGGCTGACGCTGTCGGGGGACATCCTAGATATTGATGGCTGCTTGGCCGACGAAGGCGAGGACTCGCCAGACACTATTTACCTGCTGGTGGACATCGACGCATGATCGGCAAACTCGCACAGTTCAAGCTATGGCCTGAACGTAAGCTTTCTAATCACTATTGGTCTGTGCTGGTGTTCAATAACAAGGGAAACATGCGTCGCGCTTTCCACGTCCTGAACGCCACCGACGATAAGGACGATCGATTTGGAGCCGTAGTCATGCCACAAGAGCGTATGATGCTCCAATGGACGGCCAACGGACATGAAAGCTGGGTAAGCCATCCGTCGCTTGGCTATGTACTGTTTGCGAAAACACAACTTGGCTCCGAGACGCAGAGCCATGAGGCATTTCACATGGCGATGGGATACTTTCGCCGCATCGAATGCTTCCCCAAACTCGATCCCGATGGCTGCAACGGTGATGAGGAAGACTTAGCCTACATCGTTGGCAAGTGTGCCGCTCAACTGCACCGCAAGTTTTTCAAGCTTGGACTGTACGAATGAGATACTTCATAGCGGATACTCATTTTGGGCACTGGAAGCTTGTTAGCAACTTCCCTCGGCTTCATCCGGGCTTTGCACGTCCGTTTGAATCGATCGAAGAGCACGACGAATACTTGCTGGCGACTATCAACTATTACGTCAACGCCCGTGACGAGTTGTTTGTGCTTGGCGATTTCTGCACGGACAAACCTGGGAGGTACCGCGCGAAGATTAAGTGTCGCCATGTGTATCTGATTCGCGGCAACCATGATCCGGTGCAAGCGTCGAGGAACGTGTTCGGAGAGATTCCTTACATCCGGCACACAAAGCTACGCTATGGCGGCAAGTCGATGCATGCCGTCTTGTGTCACAATCCAATGGCATTTTGGGAAGGAAGCCACAACGGCTGGGCCCACCTATACGGCCATTGTCATGGCAGGCGAGAAGGCACTCTTGACACGTGGATGCCGGGTCGAAGATCGACTGACGTAAGCGTTGACGCTTCCGCCTTTCACATCCACAGTGAGGAAGAACTCTACCTGATGTTCTACGACAGGCCGGGACACGACTTGAAAAGTTTCTACCCGCCAGGATTGAACAATGTTTGACACGTATCCCTGCATACTTGTTCCTATCACGCCTGGATACATAATCGTGTACATCGTTGCGGCTGTTGTGTACGGGTATCTCTCTTGGCTCTTTTTACGGACACTAGACAAATGAAAATCATTCGTGTTCACCGGTGGGGCAACACCCGCTTCTATAACGCATACATCATCGGTGATAGTTTTCTGTTCACTGAATTTGAGTTGATGGCTTTTACTCTTGCCGTCGAACTAGACCGTCCTGTCGACACGATTAAGTGTGGGCGTATTGACAGGGGAAGAGGTAGGACGGCCCTTCCGGCAGTTCACTGCTTTCTTCAAGATGCCGACCATGATTTGGATGACTGGAATAACATCCCTGGGTGGGAATTTGTTGATGGCGACCAAGTCGATCAGCCGCTTGGAGGGAATTTCGAGACCGATGTTTGACGACAACGACAACACCGGTTTCGCATGGAAGACCGAGGACGATACCTACTTCCTACGGGATGACACCGCTCTCGGCATCTATGAGTACGATGAGCAGCAGACGTACAGTCTGTTCCGCAAGTACCCCGACTACGGGCGCGTCGAGATCTTCACAAGTCACGACATCGACTGGGTGCTCCAACATGCTGGGGAAGCGGTTCGCGACGATCGTATCGAACGCACTGGCGTTGATATTGACTCGTCCGCGATCTTTCTTGACGAAATGATTTGACTTTCTCTGAATCTGTGGTATGCTTGTAGTGTTAGGCAACAACACCAGGAGCATACAAATGGCAAACTCGCTTCGTCAAACTTTCCTCACCGGCTTGGTCGAAAAGGCAGAGACGCTTCAGAAACTCTGCAACACGCCGGTCATCAGCGACGATTTTTCCAGAAACTGGAGTCAGATCGCTCCTCTCGGCCGCCACATTATTCGGGGTATTCAAGACCTTGTCGACTACGCAGCCGAAGTCGAGGCAAAGCTGAAGGCTGACGCTCGCCCGACGTGCGGTCCCTCCAACATCGAATTGGCATCCTAATGAAAACACACATCCTCGCAGTGTTGCAAAAGCCAGAAGGTCGCGGCAGCCTACGCTGCTGGAGAGGCTTTCTTCTCGACACTGGCATCCAGTCTATCGTCGAGCAGTTTATGCTCACTGTGTTCCAAGACAAATACTTCCTTGTCGACCCGTCCAAGCTGGAAAAGAACGACGTTGGAAACATGATGTTTGACGGCTTGTGGGTAATGGAGATTCCCGTGCACGTCGAGACCGAGGGATTCAATACGACCTTCACGCTACCACCTGATGAGGAAGAAGTGCTATGAACCACGAAGAACGCCTTGAGACGCTGAGAGGACTCGGCACCGAACTTGCCGCGAGTCTAGTTTACCAGTGGGTGAGAACCGGCGTCTCCAATCTCCGAAACTTCAAGGAGATGTATCCGCTCATCGCCAAGCCGCTGGCAGAACAGATAGCCGTCCCGTTCTCCGAGCTACAAGCAGGCGACAAGTTCCGAACTATCGTTGACGCTCCGCAAATTCTTCGCATGAAGATTCATTGTATGCGATGTGATGAGGGCCCGAACTGTGTCGAGATTGAAGGCACGATGGCCGGGTGCGCCCAGTTCTTCGCAGATGAAGCCATGGTCTATCCAGTGGGAGAGTAAGCTATGCTTTGCACATCTGTGACACTTAAACTGGAGTCGACGCAACCGAGAGACGTTGCTAAAGCCATGCTCAAATTCTGGCTGTACCAGGAGGAGCAAGCACGACAAAAGTATGCGGCTTGTGAAAACAAGATCTACGCATGCAAGAGGGCCAACGAAAGAACTAAGGAGTCATGGCAATCTAACAACGAGGATTTCGGTCTTGGTTACGGCCCTATCCTTCCATTTGATGGCCATTACATTGCATCATATGAAAAGGAACTGCCACTGTTGAAGGCCGAATATGAGGAGGCCAAATGCATGGCAGGGTATATGATAAACTACATCACTGACAGGGCGCACCCAGAGCAACAGACATGAGAGCCAAGGACATTCCAGTGGGCGGCCGATTTACACTGTGTCATCGTGACACTGTGTACACCCGTGTCAAGCCGAAATTCTGGCTTCCCAGCATGTTCGAGTGGTCACGTGGTCGCGGCGTGGATACGCCGTCAAATGAGCATGTGCTCGCCGTCGACTCTGATTACAACCTCATTGCCATTCACCCTGACAACGGCGTCGTGGAACTATGAAGGCCGAATGGGTAGACGAGATTGTTGAGAAGGAGTTGCGAAAGAGGCCCGGTGCCACTCGCACCCGTCTCGCAATCATTGTAGCCGTCCACTTTCCAGCTAGCAGCCCGAGGGATGTGTCCTTTATGATGCGGCGGGACGAACTGTTGTTGGTCTGCTTGCAATCAGGAAAGTACGAGAACCGGGGCCGACCAAACAAGCACGCGTGGTTTCTGAAGAATGCTCCTGACAACGGCGTCGTGGAATTGTAGTTGACTTTCAGTTAAAATGTGGTATACTTGATATACCAATAACAGTGAGGTAAGCATGAGTATCGTATCCGTTGCCTTAGAAGTTCTCGAAGGCAAAACCGAGATGTCCCACTCTGATTTGATTAACGCTGTGTGCAATTTGACCGGCAACAGCTATGAGTCAGTTCGCGGCACCATTATCAAACGAGATTGTAAACTGTTTGATTCTGGTGAGTGGCACTATCAAGACGGGTGCGTTCGATCTGGAGGTCGGGAAGCAATCGTTGTTGACTACACGGCCCCAGAGAAGCTTGCCAACTGGCGAGCCGTTCGCGAGCATCTTCCAAAAGAGATCCCCTCTATGGTAACGCTGGGAGGAATTAACGGCACCGACATTAGGGTGTTTCTTCCAGATGATGTTATCAGCTATGATTATGATCCGCGTGTTCTCAGGCAACTGAAACGAAACATTCCGTGGGTACACACTCGACACGGGGACATCATGCTGCACAACGAGCCTGCAACGGTTCTTAACTTGGACCTAGTTGGGTACATGTGTGGAACCCGCTTTGAAGACTTCCGGCGAGCAACATCAGTCGGGCATGAGTATATCGTCATTACAATACAGGGGCAGGTTGGCGGCTTCCGTAACAGTGGCGAGTGGGTCAACAAAGCCATGAAAAAGTACCGGAGGTATAAGGACAAGAATCTGGCGGCGCTAAAAGACGCTATGCGTGGTTACAGCTTGCTACTCAACCGTTTCTACCGTCGCGAGAAAGGTGCGCGACAAATGCGAACAACAGTTTGGAGAGCCAATTGAGATACTTCGGCGGAAAAGCACGAATCGGCAAAACTCTTGCGGGTATCATTAACACGCTGACCGGAACGTACTGGGAGCCTTTTTGCGGCATGTTTAGTGTTGGTGCCCATGTAACGCTCCCAAGAGTAGCATCCGATTCGCATCTAGACTTGATTCTTCTGTTGCTTGCCGTGCGAGATGGCTGGCGACCGCCTGACAGCATAACCGAGGAAGAATACAATCAACTGAAGACCGCCAAGCCGTCTCCTTTGCGAGCCTTTGCTGGTTTTGGCTGTAGCAACTCGGGCAAGTTTTTTGGCGGGTACGCAAGAGAGAAGGGAAATCGAAACTTCGCTAAGAATGCGGCCAGCAGTCTTGATAAGTTGCGGCCTCTTATACAGGGAGTGACGTTCTTTAATTGCGGGTATTCTGAACAAGATGTTCCGGCCGACGTCGTGTATTGCGACCCGCCTTATGACGGCACGACAGGTTTCACAGTGGGCAGGTTTGACTCGAAAGACTTTTGGGATTGGGTAGACTTCCGATCCAATAAATCCATTGTGCTGGTGTCCGAGTATGCCGCGCCAGACGTTTTTGTGCCGGTGTGGCAGAAACAAGTCAAGACTGACATGAACGGCTCGTCTGGTAAGATCGACCGCGTAGAAAAACTATTCGTCCACAAAACCCATGAGGAGAAATTTCAATGATCCAGTCTTGTCACGGTTGCGCACCTTATCGAGGTCAAAGCACCTTAGAAGTAGCCGAAAGCTACTTCAAGCAAGCCATCGAAACTGGCTGCAAGAGAATTCTCAACACAGATCTCCATACACATGTTTGTCGGGTCACCGGCCAGCATCGAAGTGTAGTGCACGGCACGCTAGATAGCTCCGGCCCCGGCTCACTGTATTCAGCGGCGTGGTACTTGGATAACTGGCACAAGGAACTACGAGGATCGCGAGTCATTCATGTGTTCGGGGAAGATACAAAAGAAGAGAAAGAGAGCGTCGCCCACCTGCAAGCCATTTTGACGCTAGTGAAACCAGATGAGTTGGTTATCACCGCAGACATCGACTCCTTGCAACTTTATGCCTTGCATCCAAATGTTAAGGCCATCGGAGTATACGAGGCACCAGAAGAGAAATGCAAGCTATTCAATGCCAACACTGGCGGCGGGTATGCTTCAAAGAAGCTTGTCAACTTTCTGCGCAAGCTTGATAGCGAGCAGATGGCCGAGGTGATCGCCCTCACAGTGTTGAAGCTGGATAACTTCCGCAACACAGGAGAGTTTCAAGACCTTCTTCGCGACGCCTATTGCTGGTCTACAGATAAACATGTTCAGTGCATCTCCGACCAACTGGAAAACTATGAAATGGTAGACAGGTTCGTCTTCCGGCGTAAGGAAAATTCCATGCCGTTGGAGACCTTGGTCTTTCAACGTCTTTGAAGTATTTTCAGAAAGTCATTTGACTTTCCTGTTTCTTGGTGTATACTTCAAGTATCGAAGGCAACAACACCTCTTACCGGAGACACGCACATGGCCAGTTACCTCTGCATCCAGAACAAAGGCATCGCCCCGACCGAGTCTTTCACGCTTCTCGGTGCCAGCATGAGCCGCGACAACGCGAGCCTCATTGGTCAGTTCGGCAGCGGAGCCAAGTTGGCAATCACTGCTCTCCTCCGGGAGGGGCTTGGCGTCACGATCTACTGCGGGCTCACCCGCATGGAATTCAAAACCAAGACGATCACCATCAACGATGGCATCGAAGAGCGGCAGGAACGTCAGGTGTACGTCCAATTCGGAGGCACCTCCACCCGCAAGCAAGATCTTGGCTGGACCCTCGGTTTTGGGGCTCTCGACTGGAACGCCGAGCACATGGCCGCTCGCGAATTTGTCGCGAACGCCATTGACAGGACCACCAAAGGCGGGGACAATGTTCGTGACGCACACACTGACGGCGACCTGATCGTCCGCATTGTGGACGAGAGCCAAAAGCGGGCGCAGGACGGCTACACCCGCATCTTCATTGAGGCCAATGAAGCCCTTGTCGAGTACGTCGACGATCTGCCGCACAGGTTCCTTCACTTCACCAGTGTTGACCTGAACAAGCGAATCCTCCCCAAACTGGGGGATAGAAGGAAGGCCCAGATCTACCTGAACGGGGTGTTTGTCCGGGAACTGGCGTCGCACGACGACTCGATTCACGACTACAACTTCGCCACCGGGCAGATCACCATCGATGAGTCCCGCAACCTGGACGAATACAGCGCCCGAGCGGCCGTGGCCAAACTCTACCGAGATGGCAGTGTGGACGACGTCGTGTCGCTCTTGAACGCTCTCGATCGTGGCGACAAGGTCTTGGAAACCAGCCTGGATTCCTACTACCTGAAGCCAGTGGCATGGGGAAGCGATCTGGAGAAGCAGAAGGCGACCTGGAAAGAGGCGTGGGAGCGTGTCAACGGTGTTAAGGTGGCCTGCGCATCCAACAACGGCGTTGTTGGCGAGTTTGCCCGCCGGAAGGGCTACAATCTCGGAGTGATTGAAAAGCCTGAGATGGTAGAAGTGGTGAAGTCGTTTGGAATCCCGACCGTCGACAACGTCCTCAGCGACAACGAGCGCAAAGGTCGAGTCATCACCGCACCGACGTTCGAGGCCATCGACGCCCTGAAGATTGTGTGGGAGTGGATTGAAGGGGCCGGGCTGATTGACACAGAGAAGTGCCAGATGCCGCTGGTGCGGGGCTTCAACGAAGCCACCGACGCTGAGAGCGATTGCCTCGGCTTCTACACCCCTGGCAGCAAGGAGATCCATATCCGGAACGACTTGGCGGGCCCGATCCTTCTGGAGACCGTTTTGGAGGAGTGTGTCCACTTTGTGACGGGAGCCGCTGACGGCAGTCGTGATGTCCAGAACTTCGCCTTCCGAATGATCGTGAACTATCTGAAATGAACGAAACACTCATCCTTAACCAGAAACGATAACCATGCCAAAGACAACCGCCGAACTGATTGAAGAGTGTTTGAAGATGGGTGGAGACTTTTACTTTCACCTTTCTAACGCCTTGTGGGGCGTGTGCAACGAAAATACCCGTCGAAAGGCAAAGTCAGTGGCCTTTGGCTATCAGTACGGACGGCAATCGAACGTCGACTACGCTGGCCTCGAACTGGCAATAGCCTCGCACTTTGTATCTGGGTCGCAGAGGCAAGCAGAGGATCGAATGCATCGGGCTGGCACTATCACCTACAAGATTCGGGTGTTCCGTGAATCCGATGTGGCCGGTGTAACTTGCGGAGGGCAGGGGTTGGAAGATCTTGATACTGAGTACACCGACTACACCGTTGTCGCCCAGTCTGAATTAGACGCCCGGTGTCTCGCGTTTGTGCTTGATGGTGGGTGCGAACCTGGACTGACCAACTTCGATGACGGGCATGTTGAGTTGGCCTTAACCTGGACCGAGGTGATTTGATGCTCAAGGACATTTTGCTACTGTCCGTGCTGCTTGAAGCCAGCGGCTTTGATGAAGAGGCTGGATGGGCGTTCACGTTGTTTTCGCGGTCGCCCGACGCATGCATCGAGTGGCCTCCGGCTACAAAGTCGCATGCACACAGCGTGCTGTGGAAAATCAGAGACCGGGTTTACGATAAGAAGGCTCTTGCCAAGTTTGCCGTTACCCTGTCTGAGAGAGTTTGGGAGGAGTGGCCGGATGAATAAGCTTCGACATCAGATCTCAAGCAACCACCCGGTATTCGGTGGACATAGGAAGCTGGAAGACAACGATACTTTACAGGAGTTCGACGAAACGGCTTGTGTATCATGCCTTCTCAGCCTGGACGGCGATCGGTGGGTGTCGGTGCTCCCAGAGTGGCAGGACCGACTTGGCAAAACGATACGAGAGGTGTGCGACGACGGCATGAGCGCCGACGGCTGGGAACGTGTATTCAGGAGACAATGATGACACAAAAGTACGACGAATGCCCGAGATGTAACAGCGGTCTGACAGAACACTGGCAGATGGGAGGCAAACTATGTCAAGTTTGCTGCTGGTGTGACTGGAAAGGAGAACCATTTACACCAGAACAAAGGCCGATTGTATCAACTAGGCGCGTTCGAGTTTCTACCTGTGGTGGTTTTTCTTACGACATTTTCGATCGCTATGGACACCCCTTGGTGGCTTCAAGAGCCTATGCGTCCCGTGAGTCTGCGTTAGACGCCATCAAGCTGGACTTGCAATGCGGTGAACATGACACGCGAGGCCCATACACAGCCGTGCTTTGGCCAGCCGACGTTGAAGTTACAGGAGAAGTCTTCACCAGTTAGGCAACGGCTTAGCGGCCGGAAGCGGCGGTGTGTAGAGTAGTCGGGAGAGCGGTTGGACTAGATAGGCCGGGTACCCAACATCTAACCTACCTTGTAGCTCGTCAATGAAACACCGATCCCGTCGCCTCGCCTAACTTTTTCCAGATTCCATTTGACTTTCTCAAATTCTGGTGTATACTTCAAGTATGCTGAGACATTCACCTAATACCGCAATGATCCTCGGGGCCACCTTATCCGGCGGCGACCCAATCAAGATGGCGAAGATGCTCATCGGAAACGAGGGCGACCCGCCAGCCAACAGCGACTCATGTGAGGAGTGCCTCGGACGAAACGGCGGAGTTCCTGGAAACGAAAACATCATTGACGGCAAAACACTGTGCGACGTTTGCACGACCCACTACCTGGAGACGAGAAATGAAGCGAGCAGTCAAACTGGCAATCATTGAAGCCCTATTCTTTCATTTGGAATCGGCGTATGATGCGGCCTGTTTGGCCGCCGAACCCGAAGGCGTCGATGGGAATGAGTTTGACAACTATATCCGAGACTTGCGATCGTCTGTCGTTGAGAGTGTCGAGGCCGACCCGCCTACACCAGAGGAGATCGACGAGGCTGCCCGGCAAGACGAAGAAGATGACCGCATACGAGACGCATGGAGTGAGTGGGAGAACGAAAACGGACCACTCAACTACGCAATCCCCTCCATTCCACACGGCCCGGATGAGATCGCCTTCGAGGGCAAGTGCATTTTGTTCGACACCGACGACGGTACATGGGGCAGCGGGCACACTTACGTGTGCGTCAACCTTGAGAACCCGACTTGGAGCAAGGTCATGAGGGCTTTCGACGTGTCTGTTGCCGTAACCGGCGACAGGCGCCATTGCTTCCTCGAAGGGCTGGAGAAAGTCGCTCCAAAAAACTATGCCCGGCTCCTCAACATGGAAGTACCTGAAGACGTTACCGTACTACGATTCGCCACCGGGAGTTGACATGGCACGAAAAGAAGTAAAGAAGTGGGTGGCCGGTTTCACGGATGATAGTAACGGCGTCAGCGTATTGACCGCTGTCAAGGCGACCTTCATCGACTCCCCGAAAACGTACACCCTGAAAAAGGAAGACAACGCCAACTACCGGACATTCTCGCGATTGGCCCTGAGGTACGTGAAGTTTGACAAGAGCGTGCCTATGCTTATGTGGTTACTTAGCGACACCGAGGAAGAGGCGGTCAACAAGTTCCTTGAGAATCAAAAGAGAGAAATCAGACGCGCTGAGCATATTTTACGATCACGAGAACGCGACCTGCAAGTAATCCAGGCCGCCATTCAAGAAAAGAAATGGAGACAAGTTCAATGAGGTTTGTTGCTTTCCTGCTGATGTGCCTTCCCCTGGTGGCCGAGGCACAGATCATTGCCAGCACTTCCGAGGGCCCGGCCGCCCGAGTGCTTCCCAAGGTGATCCAGAGCATGGACGCCGACGAGTATGCGGCTTGGGCCGCGTGGAACAACACCCTTGCCCAGAAATACGTGGCCCAGTTCAACGGTCAAGAAGCCCGCTACTACAAGGGCTGGAGCACGACCACCAACGGAACGAGCCTGCGTGCCGCTGGCAGGCGATACAATGGCTTCAACATGTCGCAATTGACGGTGCCGTTCCAAGTCGAGGCACCCCACCTGACGAAGGCCGCCGTCGTTTACAACCCCTTCTGCAAGGCCCCCTCCGGGGAGGCCGCACCGGATTGGGACAATCTGTTCTGCATCTACAATGGCGAGATCAAGAGCGTGAACGACGTCGCCAGGACATTGATGGTCCCGATCCCGAAAGAAGCTTTGTACGAGCAGCTTCTTCAGCCGTTCCGGTATACCAAAGTCGAAAGGACTCCGCTTCAGTGACAACCTACACTTACATGACGATGCTTCCAGGCGGGCAAAAACTGGAAGTACATTCCGATGGTCTGGACAATATCGGAAAGGCGATCGAATTCGTTCGCGATCTGACGGCTCCTAAGACGCCTGCTAGCCCGTTCGTGGATATCCATGGATGCCCTTTCGATCTTGAGGCAGGCTTATTGTACATGGCCCCGGTAACGATCGATAAGATGACCGTTGGGCATCATCCAGTCGTAGTGGTCCCAATCGAAATTGAGGCCGATCCGTTTTCTGGAACGTGGAAACTTACGGCCGTCGTTTTAGGCGGCGACGACAGATACGAGATCACTGGTGAACTTGGCACACCCCATTCTGAGATCCACAAATTGACCGACTGCTGCCGAGATATCATCACATGAAGACCCACACATTTTCAATTGTGGTTGGCACCGCAGCGTGCAACGCTCGTTGCCCTTATTGTGTCAGCAAGATGACACAGACGGAGGCGTGCGATAAGGCCGACATCCGCTGGGATCGTTTTGATACAGCTTGTCGAATAGCCAAGGCAGCCGGTGACGGCCTTATCAGCGTGCTGCTGACAGGCAAGGGCGAGCCGATGCTGTACAACAGTTCGATCAACTCTTACCTCTGGCGCATGGATCACCAGTTTCCGTTGGTCGACCTTCAAACCAACGGTGTTGGCATACTCAGGATGCCCTTCCAAGAGTTGAAGGAGTGGGCCGACGCTGGGCTTACCTTGGTGTGCATTTCGGTGGCTCACTACGACCCGGCCATCAGCGACGATATTATGGGCCTGCCGAGTAGCTACAATTTCTGGCAGGCCGTTGACAGAGGGCATGAAGCCGGAATGGCAGTTCGCATCAACTGCACTATGGTAAAGGGCGGCGTGGACAGTCTCGACAACGTTGATCGACTGCTGACACACTGCAAGAACTTTCAGGTAGAGCAGTGCACCATTAGACCGGTGGATCGGCCAGAAAGGGCCCTTGACAGCGAAGTAGCCAAGTGGGTAGATTCCCACCGACCGATCCTAAAGGTGAGCGAACTGTACGATCACCTAGACTCACTGGGGACGGAACTTCTACGGCTTCCACATGGGGCCAGCGTGTTTGACTATTATGGTCAGAACGTGTGCGTCGGCAACTGTCTTACGGACACTACTGACCCGAACGATATTCGTCAGATCATCTTCTTTCCAGATGGGCGTATCACCTATGATTGGAAATACCCAGGAGCGAGAATCCTATGAGACGCGCAGAGTTGGTGGCCGCGATGCTTGGAATGAATCCAGACTTCTTTAATCTTGATGGTCGTTTCAGGCGGGTCGTTCGCAAACTCGATGCAAAGCATTGCATCGAGTGCGGCACGGACATTCCTCCCGGCCGTCCCGGCAGGAAGTGCAAGACATGCCGAGAAAAGAAACCAGGAGAAACAATATGCGTTACGCTGTAGCCTACTTGAATTACTTCGACAACGAACTGAAGATGATGATTGTCGAGGCGTCGAACCCGGTCGCTGCCCTTGTGAACGGCGTGCGAGAGTTGTCCGGATTCGAGGGCGATGATCCTTGGCTGGAAGACTTCCTGAAAGAGCATGATCCGGCCGATTACGGGCTCATCCTTGAGGAAATCAAGGCCGCTCTATTCGACACCGATATCGCTGTCGAAGTAATGCCGATCTGAGGACACGATGAACAAAGACAGACAACCAGGGGCCATTGTATACGCTTTGCGTATCACGTGCAAAGAAGCCAAAGCCTTCGACGGGACTGTCATGACGAAGGCGGGCACGATTGCATGGGCGTCGGAGAGTGATTGGTTCTGGTCCAGCGAAGAAGAGCACGACGGCAAGATCCCAAAGCATATCTGTGTCTTCGACACATTTGCAGAAGCAGATAAAGTCAGAAAAACATGGAAGGCATGGCCGTGGTATTACAATCCAGCCACCATTGAAGTGGCTACCCTCGTACCTATGTTCAAGATGGTTCAAGACGGTTGGAAGGCATTTTGATGGTTGATGATAAGTTGCTCCAGATACTCGGTGTCGTCAACGAGAAGGCAAGGAAACACTCGTTTGAAGTGAACTATCGCGAGGCCCAGAAAGAGTGCCAGGACGCTATCAACGCGAAGCAGATCCCTATCACCGGACTCGTAGGCAAGACGATTGCATCGATAGCCCGTGGCCTGGAAATAGAAGACGTGCTTATCAAAACGGATGACGGCAAATTCATCTATATCTGCGCCTGCGAATCTTATGGAAGCATCGAGCTAGACACACATGACACGGTAAGCATCGAGAACGCTCACAAGTATGGCATCTTGCCGCTAGAACTGTACACGAAGTACAAAGAGGCCCGAGATGCACATTTCAATCAGAAAGACAAGGCCAATGCAGAGTCGAGGCTGATTGAAGCCGTCCAGGATATCGGGGTGGAAGAGGCAAGAAAGATCATCGAATCAAGGATGGGAGCCGGTTGAAGGGCCAGTCATTCGTTTGCACTGTGCAATCGCGGAGGTGTTGAAGCTGACCAGCTATCGATCGTAGCCAGTCAGTGGAGCCGATGAAGCGGTTGTATCGGGAGAATGGAGTGCCCGCCGTCTCCGCCCCGCAGAGGGGTAGCTAACCCTCTGCGGGGTATTTTTATGCGCTTTACTTGACTTTGCAGAAAAGTGTGGTATGCTTTAAGTATGGACACAACAAAACAAATCGAAACGATCCTCGCCGTCGCCGACCAGCTACGGAAAGAGGGATTCACTGTTGTATGTGACGCCAAGCGGGCCGGGCGTATGAAGATTGGCTATGTCGATCGGGTCTACAGCATATCGTACCTGTGGCACAGCCTCTCGGGCAGCCGTTGTGAGTTGCAGATCAATGGTGGAAGGGGCAGCAACTACTTCAAGAAGCTTCGCTTCCGCCCCGTGTTTGACGACAGCAAGAAGCCGGACATCATTGACTTGGCCGACAAGTTTCGTCAAGTAGCCGACAGCATGTGGAAAGCAGACGTCCGTAAGGAAAACGAGGAAAAGGCCCGGCACGAGCTATCCCAGCGACTGGATGTCTTCGATTTTGTTGCGGGCGTGAAGGTCACTAATGACTCCGACACAGTTTTTATCGAGTTCCTCTGCCTACGCGCCATCCGACCAGTGATCGACTATCTGATTGACAATGACGTCGAGTGGTGCAGAGGAACTGGCCTCGCCTTCGTTGATCTTGAACTTGACGCCGACAGCGCTCACCTGGAGCCTATTCTGAAATTGTTGTCGATTTGACTTGACTTCGTCGAAAAGTGTGGTATGTTTTAGTATCGGGAGACAACGATGATTCTAGGCCCAAGACACTTTACCATTCCTCACAGGCGTGGGATTACCGATCTGAAGTTAGCGGTCGGCACCGTGTGCAAGGATCTCGACTTGATGTGCGACTTGCGGCTGACAATGGCCTGGAAGATATTCCTGGACGACAGCGAGCGGGACGCTTTCATCTCATTGGTGAACGAAAGGTTGAAATGATTACGAAAGAACTGCAAGCGATCGTCGATAAGATCGAACAGGCAAAGGACGAAGCAGAAAAAGCGATCCTAGCCAGAGCCGTGGAGATCGCTGAGAGAATGGGCTTGGACGAAGTCATGTGGGGATGCTACAAAAACTACTACATGCGAGACGGCAAGGACGTGGAGTCAAAGCAACTGGATGAACTGGAACGTCTCTACTGCGACAACATTCATGACGGTGGAATCGTTTGCTGCTGGACAAGAGGGAAAGGATGGGAATGAACAAAGACCAAGCTATGGAAATGCTTCTGCGACACAGCGACCCGAATGTGCGGTTCGCTGCGGAAGTCATCCGGGACACCGACCAGGAACGTCTTCGTATACTGAATCTCGTCAAAGAAACGCTCAGTCAGCTTCGGCTAGACGTGAGCTACCTCGTGTTCGACCTTGAAGCCACCCGGCGTGAACGCGACGCCCTCAAGGGAGGAAACTGATGGACATCAATATCGCCAAAATCGTCAAAGAATGCCAGATCTACAAGGAAGGAAGCTGGAAGACCAAGAGGTACGCATACGGCAAAGACGCGGCGAAACTCATCAGCCAAGATCAGCCTATCAGATATTCCTGCCCTGTTTGTGGTAAGTCGTATGACACGCTGGAAGAGGCTGAGGCTTGCCGAGACCAGCCGTATGAGACTCGCATCAAGGTTGGCGACATCGTCGTTGTGCCTGGGGAGCGATACAGCTACGACATCCAGCCCGGTGACCCGTGGTTGGCATTCGTCCAGAGAGCCAACAGCAAGTCGTCAAGTCACTTCGACCACGTGGACAACGCCATCCCGTACTTCGTCGTCACCGCCATCCACAATGAGGATGACAAGTACAGGCGGCATCGGACCCTTGTCACTTTGTGCCGTTTGTACACCAGGGAAGATGGCAGGAAGGTGCTTCTGACTGGGTGGAACCCGGCCGACGGCGATGGACACCATGCAATGTTCCGGCCATCTGACGGCGAACGGTTTGATGCCGGTTCAACTTGGTATGACATGCTTTGTAAAGAAATCGGGCCGGATTGGCTTGACAAATGCAAACCGTGTGCTACACTTAAAGAAGAAGCGGAGATGTTGGCCGCCATCGGAATCAGCACCACGATTCTACTGTGATGAAAATGACCAAGTGTCCCATCTGTAAGAAGCCAATCAAAGCCAGCGGGAATGCCAAGGTGTATCACATGGCATGCCTGCACGAGGCAATGCGGCCTATCAGAGAGCGAGTGAACAGGAAAACGAAATGAACTTCGACGACTACAAAAACAACGTTCCATATCCGGACCGCGTCGCGTACAAAGCCGGTTTGATAGACTATATCAACAGTCAGCGGCTTACCGGCCAAGAGCGTGAAGATCTGCTGGCGGCGGTGCCGGCCCGTGTACGCGACTGGTTCAAAGAAGCCGTCAAGCCTTACAATGAGGAAGAACACAGGCTGGAGGCCAAGTTTTGGGCAGATTGTCGCGAAGACATCGGCTATGACGAGTTTCTCGATGCGGAGGGCATCCTTACTCTCCAGTGTTATGCATGGGAACAAGGGCACTCTGGCGGTTACCACGAAGTGTACAACTGCCTTTTGGACCTGTCCGACTTCGCAGAGAAGCTGATTAAGAGCGGCAGGAAAGACTGATGTACAACGAGCCCGTAACATACCGAGGATACACCATCAATAGTGTCGGTATCAACGTGAAGTACCATGACGAGCGGCGGCACATTGAAGACATCTGTCTTCTGTGCCGGGACGAAAACGTCATCGTGCTTCACGTGAACATGCGAACGAAGAACAAGCCGGTGTCGGCTTACGGCGGAGCAACTGATGAGGGCGTCCAATCGATCTGGATTGGATTCAACGAGATTCAACTAAGCCTGCCAGAAGACTTCAAGGATAACTGTGTAGCCTCAGAATGCAGCAGGTACACGATCTACATCACTATCTTCAAGCACAAGTTGCTCGAAGACATGTGCCAATCAGGCAGCAAAGATGATGTCTGTCTCTGGGAAGACGTCAACTGGGACGAAAATAACGAATCAGAGAGTAGCCGGGGGTGACAGGTTTCGACTACCGTGCGTTTGAGCGAAAAGGCCCATGTGTAAGTAGCGAGTACGGCTAGGATTCCGGTTCGACTCCGGACACCTCCACTGGAGAGAAGATGCGAATCAACAAGCAGATCGAATTTCACTTCAACAAGGCAACAGAGTTGGCCTTGGCGGAAGTCAGGCGACTTGCCCGCAAGATTTTGCAAGAGCACGCGTGCCTCGATGAGTTCATCATGGCAATGGGGATGGCTACCTTCTCTGTGAAAGGAGAAGTTGAAAGTCTTGGAACTGACGAGCGGGCCTACCTGCGTCCGCTAGATGAGTTCCTTGAAGTGTGGGACGACGAACTGAAGTTGACTGGTGAACCAATGCGGTTCACTGCTTACGGACCCGAGATAAACGAGTGGTAACTATGAAAGAACGCCTGGGTAACAACGAACTGTTCTACTGGAAGATTTCCCCTTTTCATCTTCTTGCCGTCACCATTGTTGGAGCACAATGCGGTTGGTCAGGGGCCGTGGGGGCATCAGCAGGCTTCTGTATTTGGAACGGGGTGTGCACACTGGTTTCTGGCGTAATGGCCGAGTTGAGAGAGCGGCGATGAAAGAAGTAGCCGCCCACGTCAGCCTTGCATTTTACGTCTCCTGTCCTTACTGCGGCGCACACAGCAAATTCGAGGCCGTTTTGGACGAAGAAGGTGACGGACTGAGAGACCGGTTTAGAGAGATACTCGCGACCCCAGGCGTCGGTGAGACCCGCGTACTCGTCTATTGCGTGTGTTGCAAAACCGAGTATGCTATAACCTCGTTCAAACTGTAGGGCACCAATGAGCCACGTTGACCTGACTACGTTTCGCACAATCATCAGCGACTGGTTTGATGAGCGTCAATATGTTGAATGCGACCCGTACTGCGGCGTGGCGTGGCATCTCATGGATGTCGAGGAGCAAGAACACGATCGGTGGCAATCGCTTATGAGCAAGCTGGCCCCGGTTGTCTGGCAACTGAAACAACAAGGGGCCGATACGAAGGTTTTGAGCGACTCCCTCATGTTCTGGGTGTGCGTAGACCTTCAGCGATGTAGCAATTTTCAACGCTCTTTACGTGAAGACCTTCTTTACCTACTTATCGAAGACTACTTTCAAGGACAGGGATACAAAACAAATGGGCGTGTATGTCTATACAATGCGGAAGAGGCGTCAACTAGTACGGCTAGATGGCAAATCGATCCAGGCGCATCTTTACTCTTACGCATACAAGCCCAGCAGCACATGGTGGTGCGACCGGAACAAAGGACTGATCGGCAGCCTTGAGAAGCACGCTGAAAGCGCTTTCGAGCAGTACAAGGAACTTGGCAGCGGCCTTGTGATAGTCGGAAGCATCGATCGGGGTGTAGCGGATCTCGAAGGGGCAATGGTTTATCGCGGCGTCACCAGCGGCATCTGGTGGGACGGAGGAGACTTCCCCGGTATTCCTGTAGGCTTCATTCATCTTGACGGACGAAACGCACGGAGACTGCTGACGGTGGTTACCGAGTTGCCGTGGCAACGCTGTGACGATCAAGAATTTCGCCACACATGCTGCGACGAACGTTTCGCTTGCGAAGTTCGAGTCGACTGCCCAGACTGCGAAACAACGAAAATCAGCAAATTCACGGGGCAAGTGTGCGGCCTATGTGGTGGCTCCGGCTACCTGACCCCTGACGAAGCAAAAGCGTTTGCATGAAATACGAAGACGCCATCGCCGGTTGGACCAGTATAAAAATCGTCGACGGCCGCGTCGTGAAGATAGGGACCATTTGGATCTGGAGACTGTGATGCTTGATCTCAATATGTTCAACCTGCTGCCACCAAACGTTGTCACTCACTTTGAGCCGTACCCGCAATTCTGCGATTGGTTTGCTGACTATGCAGGTGAGCGGGTCACGATCGAAGTCGGGGCCGGTCAGTGTGTGTTTTCCAAAGCGTTGGTGAAACGAGGAGTCAAGCTAGTGGCCGTTGAGCCACGGCCGAATGAAGAGGTGCATAGGGAATGTGTCAACTTCCTTCTGCCGATGCCAGCCCAGCGTGTTAGCCTTTTGCGCGAACCAGACAAGCTTATCGTGGTAGCGCGACCGGATCACAGCGGCTGGGTTTCAGACTTGACATATATGATTCACCCAGATTCGGAACTGATCTACATCGGTCTGGATAAGAATCTTGAGATCGATTTGCCAAGATCAAAACTCGAAGAACTTTACACGGGGGCCGGGGAAGACGGCGAAGTCGTCTTTCGAGTAAAGTAACCAGGAGGCATCATGGGACACCTGTATCGTTGTGAGTACACAAGCGAAGAGAAAAAAGTGCTTGAGCAATTGCGGCTAGCAATATCTAGCACTGGCATGGGCGCCACGCTTCAAGGAAATCGGCTTACCACCCGGTTCTATGTTGATGGAGAGTTGTGCGATGTGCACATGGTAATTGACAACGTGGACACGCCAGAAGAAAGGCGTAAAAACCGTCAAGCGTGGTACGATCAGTGTCTGAACAGCCGCAACTATGGAATCTGACCAATGAGACGAAAACGAATCGGCAGGGGCGTAAACCCAAAGGGCAACCTGCGAAAACAGATGTTTGCCTATCAGGCACAGGTAGCTATTTCAGCCTTGGAGATTGAACTCGCTGGCGTCGAGGCCGCTATCGACAACGTAATGTTCACTGTCGACCGGAAAGACCTTGAGCAAAGACGCAGCGAGATCCTCGGCGAACTGAAGAAGCTGAGGCAGTAGCCTACTTTCCAAGTGATGCCAGGATAAGCCCTACGTTGGCTAAGGCGTAGGCCGCGTAGGCTAGGCACCAGCCATACTCCTTCTTCGTGGCGAAGGCGACGGCCGTCAACGCGTACAAGCCCAACGTCATTCCAGGCAGCATCACAATCAATCTATCGGCCATTGTTATTCCCATTCAAATTCGATCGGGGCCTTCTCTTCCAGTGTCTTGGTCCATCTAACCCCGCATAGGCGATAGAGGCGGGTGTCAGCCGGTGTTCTCTTGTGCCACTTCAGCCAGTCGAACATCTCGTACTTCACGGTGAACCCGGCGAGCGTCTTGTCGGTTTCTCGGTCGACGGCCAAGTAGATGTAGCTACTTCGTGACATGTCAACATGGCCTCCGTCTGGGGTTGATCTTTCTTTCCAGTTCTTCCTTCACCCTTGCTTCTTGCAGAGAGTAGAACTGATTCCGGATGTAGATAAACTCCAGTTGAGTAATCACGCCGTCAGCGTTGTACTCTCGAACGGTTGAAGAAAGAGTCGGCTCCTCTTCGACCATCTGGATAATGTCTTGTGTCTGGCTAAGTCCAATAGGACTTTCAAGGTCATTGAATATAACCAATGATAACGCAATCAAAACCGCCAAGGACAAACAATAGATGAACAAGCCAAATCTCATTCGCGGTCTCCAAAGTCAAGGACGATGCCAACCATTGGCACCATCAGATAAAGACGACGTGTGGATCGGTCCCAGTAGGCGCCGATCCACACGTCGTACCAAGCAATAATCGGGCGTATTCTCATGGTCAGTACAGGATCGGCCGGTTCGGCTTCACCACCGGCTGGTGTGGCACCAGTTCCTGATCCATCATGCACACCAGATCGCAGGCGTACTGACACACCTTTACCAGCCCGTCGTAGTTGATCTTGTTCGCGTCGTCTCCGGGCTTGTGGTAGTCCGGATGCAAGCCAGTGTGAAGCAACACGGCCGGGACACCTGCCTGCCACCAGGACGAGTGATCGCTGTCTCTGGTGTCACGAGCAATGGTTATGCCTTCGGCAAACGGGTACTTGGCATACAGAGGCGTCAAGTCGAAGGGGAATGGGGCGTCCCCGGATAGCCCATCCTGTAGCCTGCCGACCATGTCGAGATTGACCATCAGTTTGTACTCGTCAATCTTTCCGACCGGGCTCTGTGTGCAGTATTTGGAGCCAAGCAGATTCTGCTCTTCACCAGTGTACCAGTGGAATTCCAAGGTGCATCCAGGCTTGGTATTGGCCAGTCGCTTGGCAAGAGCCAGTACGGCCGCCGACCCAGAAGCGTTGTCGTCTGCCCCGTTGTAAACCGTAGGGCCCGTGTACAAGGCGTCGCGGCTGTTGTTGCCTCGCTGGCCGATGTGGTCCAGATGGGCGCCAATGACAATTCGCTTGCTGGGGTCTTGTCCTTCAAGCACAGCAATAACGTTCTGGCAGGTGCCGCCCTTGACTGCCACGTCCTGCGTGTACGTCTGCAAGCCAAGTTTCTTGCATTCGGCCCGGACATAGTCCTTGGCCTTCTGCATGCCATCGCTTGCCGGGTACCTGCCTCCGAGTTCATCGGAAGCGAGATACTCGACATGCGAACGGAGTTCGGATGCGGTTTGACCGAACGCCGACACAGAAAGCAAACAAACGAGGAACAAACACCGCATTGCGTCAATACTCCTGTGTTAGGGCTGGAAGAGCGGCAAAAACGCTTGGTGGGTTTAGCATGAGATCTTCTAGTTGATCTGGATCTTCATAGCTTTCTCCAAGGACATACCAGTTCTCGGGCTCGATATTGTCGGTAGATGGCCGATCGAAGTTAAGACCGGCTACGAAGCCAGCTATCCAGTCATCGATTTTGTTATGGTAGTAATCGCCGTACATGTGCAACATATTGTTGATATACAGGCAAGTTACTCCATCACCTTCTGGATTTATGCTGACGATTTTCAGGTTGAGTTTCATGCCGAGTACAGTTCGACAAGGAACAGGCCAACATAGTACGGCCACTGAGCAGCCGAAACAAGGGCATCCAGGCCACTGTTACCAAAGCCGACCGCGAATGCCGTCGCCAGAGTAACTCCTCCGAGATAGTAGAACAGCAAAGCCGAAACAAGTTGTCTCATCGATTGTCTCCATCGCCACGAAGCACCCCGCGTTCCTGCCGCGAGGTTAGCTTCTCATAGTTAAGTTGGGCACACTCTTCCAGAGTGAAGCCAAAAAAGCAAGAGCCGCATAGCCGCTCCAGAAGAAGGATGATGTTTTTCAACGCCTCTGCGATCTTCTTTGACCTGTCGGCAGTTACCTCGCCGCCGTTGTCTCGAAGAATTTTCTTGGCGTTTTCTGCTACCTGTCCAGTCCACAGAGGGAGTTCCACAACAATGTCTGCAACGTACCATTCATCGTCGTCCACGAAAACATCGCGGCCCATGATATCAGATAGTTGCATATCAATGTCAGCCGCTACATTCGCTGCATACCAAAGGACATCTCCTGCCTCTTTCATGATTCGATCTCGACTGGCGGGTCGACTTTGCATGGCCTCCAGTAGCTCGCCCAGTTCGCCGCACAGTCCGAGAGTAGGGTAGACCAGTTTGCCGGTGTAGATCGCCGTGCTGACTGCGCCAGTCTGATATTCGTTGAGAAGCATGTTGTCTCCGTTGTGTCGAGAGTGTTGTTGATATTCGTCCAGGGTCATTCAACGTCCTTTGGATTCAACGTATACGATAAGTTTAGAACGTCCCCAGGATGCATGTCAATGTCGCTGGCAAAGTATTTCAAGATTGAGTCTTGGAACACAATGTATCCATTTACTGTGCATGCTTTACCGCAGTGTATAGGAGCCCATTTAGTGTGCACGTGCGCGGACGAGTCGTCTACCTTGACATCCCTGAAGGCATCTTTCTCAAGTGTACGTACAAAGGTGCCATACTCTGTGTCAAGGAAAACTGTCAGCTTGCTGACATTGTCGTTGTCTTCCAACAATGACTCATACAACTTCTTCAAGCCATGATCGCTTGGCTCATCAAGTTGGCGTGTGATGTGACCGCTTACAAGGCCCAGCGGCACTTGCTCATCAAACTCAGGGTACTTGTTGTACAGTACAGGCGTGTTGGCCTTCTTTAGCTGCTCCTCAACGAGCCGAAGCTTTTTCTGCCATTTTGAATCGGCGCTGATCGCCGATGCCCGCGACCACGCCAATACCAAAATCACCAGCACAGAGTAAATGATTGCTCCGATCATGGTTCCCAGATCTCTCCGTTGTTAAGGTTCTGTACTCGGTCAACCTTGCCGCTCCATTGAACGAGTTCCACGCCGCCCTTCTTTAGTATCGACAATCCAAGGGCTACCATCTCGGCCCATCTATCGGGCGTCCTATCCATGCATTCCTTGTGACAGATCACAAGCTTGATACCGGCCAATTTGATGGCTCTTGCACATTCAGGGCAAGCAACCCAGTTGGCTATCATGGTTTTTCCTTGACATGCAACGCCAACGTTGGCAGCTTTATAGATCACGTCCCTTTCAGCGTGCTCTGTCACACTGTATTTGAACGGCCTCTCATGGTGGGCTTCATCGTCGCCCCAGCCGTCGACAAAATGGTTCCAACCGCGAACCAGGACGTCTCCTCCACTGTTGATGATGGCGGCTCCGTTTTTGGTGACCCTGTCATCAGAGTTTATGGCCGCCCCATAGGCTGAACGCATCAACATGCGGATTTCATTGCTATACAGCATATTTACCCCATCTGATTTTGTGCCACAGGCGTTCGTAACCGTAAAGGCAGAACACTTTCAGTCCGAACAAGATGCCTGTCAATTCGCTTGCCTCTCGGGTGTCACCTACAACAAGGTACGAAATGAGAAATGTTAGCAGCATGGAGAACGTCTCCCAGCCGACAGACTTAACCAACGTTCGTAGACGGCGGCTCGGGTCCGGATGAAATACCGGAGACCGATACGAGTCCTTGAACTCAAGCTTGGTGTCGGTGTCCCCTGTCCAGTTGAAGAAATACCAACGGCGGTAATTGTCAACAAATGCGGGGTCGTGGTCCACTTTCTCAATGTGCGCGAATAGCTCTTCCCATGAGTCGTGGAAATACTCATGAGGAAGGGTGGCCACCAGCCAGTCAGGGATGTTCACCTTGTCATCAGCCACCATGACGAACACTGGCTTCTTCTGTCGATTGGCCCAGAAGATTTCCTCGTACGTTCCACAGGCGTGTATGCTGACGTCGATAAGCACGACGACGAAGTCACATACATCGACCATACGGAGATCTACGCAACGCACAGGGTGCATCAGATCGTAGACTTTGTCCCACAGGCCCTTCTGTTTGTATTCGCGACGAAGGGCCCTGTTTTCCATGTCCTCGATCCCAATATCAATCGGCTTGTTGCAGGGGTCAAGCCAATTGATTCCGAGGTGCGAGAGCGAGGATTGAATCCGGGCTCGCCATTCGACGCCGCCATCGCGTACCCGGTCCATCGCGCCGCACAAATAGCATCTGGTGTTGCGAAGTCGATTGAGCATTATCGGCGACCCTTTCCCCGGTTTACTCGCGGGTTTCCGAGATTCCTTTCAATGAGGCTGTAACGGCATATCGCGGCCGGGCACGAGAGAATAGCCCGGTCGGCCATTTTCCCACACACCGGGCATTTCACCCGCTGCTTTCTCTCGGCAATCGGGAAGTCCCGCTCGATCACTTCGCCACACTCACACTGATACTGGTACGTCGCCATTCTTTCTCCTCTTGCTGAAATCGGACACGACGGCACAGCGATCGGTACGTGACACGATAACCCGCTTGCCTTCGGGACTCAGGGCCACGAGGCCCTTCTTGACGGTACAACCCTTCCCTGGAATGTCGCATACGGTGGCTTCCTTCAGCACCATGGTTGATTTGCGTCGGACCGGGTAGACGATTACGTCCCCGATTGTGATTCGCACGCCCCGGCAATCAAGGTATTCGCTCATCGGGTGCTCTCGATATGTTTGTCAATCACGGCCATGAGTTCGTCTGACTCATAGTCCAATTGGTCTAGGGTAGCCTTCAACTTGCCGTCCGGGTCGCCCTCAGTTTCAAGCTTGGTTGCCAGCAAGTCTTGTCGGCGGCATTTAATGACCAAGGCCAGCACCTTGCGGGCCGTTTCCAGTTCATCCTTGTCCACGACGGTAAGGTTGTCAGGCAGACCTTGCGACACCCCGGTGTCATCTAAGTTGCACAACTCCAACATGATCGTCTCCCTTGGCACAGGGAAAGCAAGCACGTAATTCATTGAGATATGATCGCCAAGAGTGAACAGCACGTTCGTCTCTGGCGGATAGTTGGACAACAGCAATTCCAGTTCTTCGATTTTCATTTGTTCCTCAAGGTTGATTCAGCCAGACAACGATGTCTTGCATGGCTTTTCGCGCCACTTTCCACAGGGACCGTAGCGTCGGATCTTCGATCTTGTTGGCAGGAATTAGTGTGTAGATGCAGTACCCAAGACCTTCAATCGACACCTGTTGCTTCACTTCCTCGGTGGGGGTCATCTCAGTGACGACTGTTCCTAGTTCTACTTCTGGCATGCCCTTCATGTGTTCGAGCACCCGAGAGCCGGGCTCCGGGTATGTGCCACCAGGATGGTTGGCGGTCTTCACGCCGAAGTCGTGGCCACACTCGCACACTTTCTTGCGAGGGCCGTGGACCTTCTGGCACGCCGGGCAGGTTTTACTGGCCATCGTCGTCCTCAACTTCCCAAACGATTACTTCGATCTCTTCTCCGCAGAACGGACAGTACCTTGGTTGGTCGTATATCGGGTTGCGATTCCAGGTTATTGAGAATCGCGTGTCGCACTCGCTACATTCGAGTGTAGGCAATTCGCAGCCGAAGTAACCGACGTTAGTTAGAACGCACATCAGAGTCGCTCCCTCCACAAGTATGCCACCGTCGTAACGCCGTCGATAGCTTCCGGATTATCGATAACAAACACACTTACGATATCCCATGGAAGGGCAGTGTGCTTTCCGCTGGCAGGCAGACGGCTTGCTTCGGGGTGTTTTTCCATCACAAACCGCACTAACTCATCTTCGTGCCAGCCAACGATCACTTCGTTCTGAAAGCACAGATAACGTCGTAACGGAACGGGTCTCGGATCATACCCGCCAAGATGATAGCCCCAGGTGTCATAAGGTGCTTCAGCCATTACGCACCTCGATGGTTTCAGGTTGATCTTTCAGGATTTCGTCGCAGGTCTCGCGGCTCACTTCCAGCATCAGGGCATTCACTCCGCATCGGTCGGCCACTCGTCCAAGTGTTCCGCTTCCGGCGAACAAATCGACAACAGTATCTCCCGGAACGCAACAAGACTTGATACAGCGTTCATACAGGCCCTCGTGTAACTGAGTCGGAGAGAACTTACGTCTCTGCTTACTGTTTCCCGTGACCCTGGGAAAATCGAATACGTCGCCCGGCACTCGACCATTGGGATTGGCTCTCTTGTCACCGTTCAATTGTCTCCACGATGGAACTCGGATGGCGTCAGAGTATGTGTTTTCAGTCACTAGTCTGTAGCGGTATAGCAGTCGATGGTTGTTGCCGAAATCGGTCTCGCAGTGCTGCCCGAACGTGAATGTCTGCACGCACGCTTTGAATTCCCAGCCGGTTGCCTGCTTCAAAAACTGGTGGGTAACATATCCAAGCAACGCGGACCAGCGAGTGTTTACACTTAGCCAAATGACGTCGAAGCACGCGTGCCCGGCCATAAGAATGTTGTGCAACATTATCTCGTAGGCTTTCGGACTGATCTTGTCCTTGAACCCGTTGTACTTCAAGCCGATGCCATCTGGCGGGTCGCCGAACAGCATACGGTAATGGGTGTATTGGTTCGTCAGCCACTCGATCGAGTTCGTGCAGATGAGTTCTTTTTTCACCGGACGCCTCCTGAACAGGTCAGCAGCGACATGATTGATGCCACACCAGCAATGAAGCCCAGTGTAAAGCTTACTTGGAGATCATCGTTATCCTCGCCTGCTTCCTTTGGCATTGTGGTGACCAGGAAGAAGGTAGCACCGGTTACAAAACCGCACAGTAACGCGTTGAAGAGTCGCATACCCTATCCTCCAAGACTTGCATCGTTATCGATTGGGCAGCCGCCAGACCTGACAGCGACAATCATTCCTAGCAACCAGAATGGAAGCCAAAGCGGCACCAGAACCACGACAAACATGACCGCGAACAGGTACACAAAAAGCTTGAGAACCATGACGACGCCAACGAGTATTGTCTCTTCAATATCGAACACGGTAACCTCACTGAGGAAGGACTTTCCGAACAACGATCCACAACTCAGGCACCCACGTGCCTTCGACAAACTCGTCGCCCTCTTCAATGTAAGGCATACACACTTGACCGACTTCCGTTCCCATGGTCTCTGCCTCATTCACGAGGGCCTCGAAGACGCTTAGGAAGCCGTCGCCGTCGACCGATTTCTTGATTCTCTCGATTGCTGGCTCATGCAGGCTCACGAAGGCAACCTCTCAAAGATGTAGTAATCGTAGTCGTGGTTGTACCGAATGCATCCTGGTTTGGAGCCGACAGCTTTGAAGCCTGCTTTCCATAGCCATTGCTCAATGTTCCAGGGATCGGTCCTGTCGTCTACTTGATAGTCAGGGACCAGGATGCGCACCCTGTTGCCTTTCACAATTAGCTCGGCTTTGTTGACAATCAACGTGGCGACGCCGTGTTTGCGAAATTGCGGATGTGTTCCAATGGCATCGATAGTTGTGATGCCATCCTTCATGCTCACACAGGCAAAGGCAATGTGTTTCGTACTGATCTTTGCCAGGATAGCTCGCTTAGTTGAGTCGAAGAAATAGGGCCTCAGTTCCTCGACGTCTAAAGGAAACTCCTGTGTTTGAAAATTGAGGCTTGTAACCGATCCCATGTCCTTGATTTGGGCTACAAAAACTTGAATCATCCTCTGTATTCCTTTGCATTAACCGCCGCCCAGAATTCATCGTCTCCGGTGTCCGGCTGTTCCATGTCCAAAACCTCACAACGTGCGTCGCTGTCTTCACGAGTCATATCGTCGAAGATATGCCCGGACTGGATCTGTCCCCAGCAGTGCACAAGACGATCGCGAAGACTGTTCTGCCATGCCTCAGAGATCCGGCAGCGATGTTGGGCCACTCGAATGAGAGGGTGCCGACACTTCTCCGGGTCAGGGGCAGGCTTGCAGGCCAGTTGGTCGATGCCTGTCACCATATTGGCGTCGCCAATCGGCACACCAAGAAGCCACGAGTAGATAGCGATCTGATCCGCCCACTTGCCGTCGACTTCCTCCATCCAGTGGCCACCAATCTTGTGGCCGAAGTGATCGATTTCAGAATATCCAGGGTGCGCCTTTGCTTCTCCTCCGCCCCGAGTGGGCTTGGCCCGGTCCATGCCCCAGCAATCTCGGCAAGTCTTGTAGAACTTCTTCGGTGACGTTGCGCTGTTCGAGCAATAGCCAGTCAACTTCCAGTCGTAGACGACTTGCACGCCGCGCTCGTACCAAAGGTCAGGCCGCCCAACCATCGGTACGCCACACACTGAGCCAGCCAACTCAAATTCAAACTTCGGCGGCTTCTCGCTCTTTTCTAGCTCGTGCAGCAGTTCGTCGTAACAACCCCAGGTGCGGTAGACGTCGAACGCGTACTTGCCAGCTTCCCATGCCCAAGGGCGAATCTCTGGATTGGATACCTGAGATTCAAACAAGGCTTGTAGGTTGTATACGCCGTCTCCGTCATTGCCGTACAGGTGCTGATAGAGAGCACACTTAACGTGAGCATCAAAAGAACTACCGGCCGCCATTGGAGGCGACTGGGGCTCTCGCTCTGGCCGATTCTCAGACATGTACTTCTTGTAGCACTCTTCCCGGTCTGATTCCCAGAGATGCAGGAAGGTGGGTGACAGCCGTTCGACAACTCTCATATCGGAAGGACTCCCGTCAGGATCATGAGCAGCGTGGCCATCACACCGGCCACCACTAGTGTGTAGAAGAAACGAAGGTGACGCAACCACTCAGTGACAATCCATGTGCCAAACACCTTCACGGCTACCAAGGTCCACACACCGTAGTGAACAAGCAACCAGAGGGCGATCGGATTCATCTCAGCGTCGGGTGTGAGCCACTGGCAGCACCAAATGTCTATCGCGGTGACTGCCCAGATGAATCCAATCAAAGCTGTTCTCATATATCAAGTATACCACACCCAGAGAAAAAGTCAAGCAGAAAACGACAAACTGAGCCAGAAATCAGCCAATTGATCGGCGGTAGAACCGGGTTGTTCTGCTGCGAAGGTGGTAGCGTCCGGCGATCTGTCGATCCAATCCAGTTGAACAAGTAGGATCAGCAGGCGCCTCAACTCCAAATGGGTAGTAACCAATGATCGTCTTGATAGCCCCTTCGGCGGCTTCGCGTACCGGTGCGACCGGGTCTTCCTTCGCCACCTTCGCAAGCAGTTCGACAACTTCCGGTACCATAGGGCTGGCCACGGCCACCTCACCAAGGGCGATGCAGGCGTTTCTGCGGACGGAGGCTGGTTGGTTGGTCAGTAACTGGCACAGATCGCCTGTGGCGTCGCTGGCGTCCTCGCCCATGGCCGCGATAGCTCGACAGGCCCAGTATTGAGTGTGGAAGCTGTCAGCGTTCAGGAGGGCACGCACGAGCGGCAGGAGCGGTACGGCGTCGGGTCCGATGCCACGGATGATGCCACAAGCAAGATTGTTTTCCCCCTCTTCTGGGGAGGATAACATACCTCGGAGTGCGGGTTCAGCGACTATGGCGTCAGGACCAATAGCCTCCAGAGCAACAGCGGCGGCCACTCGGGCTTGCTGCGAGTAGTCCCCTCCAGCGAGCACCTCAGCCAGAATCGGAGCGGCCCCGTCCAGCTTCGCACATGCCAGGGCGTAGTTCACGAAGGCGGGTTGAACCACCAAAGTCGGCTCAGTACGAATGACAACGTCAGGTGAGTCGAACTTCTCGACCAACGTTCGTATGGCCAGGGTGTCATCGGGCTGGCCTTCACCAAGCTGGATCTCGGCCCCAGACGATGGCGTAACGGCCGCGAGAGCCAACATAATGAACAACATCAACGACATGAACATCAATACCTCACTGTGGGTTGTTCCCAGCCGATCTCATTAAGGGTGTATTCAAACCACTGATCGAACTGAGTAAGGAAACTGGGTTTCTTCAGCCATTTCCATGGCACTTTCTCCATGTCTCTTTCGATGTCGCAAAATTCTCTTGATGTCAAATCGCAACCATCGAGAAGAGCAATACACATTTTGCGGCGTACTTCGGACCCGGCGGCAGTGAACCCTACTTGCCTGTATTCGCTGATGAAGTAAGTGTAGACGTCCGGTTTATCAAGCCTCGGCGCATAGGCCATGAAGAAGTCTTCACAAGTACGTATGACAGGTGGAGGCCCTATTCTAAAGAAGGCTTCAAATCGCCCTTTGCCATCCGTCACAGTCGCTTCGCGCCCGTGATATGGCCCGCCGTAACACTTGACTACAGTCATCAGTAGCTCTCGTCTTCAAAGTCGCGATCGTCGAGACCGTCTTGATGTCCATCCTCATAGCCAACCTGATATCCCTCATCATAGCCTCCTTGGTTGGCATAGTCTGCGTTTGATTCCACTTGACTTAGTGCAGAGTCATAGCCTTCCGAGTAGGCTTCACTCACGGCATCATCAGTCGCCGTCTCCACCGTCGCTTCGATCAGGTCTAGCAAACGTGCGACCAAAGATTGGCACAGTGTGATTTCTGGGAAGTGGGTTTTGCAAATCCTCAGAAGGTTTTCTTGCAGTTTTTCTCGGTCCACTTGGTCGCCTTTCGTCAATTTCTCGGTAGCTTCTTTCAGTGAACGTGTAGCCAACCCACATGTCTCTGGGATACTTGGCTAGGAACTTCTGGGCCTCCGGGATAGATTCGCATGCCTGCTCGACCGGCCGGTCTTCGTCTCTCGCCGGGGTGTCTCGATAGTATTCCACCACGGCAAGAAACTCACCGCCTTTCAGCAAGATGCGTTTATCTTTGACTTTCTTGTCATGCCGCATCAGACATCTTTCTTGGGTAGAATACTGACCATGGGACTGGATCGCCAGCCCACACATCGGGCTTCAGGCAATCAACTAGCTGCTGGGCCGATTGTAAAGAAGGGTGCATGAAGATCGTTTCATCGTCGTCTTCCGTCACGACCACGTTGAACCCACCGCACACAGCGTGGATGGAGACATCGTACTTTACCGGCTCAAACCTTTTCTCTGTGGATTCCATGTGTGCTTCTTCCTTAAACGTTTCGGCTATACCGGGCTTCCTTCGGAATTCCGTCGTCGCTCAACTCGCGATAGCGAAATTCGATCGTGTCGCCGACCTTAAAGTGTTTGCCTTGAGTGCTTGCAGGCATGTCCACCCCCGGATTGTTCCAGGCGTAAGCAGCCGACTCTTCGGTATTGAATCGCCGCTCTTCGTCGGTGAAGCCACTCAATTCGAGTCGCTTGCCGTGATAGTCAAGAATCACAGCCCCGATCAGGCCGCGCAGCTTACTGCCCTTGTCGGTCTGCCGACCAGACACAAATCCAGTGATGACGCCCTCGTCATCTGTGAACGGCTTGAACTTCAGGAGCGTCTTGACTCGCTTCGGCGTCCAGATAGACTTAGCGTCGCGAAGCATGATGCCTTCGCCGCCCTCATTCAGAACGTGGTCCATGAAGAGATCCAGGAATGTGAGGGCCTCGCCACGGTTGTTTGGCAGCAAATGATGCTGGTGCAAGTAGACAATGTCGTCTTGTGGAAGAGACGCTTGCAGCAGCGACAATTCATCTGCAAACGTGCACCCGTTCGGGGCACAAAAGAACTCATCCATGAAACCGGCCGCGTGCCGCCACTCCATGAACTCTTCGATCTTCGTGCCGTCGATATTGCAGTGGAAGTTCGCGTTCTTGATTTCTCCCTCCTGGAAGACACATCCAGTAGAAGGGGCGCCGAACACGGCGAACTGAACCTCTCGCCATTCCTCCTCGTCAGCAACGTCTTTGGCGACGATCGACCGGAGAGTCTGGAAGTTCCCTCGACCTGCAAACAACTCACCATCAAGAAACATGGTGGGCAGTCGGTTGATCCACCAATCAGGCGCGATGATCGGGTTGCCGTACCGGGACCACAGGCCAGTGGAATAGGTCTTGATCTTGTCTTTTCGCAGGCCGGTCTTCGGGTTGGTTACGCTAGCCCACGGCACAGCGTCGGTCATAAGCCCCCGAGAAATGCCGCCGTCCCAGAACACTCGTGTGCCGTCGAGTTTCTCCGAGATGAACATGCCAGCCGGATTGTGCTTTTCCGGATTGAATTTGTCAGCGAGTTGAAGAAATTCTCGTCGTGCCATTAGGCCACCTTTTGAACAATTGTATCGATGATGAATTGATGCCGATCCGGATCGACTCGCCTCGCGATGTAGACGTTTACCGGGACCATGCCCTTGAAACATCTGAAGCCCACCACGGCCGAGTCTTTTCCTGGCAGGGCAAGAGCCTTCGTGCAAAGCGGGCTGCCATCGGCGTACGAAATGATTCGATTGCCGATTTCTTCAACAGCGGGCCTCAGGTAGTTGAGGAACACCTCGTCTGCCGACATGCTGGCTAAGGCCACCGAGGGGATAGAGAAATTCGCGAAGAACCTCCCGTCCAACGATGTGATTTTGCCTGCCTTGATTTTGATGTCAGCTTTCTTCAGCTTCTTATCAAGTGCCGGGGCCAGTGAGGGAATTTCTGTCAGATTCATTGGGGCCTCAAAAAAGGAAATGCAAGAGGGTCACAGCAGCACCGGCCGCACGAGTGTTCAGGCCGATGGACGCTTTCTTGTTTGATTCAAGAACTTCAATCTTCCAGGTGAGATTTTCGTTCTCTTCAATCAGATCGTTGATGGTCTTTTCCTGCTTCTGTAGCCGGTCGACGGCATCGTCGAGCGAAGACTTCAACTTCAGGCTTTCTTCCTCGAAAGCTGCGATGGTCTTAACCGTCGCCGCTTCCCGTTCGCACAGAAGGCCATTCTCTGTGGCCAGCATGCGGACCGCTTCGTAGCAGTTCTGTGCGTACTCGTTGGCAAAGGCGATCTCCTCGTTCCATGCGATAACGGCGTCAGCCGTCGCTACGCGGCGTTGCCATCGCTGTACACTGGCTTCATTGTTGGCCAGACAAAACCACGTGCCAAAGTTCAACGCAACAAGCAACAAGCATGCAAACCACAAACGCATCGGGTTACTCCGTTATCTCAAGGTACTTTTGATAGAGGCGTTGTCGCCGTCTGTGAATCGTCGATTTTCCTACCCCTAACTCTTCGGCCAATTCTTCGTTCGTCCTTCCCCAGTTATACTCGTCCATGATGTACTCATCCACTTCATCTTCCGGGCAGATCTTGCAGAAGGCATCCAAGATATCTCTGATTTTCTCGTCGCCATCGTCCGATGGATTATCAATCTCGCTGCCGGTGTCTACGGCCCTTTCTGAAGTAAGATAGAGCGGATCATCACCGTTGTGCATTCGCGTCTTTTGCGTAGTCTTTCCCGGAGCCGTTATCGATCGAATGCTGTTAAGCATGTCCTCGATTCCATTTTGAGCACGCGAGGTAGCTAATTTAAGTATACCACGCTCATGGAATTTGTCAAGTGGGATTTTGTTGCAAAGCTGAACTATTTGGATCAGCCCTTCGCTTACCATCTCATCCAAATAAGGGGTGGTCACCGGCCAATTCGCCAAATACCTGCCCACCAGCATGCTCACACACCCTCGAAGCGACATGATAAGATCGCCTGGAGGCTTGCCTTCCAGGACTTGGGCCGCCTCTGCATTCAAATCATCTTCCGAAACGGTTTGGCACCCGTTCAAAAGAGGATGGTCAAATCGTTTCACGTCGGAATGGTAATGCTTCAGATGGATGTAGTTCACAGTAGAGATTCCTTTCAGACGCTGACTTCAAGCGACTGCCCGAACGGCAAGCCAGAATCGACGAATGCGATAGTCAAACTTGTCCAGGGCGATGTTTCTGGAATAGATGTAGCCACGCGGGTCATACACTACGTTGCCATCCCACGCACACATATGTCCTCGCTCTCCGTCGACTACTACCCCTTCAAGAAGCCCCGACCCATATCCGAGAGCACGAGAAAACGCAAACTCTGCGCTTCCAGGCTTGTTGGGCGAAATAGGCCACACAGGAACTGTCGGACAATTGACATCCGGTGAGCAGTAAGGATCGTATTCAAATGGCACCAAGGCCGTCCGCCTGTGCCCCCAGGCCCAGTCACAGATTACATTCATGTCCGGTACTTTTGGCAAGCAGTCCCACGGAGCCGGGAACGGGTGCATCAGGTTGCTGAATAGCTCGTGTTTGATTGCCTCAATGTCACATCCGAACAGCATAGCGAGCGAGGCCGCGACGCAATCATTGGAGAAGGAATGCACTAGATTCATTCGGTTCACCCGTAAAAACTTGTGAGGTACCAAGCGGGCTCGCCGCTGGTCTCGATGTTGTACTTCTTACAGAACTCTTCCAGCACCAAGCTGGCCTCGTGTGCATTCGAGAAGATCGACTCGTTTAGTTTGTCTGGGCCTCCGTCTGGCGAGCAGGCCGTTACGGCTTTCGTGGTAAGAACATATCCTCCAGGATAGTCGTACGAGTAGCAGGTGACCACCTCTACAGGTACTGGGTTGGCGCGTCTCCATTCTCTTCGCGTATTCCAATAGAGGTCTTCGTCCTCTTCTCGAACACCTGGAAGACGGTTACCATACGCGTCGTACGGGTCTCCGGCCGGGTTTTCAAATTCGTTGACTTCCATCCACCAGTCTTCGATGTCATCGTACCGCGACCACGGAAACTCGACGTCTTCTCCTGGGAAGGCGTAGCCAAAGCACAGGGTGGCGCTTGGATCAGACCCCATCGGCCGTGTCCTCAGTAAAAATCGAATCAAAATGACGAGCTACTATCAGGTGTCGCACCTCTTCGTACAGTGCGGCAATTTCAATCCAAGCATCCGAATAGATGCAGGTCTCAATCGAGTATCCCGGCGTAATATTGTCAACGACAACGAGGTTCAGGTAGATTGGTTCCATTAGGTCTCTTTGCAGTGTGAGTAAAGTTCAGTGGCCACGACGTTGTACACAGGCCGCCTATCGCCCGTGCTCTTGTTGAAGCTTGTAGGAAGTGTGTAGCCTTTGTTCCACGGGCGAGGAACAAGGATGGCCTTTCCACCGGCTGCCTCAAACTCTTCACAGTTTTATCCCGATCGTCAATCAGGATGCAATCCGGACCTGCCAGCATGTGTTTGGGATAGCCGACGAACGACTTCCTATCATATTCTGGCAGCAAACGGTGAATGTAATCTACCTTGGCGGCAGCAGAGTCTGAGTTCACCGAGGCAGTGGCAAGGCAGATGTCAAACGGGCCGGTTTCCAACCAGCGAACAAAATTGATTGCAGTAGGATAGAGCGGTAGATGGTACCACCAGTCCCTTGACATAGTGGACCAGAATTGGTTGGGAGTGTGAGGCAAGGCTGACAAGCCCCGACTCTGACGAACGAAGTTGATGGCCCCTTGGATGTCCCAATAAAAGCCGGTCGGGTACTCGTCTTCGCTGCCGATCCTAGCGTCCCATAACGCCATCAAAGGGAGTTGTGCATCAACGAGCACACCATCCAAATCGAGAAACACTTTCCACTTTTTCATTTGATCGATCACCAGGGGTTTGAACAGTAGGCAGCGTACTCGATGCCGCACTCATCTGAGCAGCATGTGCCGCCGGTGTAAACATAACCACCGCAATTCGGGCACATGCCAGTCGGCTCCGCCGATCCTTCGACCCATTCAACGTACGCTCCTGCGCCCTTCGACGGAAACTGGTCGGCGGTAGGGTCTATGATTTCTCCTCCGTCTTTTAGCCACCAATGGGCTCGCTCGCCCCAGGCAAAGCAGTAGTAGTGACCGCGTACACGAGCCAACTCCGGGAACGCGGCCTGCATCCTCTCGGTTACCTCTTGGCAGGTGCCGTAAGTCTCGGTAACGTTCTCTTCGATCCAAGCTAGATACTGCGGCTTCATTGAACCACCAGGGGTTGCCAGTTTCCGTTGATATCGACTTCCCATTCGTCCAGTCTGAATGTAAGTCGTGAATTGGTCTCCCATAAGGCGCCACCGTCAAACTGGGCCCGAACGAATAGACCGTCGACTACAATGTCGGCCGTCCTATGCCAGAATCTTGCTTCGGGGCCGACATAACGGCCGTGAATTGCTTCGGTCATCGGTCTAGCAGTAAGCCCACGCCCAACTTTGAATGGATTCAACCCGCGAACAATCAGGTTGCCTGTACTGAGCATCAGTGGCCATGGCAACTCGTCCCATAGAAACCAGCCCCAGGTTTTGCACTCTTCAGGCTCTGTTACCTTTGCCTCTTGTCCATCAGGAAGGTCGGCCACCATGTAGATTACAACCCAATGTTGATCTTCTAGACGGTAGATGACATTGCCTACTGTCCAAAACCGGATATCATCCAGGATGATGCTTGTCTCTTCCTCAATCTCGCGGCGACCGCAATCCTCAAATGATTCTCCGCTCTCCAGATGGCCTCCAGGAAGCATCCAGGTTCCAGCCCCTGGCTCTCTTTCTCGAAGCCCGAGAAGCACTCGGTCATTGCGGCGTACGGCGACGGCCACACCCACTGCTGGTCTATTCATTTGCGTTCTCCGCGTGAAATTCATCGAACAGCCACCGCAAGTCCTCTTCCAGTTCTAGCTGCTCTTCGTCGTATCGAGGTTTCCAATACTCTCGCCAGTTCGGCGGTCGCCACAGCTTGGCGTACTCTTCGTCGGTGGCTCCGGTTATGATCCAGATTCCAGTCCCGTTCTTCTCCCAGATAGGCCACTTGATTCTCTGCGCCTTCGTGAACTCGTAATCGATCGGGTTCTTCAGGTCGACCCACCGCTTGCCATGCTGAAAGTGCATGATGTAGATGTCTGGGATGCCCATTTGCAGGGCGTTGCCGATCATTCGTTCAACATGCCAGCCACGCAGCGTCAGGTACTCAATAAAGTCCCTCTGGATTATGGCCTCCGGGCCCATCTTGCTGCGGAACTTTTTTGGGTCCATTACTTAATCAGCCCTGCGTCGATAGCGTAGTCAGCCAGCTTGTTCCGCACCCAGCGGTTAAGGGCCTTCTGGTCTTCAGTTATGAAGCTATCGAATTCATACCCAGGGTCGTTTGAGTTCGATAGTTTCACTCGGTACTTGTCTCCATTAAATGTCTCTGACCATACCCGGCCGTTCAACACCCCTTGTTCGATTCTGGCTCGCCAATCCACATTCGAGGTACAAATGATAAGCTGCCAATAGTTGTTGCCCTTGATCGCTTTCAAACCGATGTCTTCTACACAGCTTACGGCCTGCATCAGTATGCTTAGACGCTCGGCGGCACGGAGACTCGCGTCTTCGTTAGTCTTGTTTCGTTCGTCAAGCTTGTCTTTGCAAAAGTCGGCAAAACTCATGGCGTCACACCTCTGCTGACTAGGATTTCTCTTTCTTTTGTCGTGAGCGACGCGATGAACTGGTTGTACTTGTAGATCGCTTTGTACGCGTCTTCCCAGTCCCGGATCGTTTTGTTGTAGAGGGCTTCGAGTTCTTCTTTCGTCCCTTTTCCCGTGCCGTTGCACGCCGGGCAGCCTTCACAGGAGCATCTGGTACAGGGGTACTTGATTGGCTTTCCCCACTTTGACCATGGGTAGATGCGTCTGAAATGTTCGATATTGGCGTAGGGTCGTCCTGGTAATCGCATTCGTCGCCTTTTCTTTTGGGGCAGATGATTGACAACTGCCGCTCATCGGCCAGCCCAAGCACCCACAATGGAATATCGGACATGGCCGACACCGCGCTCTTACCGCTGCCCACCATCGACTTGTGTCGCAGCACATTGTACTGGGCTATCTTGTCGCGGCCCTCCATAGACAGGAACGCATCCCAAAGTTCCTTGTTGAACTCGCAAGCCTGCTTGGCCGCCTTCACCGTCTTGTAGGGGCCCCGCTTACCAGCGAAGCCCCAGCCCCAGTCCGTGAAAACGCACGCATGGATAACAGGGGCATCCATCTTGATACCGGCGATATCAGTAGACCATGTGATGCGGTAGTTGCCGTCATCATCCATCCAGGTTCGCTTGGTCTTGGCGTTCTGCCCACGGATCTTCTTACGCTTGAAGTTCACGGAATTCTCCGAGACAGGATTGGAATCATCATGATTAAGACGAACGATCCGCACATGGCCAGTATATCAAGTGTGCTCACAGCTACCTCATTGTAAGTTAGTGGGTTGTGAAGGAATTGAACCTCTTGTCAGCCACCTCACTAGTTAATGACAACGGATTTACAGTCCGCCGTGAGGGACACAACCCAGACTGCGGGCGACGACTGTCGCCCACAGCGAGACTACGCTATTTCGTCACAGGGGCACCGAGGTGCATCAAGGGAAGCGGGTCGGGCGAGTCGCCATTGAGGAAGTACAACTGGGTCGCCGGGTTCTTGGACAATTCGTTGAGCGTATCGAGGGCACGAAGACGGATGAAGTTCGGGCTGTCGGCCAGTGCGGCATTGATTGCCTTGATCTCATACGCCTCTGCATCCGCCATGACGGTGACCTTCTTGGCCTCTTCCTCGGCGGCCTCGCGTTCGGCTTGGGCCGTCTTCACCTTCTGTTGCTGCTCGGTCTCGAACCGCGCCAACTCGGCCTTCTGCTCCTCGGCCTTCTGCTCGCGAACCTTCTTGCTCTTGATGGCCTCCTTGATATGCTCGGGCAGGGCGACGTTGCGAATTAGAACAGCTTCGATGACAACGTACTCGCCAACCTTTTGCTGCAACCGTGACTGCAAGTTGACTTCCATCGCGGCCTGCACAGCCTCATCAAACAGGTCTTCACAGCGGGCTACTCCTTTGCCTTCGGATCGAACCAACGACCTGAGATTGGGCAGCACTCGGACAGAGACGATGTCTTCGGCGTTGCCAATTTCCGACTTGGCCTTCGGGCACAACGTGCTTGCGATCCTGTACTGTACGCTGAAGTCGATTTGCGACGTTTGCTGATCCTTCGTAGGCACCTGGATCTGCGGGCAATCAAGGTTCTTTTGTCGGCAGTCGTACAGCGTCCACGAGTACAGCGGGTTCACGGGGAAGTGCATGCCGTCAGAGTAGGCTTTCTCTACCACGTTTCCGAACAGTGTGGGCACGCCGACGTTACCGGCCGGGATCGCCTCAAAGGAACTGCAACCCATGATGAGGCCGACGATCAAAGCAACGACCGCCACACAAGACAAGATGATTGGACGCACAGAAGACGAATTCGATCTCATTGAGATCCTCCGGGGTTAGTATTGAACTCTTGCTACGCGGACGCCAAAAACGTAGACGTCCTTGTATCGGTAAATGTACCGCGTGTGCGGGATGTCGTAAGTGGAGTTTACAATCGAAAGAGGAATAGGTACGTTCCTCCATCTGACAATACCCAACAGGTGGTCCCGCCGCCAGTTTCTGATGGCTTGATCGGCTTCTTTCTGCTCTTTACTTTTGTAGCTCACGGTCTTATCCTTGTGAAGAGGTTATACTACAAGTATACCATGAAAACTGCAAAAGTCAAGCGAATTCAGCCAGTTTTTCTCGCTGCCCGTTCGGCCGCGTCGATCTGTTCCTGCGTGAAGGCTTCAGCGATGGGAGGCAGCACGTCGCAGCATGCTTCGGCAACGGGAGGGCAGCATCCACAGCACCCGCCAGCCAACTCGTCGAACGTGAAGTCGATCGGAGGCAGGTAGGCAAACGGCTCGTTGGCAAAGCATGCCATGTCGCCGTTCTTTCGGATGGCCGTGTCTTCATACGGCCCGAGAAGACGCCGCTTGATTTCATCGGCCGCGTCGTAACAAACAGACACACAGTCGTACAGGGTGTCCATACTGGTGCCCGTTGAGTTTTCATCGATGCCCTCAATGGCGCCTTCCAGGACGATGATAGTGTCGCTGAGCGAATGATAGCCCCAGCCACCTTCGGGCTTCATGGATTCCAACACCACTCGGCACAGAACATAGTTTGCTTCGCCGCGAGTGTGGATGCGGCGGCAAAGATCTCCCACGACGCTGTCGATGGTGGGCTCGATCAAGAACGAGTCAGCATCCGTCAGAAATGACTTGGTGATGATGTTGGACACCACTCGGCGCATCTGATCTTTTGGCAAGCCTTTGGTCCGCTTGACAAGCCCGTCGATAATCACATCAAGAGCGGCCCGTTGTTGTCGTGCAATGTACGGCATCAGTCTTTTGCCTTTCGTATGTCGAGTTCGATTTTGAAGGTGCCTCGCTGATTGGTAATGTCGTACCAAGCTGAGCACAGCACCGGAAATTTGCAGTGAGTGAAGTTGAACACCTTCTTGCTGCCGTCCACCAGGAACAGCAGCCTGGATTCCAGCAGCATACCGTAGGGTTCGATTTGGGCGGACAAGTCGTCAAAAGCTTGAAGGAACAGATCGCAGATGAAAGCTTCATCTAGACCCATGTCCTTGTCATACAGATAGAACGTTGTCTGTAGACGGTCGAACCCGCCCGCGTCATCGAGCACAGTTTTTACCTTCGCGGCCTGAAGTCTCTCGTCAAGAAACTTCAGGCCGCTGTTGAACAGGTGGACGAGGTTCATTGAATCCTCATGGTCAGTACCTTGCTGCCGGGCATGTACTGAGTTTCGATTGCGTGGCGGTTCGCCGCGATGTCGCCTACCGAGGCATAACTGAAGTCACGCACCGCACCGGTGCGGGTTTTAAGCTGGCCTGTCACCCTTCTGGTAGTGAAGCTTGAGCACTTGCCGTCAGTGTTTACATGGTGACAATGCGGTCGATAGCGGCTGCCATCTACATAGCAGGTGCGAAGTTGCTCTGAACAACCACACCAATGCTCGACACTGCGTTCGACAGTTCGCTCGGGATTTCCTTGGCAATGGATGCAGTTAAAACAGATGGCTGTCATGCGTTCACCGGCCTCAACACGTCTTCGACGTCAATGAGAGCCGCCACCAACTGTTCATGAGTCTCTGTGGCCGCGAGTTGGTACGGCAACACCTTCTTCTGTGTTGCCAACGCAATGAGTTGCTTGCGGGTAAGCGACTCAAGGTGCCCCCTTGACTTTCTTTCGATTCGCCTTGCGTTCCGCTTGGGCGGTGGTGACGGCGGCCTCGATCTCGGCCATTCCTTCTCCAAGTTTGATGATCTGTTCAGTCGTTGTCACGATTCTCGATCCTTTCCCGGCGTTCTGACAGCCGTTGAAATTCGTCCGTATCATACGCCAAATTGGTGATTCGCGCTTGCTGGTAGGAGGTAGGAATAAAGCACATGTCACCTATCGGCGACCCGCTGCCTGCCGGACCCCAGCCTAATTCCAAACCACGTTCAGTCAGGTTGACATTCAGGTGCACTCCTTTGCACTCGGCTTCAATGCGGGTGCCGCCAATGTACTGCTTTCGCTCCTTGAACTCCCCTGTAGAGTATTCGATATGCGCCACCCAGATGTCTGTCGGCGTTTGCTCGTCGTGCAGTGAATTCAGTTGCTCGACGGCCGAATCACGCTCGTATTGCAGCTTGGCAAAGTGCTCTTTGGCCCACTTCGGCAGTCGATCAAGTTGTTCCTGAGTAGGTTTCATATCGCAATCCCCCATTTGTCGCGGGCCAAGGCAAGAGACACACGAGCATCGTACAACGCGTTGTGTTCTTCACCTGGAAAGCATCCAGTAAGAGTCCTTGCCAATACCGACTGGCTTGGAATTCCTTCGGGCGTGGCATACATGGAGCCGACTTCCAAACATCGGTATGAGAACCACTCGAACGGCCAGTAAGGAAGGCTCGCCTCAAGAAACGGCTTGTCGAAACTTCCTACGTTCTTTCCTAGCAGATGGAACTGTTCAATATTGAAAGCAGCCCGAAGGTTATGCAACCAGCTACGAAAGCCGGTCCCTACGTCTCCCGGCGACTTTCCTTCACCATCGGCTAGTCGCGCAATAAGACTTGCGTTCAGCTTGAGTGCATACAAGCTACCTACGATAGTTTCATGCCACACCGTGGCATAGAACGTCGGACACTCCATTATCGGCTTATCCAGCACGTTCAGCACCGCCCCGATCTCAAGGATTTGATTCCTTTCGGGACTGAGTCCGCTGGTCTCGATGTCGATGGCTAAGTATGCGTTCATACTACAAGTATACCACAGAAAACGGGTTTGTCAAGTGAAATTTCTACGAGAGTACAAAAGATCGTCGCCGATTCCGGCAACGTCTACCGACTTTCGCACAAGCATCTCCAGGATGGCGGCGATTTCCACAAGGTTGTGTATTCCCCTGTCTCCAGCCTGACAAAGCTTGTATGTCGCCTCGACATTGAACGACAGCCTCTGGTAGATCGCAATGGCGGTTCCTGGGTCGACGGCGTGGTGCATCCAACATTCTCGCAGCCTGAGAACGTCCCGGCCTCTAACAGTGAGCCCACTATCAAATGTGATGTAGGCGTCTTCGTCAACGCCATGTCCACAGCATGCAGCCTTGACACCAGGAAGCTTCCCGAGACATTGATCGGGCCCACGTGACACCTTTCCGCATTTCGTGCATGGCCTCTCCTTGCCATATTTGAGCAGTGAAGGGGTGAAGTGCGCGTACGTCCATGTGGTGCGTCCATTCCATTCAATCTTGTGTCCTCGGTGATGATCTCTCATTCCTTATCCTCGTCAAGTTCCTCTGCCTCTTTCCTGAGAAGTTCCTTCTCCTCGTCCCGTTCAATCGAGTGGGTTCGCTTCTTCGAGTAGGGCCCTGGAGAGGTACCGAACTTACGCGACACCGGCCGCCTCGACCAATACTCGTATCCCGGTCCTTTGCTGCCTTTACGTGTTCGGCTCATGTCAGTCACACGAAGTGGTTAGTTGTTTGACGTTGCTGTCATACCTGAGTTCTGAGTGAAGCTGTTGCAGACGGATGTAATCCCAGTTGTCAAACTCACCATCGGCGCCCGCCTTACAAACGTGTTCCTGAAGTTCCGGAGTGTCTCGAACCCACATCTTGATGTCTTCAAGCTTGTCGGCCGTCACAGCGTTGTAATGCTGTAAGTAAGTGATGCCGAACATGAGAGCAAGCACACAAAGAAACACAGCAACAAGGCCGATTGTCATTATCGTTTGTCTATCATTGTCACTCATGGCTTGCTCTCGTGTTCGGTATGTTTAGCCGTTGTCAGTTACGGCGATCAACTCACCATCGGCCAGCACTCGGAAGGTCAGTTCATGTTCATCGGGTTCCATGTAAGTTTCCGACTCTGGCTCGCCGACCATGACCAGCCAGTCGCCATGCCGCTGAGCGATCTTGCCGATATCGTAATCTTGGTCGGAACTCAAGACGACAACAAGCTGGCCGTCGTCAAGTTCGTCGAACATAACACCGTCTGTCGCTGGCTTCAAAGTTGTTGGCACGTGTGACTCCTGAAAAGTGAAAAGGTAAAAGTGAAACTGGAGGGCGTGGATTTGAACCACCCATGCCGGGCCGCTAGCATCCACCCGGTCGCGCCATGCCCCTCCAAGTTGTGGACGTGGGAATCGAACCCACCTCTACGGGCTTATGAGGCCCGCAAGACGCCTTGCCTCCCGTCCACTGTGTATTATTCCTTCTCCATGCCCGCTGCGTACTTCTCGATCTTCTCGTCGATGTCCGGGTCTTCCATGAACATCAAGACAATGAAGTTCAACAGCACGTCGCACTCCTTGCAGATTGGCCGTTGAAGACCGTCGGCGCAGGTGTTCCATTGTGCATGGGCAGGCTTGCCACACCGCACGCACGGCAGCCTCTTTACACCGTCAATGGTGTACGGCTTCTTCCTGCCGTGCCGCTTAGTCTTCTTCTTCATCTGATTTCATCTCGAAGGTAAGTTCGGCGTACAGGGGAAGATCGGATATGGCAGTAGTTAGCCGCCCCTTCTCTGGGGCCTGCCACATTCCCGTTACAGCCAATTCGGTGAGTGCGAGTTCGACTCTCTCGCCCCTCTCGTGGAACCACAGCGTCAACTCGGCATCGCCATCGACCCTATTCAGTGCGTCACGAAGTTCTTTGATTTTCATTCGGCTCTATCTCTGCTTGTTCTGGGTCGTTGATTAAATGCCTCTCGTCGGCTGGGCAAATGTTGACGTGTACACGCAGGCTGCCGGGCCACAGTCTACATGCAGTGTCATACGCCTTTCCAAGTGCCTCATAACGGCTGCTGGCCCGTATGTACATGGCCCGAAGGAGTAACTCCTCTGATGTCTCGATTATGACGGCTGCCGCCCACTTCATTTCTCTTCTCCTTGTGTTATCGGGAGTCTTAATCAGCGCTGCACCGCTGAAGCATTCGCCGTTTGCAGTCGACCGGCCAACCACCCTGCACGGGGTTGACTCCCCGGCGAAACAACTGTGGCTCCATTTGGCCGCTCCCGAAGCTGCGCGGGTAGGATTTGAACCTACACTCCACAGATTAACAATCTGTTGCTCTACCGGTTGAGCTACCGCACAGTGCCAGCAGGTCTTTAGCCCGCCCGTGGCATAGCTGAGTCTCCTGTCTTCGAGTTCTGCGTTTTATCGAAGATGCTCTGAATACACTCAAGTATACCACACGCAAAGAGAAAGTCAAGGGACTTTCACATTATTTTTCACTGTTTCCAGTTCCTCGGCGATCCGGATGCACCGCTGTGCCTGCTCTTGCAGGAGAGCAATGAGGGTATCGATTTGGCTGCTTGGTCGCTTGGCATAAATAGCGACGCCGATCGAAGCTTCGATACTCTCATCCAACTTGAGGAACGCACCATTGACGCTGGCCCCTTGCTCAGTGATTGCCAAGTGGGCATCGCTTAGGATATCCAAGAGAGCCCTGAGTGTTCTTCGGTTGTTTTCGTTCATGTTCGTCTCCGTCTTCGTCTCCGTTGGGTTACGCATATCTACAAGTATACCACAAGATATGCAAAAGTCAAGAAGGTTTCCGAACTTTTTCCCAGCGGAAACCGAAAAACACGCGTTGCCACCACTGACACCATCTACTCGGAACCGGGTGTCGCAGATCAAATACCAGACCGTACGCGTCGCCCGATAGGAATAGTCGGCTTTGAATCGGAGGCGGGGCGTAGAACTTGTACTCGGTACAGAGATGATTGTTGTCTGGATATTCGCTTGGAATGTCTTGACCCATGGTTCAGCCTTCCATAACTTCTTGCAAGGCGTTGATGTATGCAGTGGCGATCTTCACGCCATCGGACAGAAGGACTACCTCTTGCTGAAGCAGGGCGATCTCTTCGTGCAAGTGCTTGGCGCCTTCGCAGGTGTATACGATATCCGGCCGGGCCGCATCGAACTTTTCGTAAATGATGTCGACCAAGTCATCGATGTCGTTTCCGTTCCACTCGAAGGCGGCCTCGACCGCCAGCGACTGGGCGTAGTGCTGATACATCATCGGGGGAAGACCGCGAAGCCACCAGCCACACTCATAGCTGCCGAGTGTGCGAGGGATGTCAAAGTAATTCGTGGCTTTGTGAGCAGCGATGTGATAGTCGTTCATTTTCTCTCCAAGTATGTGTTCAATTAACCAGTGCGGCCGGGTAGTTGTGTTTGAGTCACTCATATCTCAATTCCGAGTTTGAAACCTACGATGTCGTTGTCACCTCGAATCGGGCGAGGGCCGTTCGGAGAAGTCCAACAGGCCGCCTTTTTCATTGATCCCCACACAGGCTCCCTGGTGCCGCGTTTATCGCCGTAGAGATTCTTTCTGCCTCCTCTTCGGAGATAGTATTGGTCTGTTGTGTTCTTCTTCCGAAGGAAGTAGATAATCGTGTCCATCAGTCATCATCCCTATAAACGTCGATCGAGCCAACAGCGGCGTCAACCGTGTTTCGCATGACGTCTTCCAACCCGTCTTGAAGCACGCTTGCTATGTACCTGATTGTGTGCGAGTCGTCGGCCTTGTACATATGGCACGCCTCAAACTTGACGACTTGACGCCGCCGTCGCTTCTGGTTCTCTATCTGGTAGAACACTATGTGGTCATAACAGTGACTGCCAGCATTCCAATGCAACGTCACCCAAGGGGGCTTGGACATTCGTCGCCAGATATCGCGTATAGCTACGTCCATCATGTTCCTCAAATAAGACTGTCTAAGTAACTTGTGTCTGGACATGGGTCGTCCTCTTCGTCGAGGGCTTCCAGTTCAGTAATGTCGATGGGCTCGACATAGCAATCGTCTTGAAGACTCACCCATCCAGTTACACCTTCTGGGGTGATATGCACCTCAAGGTCTTCCTCACCGCCCTTTTTGCCAGCCCAGTTCTCCATTGACTTGACCCACGACATTCCGATCAACGGGACGCGATCGCGGAACGATTCGACAGTCTTGACGGTGATGCCCGTAACTGCGTCGACATACGCTGGCGCCGTTACGCTAAGAACTTCGTCATGAATATTCATCGGGGCCACCCGCCACTCGTTCACGCCGTACGGTTGCACTTCCCAGATGTTCCGTTGCAAGTCCTTTGTAATCATCGCCCCAGGGGATTGGATGAGATGATTGTTGGCGGCACGAATCGTGCTGGCCTGGATCTGAAACGCCGCCCCATACAAGGCAGAAGACACCGCTCCGGCAGGCGTCTGCTCTCGGTCGCGTCGGACAACTTTCCAGTCAAGCTTGCGCCAAGCTTTCGGCGTGTCATGTGCGAGATCGAAAAGGGCCTTGGCGATCTTGTTTTCCAGCGTGAAGTATCGGCGGAACCCAAGGAAGGTCTCGACATACTCTGCGGGTTCGGTGTAGCTGATATGGCCCGTGCCGATCTCACCGTGCTGCTTCAAGGCTTCAAACGACTTTGCGATGTTCTCGCGTGTCTCCTTGATGCCTGGATACTCTTCCTGGAACGCGTCGAAGGCCGCCTCAGCGATCTTCTTCGGAATGGACAGCTTCTTGTTAATCGTGTTGGCGTCGCCGCCGTACAACGTGGCAAACACCGCTTGCTTACCACGAGTGTACATGTCAATGTCGCCACCATCAGCCATCCCCTTACTGGCCTTGATTTGCTCGCGAGTCTTGTCCGGATAGATCTTCTCGGCCATCATGACGTGGATCGAGATACCTGCAAGGAGGTTCTCGCGAAGCTTCGCGTCACCAAACACAGCGTCAGCGATCGTAACCTCGAATCCGTCGAAGTCACCGCCACACAATACCATTCCATCCCACTTCAGCGGGAAGGCACCACGAACTTCCTTGCTGCCCTTGATGCCTTGGGCATTCAGTCCTTCTCCTCCCGCCATACGCGAAGACAAGGTGCCGATGACTTTGAACGCTGCGTGAAAGCGCCTTGCCTTGAGAAGCTTTTCATAGAGTTCGTTTTCCTTTGCGGCAACTTTGCACTTGAGGATTTCGTCTGCCCGTTTTGAGGCCAGAGTTGGGCCGACAGGAAGATAACCTCTTCCCTCACATCGCGGACAAGGGCCAGAAGCCTCTTCTCCCTCGCCCAAGCAGCGTATGCATAGCTCGCCGCCAAGATCAGGATCAACATCGTCTGGGTTGACAACATAATCGGATCGAATCTTCTCCAGGTTGGCTTTCTTTGTGGACTTGTCAATCAGGATAGCCTCTTCCTCGGCCATCACTGCACGAATGTATCGCTTTACTTGTTGCGGCTTGTTGATGTTTACAGGGGATGCCGCAAGCACCTCCCTGGATTTTGAAAGTAGTTCGGTGACTGCGTCAACGTCGACGACAAAGCCATGCCATCTGACTGCTGCAACCATGCAGGCGAGCACCGAGTCGGTATCACCGGCGGGCTGGAATCCGAAATACTCGTCAAGCAATCTTGTGTAAGTGACGTCGTCTCTAGCGTACCTTCGTGCCTCTTCATTCGTTCTCCAGTGTTCGACATCTCCGTAAATGTATGCGGGCCACGCCCGCCCTTTCAGCTTTCCGTTCTTGTCCCATACCTTCCACTCTTTCTCGGCCGACGATATGGCGTTGGCGAATGGGGCGTATCCCAACTCGAACAACTTGCCGTCTCGTTCCGGATACACATCCTTGAATGAGTGGAACTCCGGGTCCAGACCAAGGCAGTGTTGGGCTAGATATTTCAACCCGCGAGCGGGCTTGAACTTGAGAATCACGTCTTTGAAATTCGGATCGATCGTGTCTTCCTTGCCACGTTTGATCCTGTCGTACACGCCCCACTTCGGCGCATTTGGATTGGCCCTCTTGGCGAACAAGATGCCATCCAATTCGATCATGTCTTCCAGCTTGTTTCGCAAAGGCTCGGCAAGCGGGGTTGGAACCTTTGTCACCTTCACATCATGTCGCGACATGAGGGTTTGGAATTCACCTTTGCGTGAATGGAGCATAAGATCCATCACGTTCTTTGGCTTCAAGCAAGGGCCGTCACGGGCTTCATCCTCGGCCTTGACAAGCATGTCGATAGGCAGCTTGCATGGGATTGCGTCCGGAGGAAGCAACAACCACATTGTGTAGATCTTGCACAAGTGGAACCAATCGTACGCAGCGTTGAAGAACACGCATGTATGTTGCGTGAACTCTTCAATCAGGGCAAGCGTGTCCTTTACCGGCACGTCCCAGAGATTGTGCAAGTGAACGTCGCCGTCCTCGAAGGCCCACTGGATGAGCGTGGCGAGTCCGTGAAAACCAAGGGTTTCCGTGTCAATGTAGTAGACGTCTTCGCGAAATCTCATTTGTCCTCCGGACACCAGTCAGGTGTAAGGTATACACACTGGCTGTTGATGTACTCGTAGCCAATCAGGTTGTTGCAAGACGAGGGCGTCGCATTGCACCTGGCGCAACCTGATCGATTCAGGTGTTTGCAAGAGTTGCAAATCTTGATCTTTGGCCGCCACACAGACGGGCCATTATTCACAGCTTTGCTCATTCAAATCCCTTTTTATCGCTTGCCGGACCCGCTTGGCGCCAGTACGCTTGCCTTGATGCGAGTATTTGTGCTTGTGGTCATAACACCGCGAGTCAGTTCCAGGTCGCAGCATTATCGACATCAGACGTTTCCTGTTCATTGGCCGCTCACCACTGATGGCTCCTCCAACCTATACCCGGAAATACTCTCGAACTGTTTCTCAGATCCTATTGGCACAGCTACTCGATAGGACACAGGGCGTATAGATGCAGAATCATACTGTCCGCCGTCGACACAGTGATCGCTCAATTGAGACCCGGTGATAAGAATGGCTTGCATAACGCGAGCGGTTGACGCCTTACCTAGATTAGGCAGGTGGCCGGAAGGGGATTCGCCCACGTCCCAATATCGAAAGATCATAGTCACACCTCTTCGTTGGGCTCCATGACCGGCAACAATCGCTGATAGTCACGAACTTCCTTTGCAGGGTACCGGCTTTGTATCTCCATCATAACCTCAAACAGACGGTCTTGCAAGAGGATAAATTTATTCCAGTAGACAATTCGATTGTCGTCCCAGAATTCATGCCCCTTCAGACTGTCGGCCACTTCGTCGGCCCGCAGCTTGAATAGCAGGGACAACTCGTCGTTCGTCAAGTTGATGAGCCGCCGGGTAACTGGTCGGTGGAAGCTTGGTTTAGTTTCTCTCATTACTCAAACCACTCCGGGTGAAGTTCCTGGACAACCTGATCGAACACAGCGTCGGTGCCCATGCATTCGTCGATCGTGTCCCAATCCTCGTCTTCCAAGATCGGAATGATTTCCATGTAAAGCCAACTGCGTTGAAGCGGATGCAAACCAACATTATCGCAGTTCAATGCTTCGATGATTCCGCTCATCACCCTGCTGCCGCCGGACCAGCCCATGCTACTTCCTCCAAACATCTGAAATAAGACGAACGATACCTGCCATGGCGAGCACCCATAAGCCTATCATAGGCCCGCCCACCATGACACAAAAGAAAATGATGAGAGCAGTTGTCACTTGGCCTCCAGTGGAAAAAGGATCTCGGGGAAGTCTTCCACAAGGCCAAGATCGGTAATGTCATTCGTGAAAGGCGACTGATAAATGACGTGGCCTTCAACGACCATCACCTCCATCTTGGTTCCGGGTGTGACGGCCAGGATGTGAGTGGCCTTGAATTCGAGATCAGGTTCGGCTGCCCAAAGCAGGCAGGCTTCCATGCTTTGAACCAGCCGCACGAGCGCGGCGAGCACAAGCAAAACGATGGCAAGCAGTATAGCGGAGATGCAAATTGTTTCGATCATCTGGGCCTTTCTAGTAGAGTTTGAAGTCGTCTGGCTTGACTGTCGGTTTGACTGCCGGTTTAATCTCGGGTGTTACCGGTGGTTTGACCAGTCGTTCCCCGTTGTGACAACGAGTAAGGCTGGCGACGCGGCCTGCGTTCCAGTTGATGTACTCTTCAAGGTCGGGCATGTCGACGTAGGACGGCACCAACCTCTTTACAGTTTCCAGTAGAACTCTACTGTACACTACAAACTCGTTGGCACTCATCATTCGCGAATTGTCCTTTTGTCCTAGCTCGACGTGGTGCGCCAAGCCAGTCGTGTAAGCCGTTGCCTCATCCAGAATGTAGAGCGGCTGGTTGTTCCAATACCGCCGCATCGTGACGAGATACAGCTTGTAGCCTTTTCCTCGCTGGTCTGCCGGGACGTTGTCGGCCACCTGCTCGATGGTAACCTTTGGTTCTGGTAGGGTAAGATATCGGCCTCCCAGCACGTAGAAGCTGTTGTACCCGTCGACCCGCAGCAGGCTGTTCACCCAGTGGCACAACTCGTGTGCCCAGTTGCCGGGATCTCGACGATTCCTCATAGGGTGCCCAGAGTTGGAGTGCCGTTCCAAGTCGTCGATCACCGGGCCGAAGCCTTGCGATGGCAACTCTGGCCTTAGCTCGTCACAATGTTTCCAATTCATTCGATATCTCCATAAAGGTTGGGCGGATTTTCGGGGGGTGTGATGGGCGGGACAGGCAAGGAAAGTTCCTTGATTTTCTCAATCACCACGCGGCCGGGAGTGAAGTAAGTTTGGCCGCCGTCTGATCCCCAAAGGACGCCGCAGAATTCGCCATGCTTGTTGCTCACGGGGCCGCCAGACTCGCCTTGAAGCGAAGCGGCCCCGTCTATGGTTCGCCATTGTCCGGTCTTACCGTATCGTTTCTCACTGAGAGTTCCCCACACTTTCCTGTAGCCGCTCGCGTACCCTTGAATCGACAGCGGCTCGCCCTCAGTTAGTTCAGGCGTCATGTACAGAGGCTTGCAATGCGGCGTGCCGGACAATTCAATGAGAGACAGGTCGTAGGTCTCATCGAAATACAAAACCTTACCTGCCAGCGACTCACCACTTGGGAACTCGATTTCCACACTGTCGTCGCTCAGTCGGTCGCGAACATTGTGAGCGCACGAGGCCACAAGCCTGAGACCGACGTAGGTTCCTGTCCCTCTGCTGCTCATGCCACCTTTGTCCTCAGTGTGTATCTTCACACATTGTTGCAGGGGCTGAGGCTCGGCACAAAAGCACAGGCGGGCCAGCACCAAGATGAGCAGCCACACACCAAGCATAAAAAGCGTATAGGCAAAAACTCTGTTTGTGTTCATTGGATACCCAGTTGATTGAAAAGGATGGTGCGCAGGTCGGATAGGTTCTGGTCCTTGGCGGCCAGCACTTCGCCTGACGGATCGCTCTTCTTTGGGCGAAAGCCCAACTGCCAAAGGGCGTCGAAGAGGAATTGAAGCTGGTTGGTGCCGTTGTAGCTATCTCTGTCCCGGCAAACGATCGTGGCCTCTGGCCACTGATTTCCAGGGTCGACCTTATCCCACACCAGTCTGGCGACGCTAGTAGTGACGCTGCTACTATAAGGCGGCTCTGGCTCTCGTCGAGCGATCCAAATCTGAGACGCTTGAGAACATACCGAATACTCGGCCATGAATACAAGGCCGTAGTAATCAGCGGCGTTGAAAGGATGCGGAAGGTTGCTCATAGCCCGTCTCCAAAGGGTGATTCAAACCACTTCTCAGGAAGAGGCTGTGAAATGTGCTCTTCTACGATAAGTTCCTCGTCCCATTCATCGAAGTAGTCAAACCGGCCTTCGATGCGTCCTTTGAACACAGCTTCAAAGGCTACGCACTCGCCATCCCAGCCTAGATCATTGAGAAGGTAGTCAAGTATCTGACGACTGGTGATGTGCTCATACACCCACTCTCGGGCACTTCGGCGGGTTGTGTCAACCGGCTCCAGTTCCCAAACGAAGACGTCGAGGTCTTGAATCAGCCCGTCGTACACCACCATACGGGCCTGAAACTGAACAGAGTCACTCATGGAATGAACCCGCAAACAATCATTGCGGCTCCATTCTGGATGGCTTGCACGAATTCGTCCTTTGTTGCCTTTCTATGCAACATGTGGCCGTCGACCGGGTCATACATCAGGTTCGTCAGTTCGCTGGACGCGTCTTCCTCGCAATCGACGCTGTTGACATAGACTCCATCGAGATGGGTATAGTCGCCATCAAGGATGAAAAACGAAACGCCGTAATCAAACTCGTTGAACAAAAAGGCAGTCTTCATTGCGTCCCTTTCATTGGTGCATACCTCAAGTATACAACACGCGGCTGAAAAGTCAAGCGGAATTCCCTGAATATACGAAAAAAGGCGGCGGCACGGTGCCGCCGCCTCCGATCCATCGGTAACGAAGATGTTTCCTATTCCACGCAGTCGGGAATGGCTCGCAGGGCCGCCCCGAGAACAGCGTTCTCGCTGGCTTCGACTTCGCTAATCAGCAGGGCCTTGAGAGCAGGGCTGATCGAAAGGGGGTTATCGCCTGTCACATAATCAGCGACAGCAGGCGTGAGACCTTGCGGGGTTACCGCCGCAGCAGGCGTGATGCAGTTATAGATAGCCAGGATGGCCTCTGCTGGCCGATTCATCGTGCCCACGGTGGCAGCGACGGGTGTGGCCAACTCGTCGGCGTCCAGATCGCCAGCGTTTGCTGTGGTGACGAGCATATAGGCGCCGTTCACGGTCGCGCCGTTGGCGGTAATCGTAGCTGCGTTTTCAGTCAGGTTGCCTGTGAGAGCAACATCGACGTCGCCCGCATTGTACGTGGCGACGATAACCTGGGTGTCCAATGCGGTGTCGATCGCCGTCTGGATAGCGGCTTCGGCCGCGTCGAAGGCAATGTTTCCAGTCGTGACGGCAACGCCGTAATTCGGGAAGTTGATGGTCACTGTGAAATTGCCGGACGCAATCGTGTCGAGATGGGCCGGGATGGTTTCCACGTGCGACGCTTTCAAGTACGGGGCCGCCAACGTAGGATCGCCCAATCCCTGAAGAGCCACTAGTTCATTGTAGGTGTGCCGTAGATTGGCACGCATGTCTGTGGCGACTTTCGAGATTGTTTTCGCGGTGGTAAGAAGGGTAGCGATGGCACCTGCCATAATCAAAACTCCAAGTAAAAGGTGGTAATTTGTACGGTGGCCGGTATGCCCGGCCACCACGTTCCGTGTCCGTCAGATGCTGACGTCATCCATGTCGACTAGTTTGTATCGTTTCGGTCCTTGTTGCTCGTACTCGCAGCGAATCTTCACTGGGAGTCGCCATGTGATGCCGTACTTCTTGTTGACACCGTGGATCAGTTGCGTCGGCTCAGTGAAGCCGCCGAATGAGTTGTAAGAGTATGCGTCGCTGGCTACCCACGAGCCATTGATAAGCATTTCGCCGTTCACTTCGCTCGTAGTGCCGGGGCGATGGAAATGCCCGCAGCAGTAGTAGCGGATGGGAACGCCTTGCCGGACACCATCAAGAGCCATGAGACGGTGGCGTCGCTTTTCCAGCCCGTACCAGGGGATGCCGAGTTGCGATCGAACATCGTCACCATGAAAGACATGGAATCCGATGCCGCCAATATCGACGTTGGCAGAGAACGAATTCGGAATCATGAAGGTGATGTTGCTGATATCCCGGCAGTACAACTGGGCCGTCTTTCCAATGAGGTAGTCCCAATTGTCGTGCGCCCCGTGGTAGTCTTTCTGTGTGCTTCTTCGTCCATGATTTCCGGGGACGTAAATGACGTTCACTTGCTCGAAGTACGGGGCCATGTCGCGGAACATCAATCCATGAAGCTGTCCGATCGCGTGGCAGTTCTTGAAGCAATTTCGGAAGTAGCTACGCTGAACCGCACCGTGAATTTCACCGGATGTGTGGTCCCCGTAGGCCAGAACCGTGAGAGACGGAAATCTGAACTGAGGCGCCAGCGTTTCCTGAGTCCATTTCAGGGTCGTGTCAACAAGACACTCGGCCCGGCACATGCTGATGGGAAAGCTGTGCTGCTCAAGTCCGCCGGTGTCATCCCGAGTGATAACTTGATCGTGGTGGCCATCTGACAGGTGCATCACAAGATGCTCTTCGACCACCCCGGACTCGGGCTTACTGTAGACGGGCCGGGCGGAAGGAAGTTCGGGCATCGGCTGGACCCGCTCTTCCATCTCTTCAACGATGGCCTGGAACAAGCCTTGCGTCTTGGCAGCTTGCTTCAACTTTCTGTGCGCATCGTTTCTCTCTTCTCGTAGGTGCGCGATCTCGGCTTGCAGGTGGAAGATCTCCGTCTCTTCTACAGTGGCCTCGTTCTCGGGCTTAACGTCCTTGTGCACCCGCCCGCACGCAATGTCGCTGACGACCGAACGGCTGACGCCGTATTTCTTGCCAATCTCCTTCTGCGTCATGTCCTTTCGCAGCAGATGGTCCTTTATCTGGGCAACGGTTTGGTTGTTAAGTATCGTCATTGGTTTGCTCCGATGATCTTCGTTTGTTTGAATGGGTGATTTGCGATGATGTATTCGACGGCTTCTAGGAAATGGTTTCCTTTCAGTGTGAAGAGGCGTTCTTTCAGATCGATAGAAGCGAGGCGGTCGCGCTGCCGACGCAACTCGATCGGATCGGTAATCAACTTGACGGCCTTGTCGATCATTCCATTGGCATCATCAAAGTTGTTTTCTTCCATGCCGATCTGCTGGTTCAAATACATGCCAGCACGGCTGTAAAACCTGCTACCTACCACTGTCAGGAAGGGCAGCCCCAGGTAGAGGCTTTCAATCAGCACGTTGTAGCAGCCGAATGGAAACGAGTTCAGGGAGAAGTCGTGCATCTCTGCGTTCTCCATGTAGTCGTAGTATTCCTGCTCGGCGTGTACTACTGCGTTAGGAAGCAGTTGAGTGACTTCCCGAATGAAGGGCGGCAGTGCGGCGTGCCGATTCATTCCGGGGCTGCCGAACAAATGAATCTCATGTTTCGATTCCGGGTTGATCTCGCGTGTACGCTTGTTGATCTCTTCCAGAACCTTCAGTAGTGAGAAGTTGTATTTGTCAGGGCCCCAGACACAGTTCACTCGAACGATTCCATCGTCCTTGTAATTGTGCTTGCGTTCGGCGGTCGGCCACGCGGGCTCTTGAGCTAGGCCGGGCAGCAACACCATGGTCTCGGAATACGCGTCGGTGGCGTCCTTCTCAACGTCGCCGCCAATGAAGTAGTCGATCTCATTGCCGTCGCCGGTTGTGTCGGGGTGCCCGTAGCCTACGGCTTGAATCGGAGCCATTCGCATGTTGGACATCCAGATCGATTCGTCGCTCATCCCGATATCCGGGAAGTACACCATCTGGAAGTCATTGTTCACAACCTCTGGAGGAAGCACCAGTTCACCGTTTTGCAGGAAGTGGGCATTCACCACCTTATCGAAATAGCTGGTGACGGCTGTCTTCGGCATGTTGGCTTTCGGGGCCGTCCACACAAGCGTCAAACGATACTTGCCGACCAACTGCTCAACAAGGGGCGACGCTGACTTGTACACGGCATGGTTGCGATGCCACCGGCTGGTGACGATCGCAATCGACTTCGGATCGGGAGTGTTGATTATCGCGGGGGCGTTGCCACGCGACTTGATGCCTCGATTGATGATGCTCTTGACCCGCCGGACACTATCCGGATTGTGGTAGGTGCAAGAGAAATACAATCCGGACATGACATGCGACGTAGGAATCCACCGATAATCCATGTTGTGCAGATGCCGATACATGTTCTTCTGAATCAAGCCTGTCGGAGACGACAAGCCGAGAAGATATGACATGTACCACACCGAAGAAAGAATCGGATCGGCGTCGAACAACTTTGCTTGGTCGATTTGAATCTCGCACCGGGGATTCATCAGGGTGAGAATCTTCGGGACGTTGCCTGACATCGGAATCACGCAGTCAAGTAGCGTGTTGGTATTACGATAGCAAGACGAGGCGAATAGGGCCTGCATCAAATGACCCATCTGAACAAGCTTGCCAGCTTGGGCAGGAGTGGGAAGGAAATCCTCTCGCAGCATGGCTGCCGATACACAGAAAGCGAATTCGTTCAGTCGCTTAATGTCGGGCGTTCCAAAATGACGATAGTGATGGCGCTCAAAGAAGCCCATGAACTGCATGAGAGCATCCCACGCCTTGCCGTCACGATTGGCGACGGCAAGCATGAAGGCATCAACATTCATTGTTGGCACCTGCTTCGATGCGTCGGCCGGGGCGACAACAAGAGCCGCCTTTTCGGCTTCCTTCTTCTCCTTGAGAAGTTTCTGCCTACGCTGCTTTTCCAACTGCTTCAACCGATTCTTACTCGCGGCCAAGAGGCACCTCCACAAGTTGCCCGCCCTCGAACTTCAGTAGTCCTTTGCACGGTATGTTTCGTTCAACGATCTCCTTCGCGATATCCTCTGCGCGCCACGACGTGGTGGCAACAATGTATTGCACTGGATATCGCAACAGCACGCTGGGATCAGAGATCTTGATCTTAGTTCCTGGAACACACATAAGCCACTTCTCACTATGGCTGTCAACCACAGTGGCGTGAGGCGGCAGGTTGAACTTCCTCAAAAACATTGCCGACTTACCAGCGCCGCCCCACAAGGCGATCTGCCCCAGTGAATCGTGCATCCACTGTCGCTCGCGCGAAATGCCGCCTTCGGTTTTGCGGTAGCTTTCGATTACTGCCTCGACGTCGATTTCGTCTTTTCGTTCCTCGGCCGGGTTGATACAAGCAAAGCAGCTTAGGACTTCGCTACCGTACTTTGGGAGAATGGCAAACTGGCTTATTCCGCAGTTTCGCAATAAGCAAGCCATACTCTTCGACGTGAAATGTTGAACGTGCTCATACGTCCAATCTTCGATTCGGCATTTGCGAAGGGCCACTTCGCAGTTGGGTACTTCGATATACACCCAAGTCTTGTCTTTGCTTCTTGAGAGTGCTCGATGGCAAATGTCCTCGATGATTTCTCGCGGCCGTTCCATGTGCTCAAGAAGATGCCGCATGACAATTAAGACGGCCCCGTCGCCGCTAGGCATGTGCTCTTCAGGAACAAAGTAGTCCCGATCAAATTGCAGGCCGAGTTCTTCAGCCCTAAGAACAGCTTCGCACGGGTCGACGGCTAGCTTGACAGACGGCTGGCCACCGGCGTCCACAGCATCAAGACCTGACAGGAATTCACAGTCGCCGGCGCCTATCTCGACGACCAAGTCGACCGGGATGTTTTTCAACATCGCGTAAACTTCTTCGATGTGATCTTGCCAGCCCGCCCCGCTGTTGTACATTCGACAACCCGCTTGGCTATAAGTGACATTGTCAGGATTGAAATCGGCGTTGAAGACGTGGCTGCAATGCCTGCAAATCATCAGGTTGATCGAGTACGTCTCTAGGCAGTAAGACTCCATAGGATCAGGCGTCATGGCCGCCAGCGACAAGGGTTGCTTGCCCATGTTGAACATGGGCTCTGTGCTGGTAGACTGGCAGGCTGGGCAAGTTTTCATATCAGGTCCATTGAAAGAAAAGATAGATCAGTCCGGCGACGGCGGCCGTCAAAGTACAGATCGAAATGACAAATGATGCAACGATGATAGCAGTTATCACCTTGAACATCCTGGATACGAGTCGTGGAAGGTCGTCTTCAGACATGGGGTTCCCACTCCACATCAATGCAGTCATCGATATCTGCGAGCCCGTGCATGTCACGATCTTCGTCCTGCGTGTCGACGATCAAAATGACTCCTTGCGACGTGCCTTGGATGTCACTGATGTCGTACACAACCCCGTTGAACTCAATGAACACTTCGGATTCATTGTCGCCGTACAGTTCGCATTCGTCGAGGAATTCGTCTAGTCGCATAGCATTTCTCTCATGTCTCCAAGGGTGAGTTGCTCTAGGCGACGATTGTCGCGGAGCACGTTTAGCACTTTCCTATCTGTTCCAAGGTGGAATAAGTCGACTATCGTTGCCCCTTTATTCATGTCGATGCCGGGGCGATGGATACGGTCTTCAGCTTGTGAGCGTGATTCAGGCTTGAAGTCGTTCGAGAAGAACACAGACATTCGGGCCTCAGTAAGAGTCAAGCCCATGCCGCCAGACTCTGGGTGGGCAACAAATGCAACTCGCTCGTTGTCCATGTTGGCCCAGTAGTCGAGGGGCTTTACGTCTCTTGGCGTCTTCTCGCCGTCGTGTTTCAGTATCTTCCAGCCGCGACCATCGACTTTCACCACGTCCCATTGCTGCTTGTGGCAGATATTGACTACCCGATCGATGGTACCCTGGAAGCCGCCAAACACAACGATGCGGCCTTGGTCTTCATTCTCTTCAAGCAAGTCACGAAGAGCCTGATCTTTCGGGCTCTTGATTTCCTTCGTCTCCCGAATCATGTTCGGGATGTTGCACTTGCCATGGCACTTAGGGCATTCGGCCGATCTGAAATGGTAATCGTCGTCGTCGATGGCCAGTTCAGCATCAATATGAACGGCCTCGTCCGTATGGACATTGAACCACTGACCGGTCTCACCGGTGCCCTTGCACACCGGGCAAGGGATGAACGGCTCTTCTTCGCTTTGTACCTCTCGGTACTGGAAGCCGTCTGACAGTTCGCGTAGCCAAGTCAACCCTTGGATCGCTGTAAGAGCAGACTTTGCCAGCGCTTGAGCCACCCGCTTAATTGTAGAGGACGGCTCAAGAATGATCTCCCGATAAACCTTGTCGGGAATATCAAGGCAGTCTTTCTTTGCCAGGGGCAGCACAAGTCCTTTGAGACGGTCGTAGAGATATGAGACTTCGTTTTTGCTTGGCACGAAGACGTGCGCGTTGTCACCTGCTCCAAATAGATCGTCTGTGCTGTGGTTCTCATGGTCGGCGTACTGCCCGCACACGTCACATTTCTTTTCGTCGTCCCGCCACGTCAGCCGCTTCCAGAACTTGCCCTGGTCCGTTTCCTGTTGTTCAAAGATGCCTAGTCGCCATTCAAACGCCTGATACGATCCTTCCTTTATGAAGCCAGGGTAGCAGATCTCGCACTGCGACCACCAGTCCGCTGGGGACTTGGGGGCAGGTGTTCCAGACATCAAAATGACAAAACCATCCCAACCATACTCGGCCCGAATAGCGTCGGCCAAATGTTGGGCGGCTTTGGTACGCTTTGAGTTGGGCGACTTCAATCGAGATGACTCGTCGAAGATCACACCTCTCGGGGCCGGGGCACCTTTCTCCCACCGCTCGATGTCAATGCGAAGCCGCTCGTACGTCATTACCTTTGGCTGGAATTTCAACCCCCATTTGGTGAACTCTCGGTCCACCGCCGCTAGGCCAGACTTGGGAGCAACATACCACCAATCGTAGAAGCCTGACTTCTCCATTACCTCTACGGCCGAAAGCGACTTACCCACACCCATCTCAGCCGCAAGAATCTCGTAGTGGTACGTCAAGCAGTGGTCGGCCATCAGCTTTTGATGGCCGAACAGTGGGCGTGAGTAGCCAAAGTTCTTGAGGGGCTGATCCCAATTTGCATAGGGGTTTCCGCCCGTCATGTATTCAAGCTGGAAGTTATTGCGTGTGCAATCGTCTACCGACCAGATCTTTCGCTCGTCGTCAGGGACAAAGCCGTGCCATCGTGACCCTTTCATCGCCTTGATTTCGTTCTTCAATGCGTACGGGGATTGCACGAAGTATATGCGGCCGTCTTCCCTTTCGATGACCGCTGGCACAAGTAAACGAGTGCCCTTGCTGGTCTCGGTAATCAGCTTGATATTCTCACGCATAGCTCAAGTATACCTTATGGATTCCAAATGTCAAGTGGCTACGGCTTGTATTCCAGGAGAAATGTATGATCGCGAGGATGTGGCTTTGACTTTACGCTGAAGATTCCGGCGAGGCCCATGTCGTTGAATTTTGTATAGATCTGGTTGTAGACGTGACGGGTCTCGCGTCGTGCGTTGCTTTGGCATCCTCGCAACACAGCATCACGCCACTGTGTCAAGTTGCCGCTGATGAACATGGCGTAGATGTCCCTCTCTACCGTCTCAACTCTTATGCTGGGCATGCCCGCCAGTTCAAGGATTTCGGCACAATCTCTTTCTTCTGCCGCCACAAGGAAACCCGCATGGAACATGTTCACATAGGGTGCAATGTCTTCGGACGTCCTTGCGTTTGGGGTTTTCATCGCAGCAACACACAGCATGTGATGCAACGGAGGCTCATGTCCAGCCGAGTCTGCTCTCTCAGCTAGGTTGCGATCAAACGCTTGGCGGCCTAGCGGCAGCAAGGTTTTCAGATCTACTGACGAGAACTGAACAAGAGCAACTCCACTCATACTACTTTGATTCCTGAAGAAGAAGGAAGAGGAGGCGACTTTGAATCGCGATCTTTTCCGCTTGCTGGTTTGTGTGCTTTTGTAAGTATCGGAGGAAAGTAGCCCATCCTCCTATGAAACTCGGTGCCGTGCTTTACGGCAAACAAAGCGGCCCACATGGCGTTGCCGACAGATGCCGCTGAATAAGGCGGCTCTACAACATAGTCTGAAGATACGTTTTCGCATCTCGCAGCGATAGACATCAGCCCTACTTCAGACTTTACATTGAAGGTGACACCATTTTCTGCACACCACCTCAATGTCTTTTCTAGGTCGAAATCCAGTTGTGTTTCGTCTCCCATGTGATCCTCAGAAAGATGGCCTCCGGACCGGGAACGATTGCCCGATCCGGAGGTTATGAAACTTCAGCGAACGAGTTAGCGGGCTCGCTTGTTGGTCTTGACGTTGCCCTCGTCGTCGACAACTTTCTCGGCACCCTTCTCAGGGTTGCGGAACTTCTCGACTTCTTCCTGCAACTGCTCGGCCGTGAACTTCACGGACTTCGGGTCGATCGGCTCGGAGCACTTCGAGATAACCGGCACGTGCCACCCGTACTCGGGCGTCTTCTTGTACCGGATCGCGAGCGTCGCGGGCGACGGCTGGCCGCCATTCTCTTCGGTGGGAAGGAACGGCTTCAGCTTGCCTGCCTCGTTTCGGCCGGACTTGTTCCCGAAGAACAACTCGTACAACTTCCCGGTCTGCCGCAGAAGGACAAGGAAGGACGGGCCCCACATGCAGCCGGTGTTCTTGGGCGCGTTCTTGATGCGCTGGAACTCAGGGTCGGCCACATCGTACACTGCGACGATGGCTTCCTTGTCGGACATGTCCAACGCCTTCGGACGATAGCAGAACGGAACGACGTCGATCTTTTCTCCAAGATCTTCGATCTCCTCGCCGCCGGGGAGCGGAACGCCCCAGTGACCGGGCTTGATCTTTCCTTGGTCGACGTACTTTCCCTTCGTCACGAGTTGGATACGAGGGAGGAACTCAGAGCCCTTTGCGACCTCATCGAGGGTCTGCATCTCGGCGGCACTGACGGTGGGAAGGCTGACTTTGAAGGGAGCAAGTTCATTTGCCATTTCGATAGTCTCCAGATTCGGATTGAGGAATTACAAACTTACGGATCATCTCTCTGTTCAGAGCGCGAAACTCTTCTTGTGTTGCTACTGCTTCATTGTTTTCTTTCTCCTGATATCCAGCTTTTCTCTTTTCGACCGATACGGGGTCAAGTTTGAATACCCAGGCCAGGGCGGCGTTCCAACCATCAAGAGCCGTCTTGGCTTTCATTGCTTTCAGTATCGCGCGGGCTTCTTTTGGTTTGACCGCTTCACGTTTCAGTACGTTGATTGCCCTCAGTGTGGGCACCGCCGTTGCGCCGATCTCTCTATTCTTCTGTTGCTCATTGAGTAAGAAGGTCTTGAAATCTCGTAAGGCGGCCTTGGCTCTTTCGTTGAATTCGCCGGGCTTCATCGCGATCGCGTCGTCGATGAATTTTGTCTGCAAGTCTTCAGGAAGATTGGCCAATGCCAAAGCCGAACTCATCCTGATCTCACCTCGCTCTACTGGCGCCCTTGCGTCCTCGCATAATCGATTCAGTTGAAGTTGATCCCTGATCCACTTCTGATTCTTATCGATCAACGCGCTAAGCTGATCCAGTGTGTACCCGTTCTCCATCAATTTCTTGAGGCGGCGAGCGTACTCGAACGTTGCTGTCTTCGGTCTTATTGCGTTGCACTTGATCTGGAAGATCAAGACTTCATCGTCTGACATCTCGCGAATCATTACGGGAATGTCAGGTCTGCCTGCTTCTTTCGACGCCTCTAACCGGTGCCAGCCCTCAACCATATCATAGTCTTCATTCTCCTTACGGCATTCACAGGCTTCCTTGATACATTCCTTGTGTGGGCAACCCACACAGTAATAAGGACGAACAAGGACTGGCTGAAGAACACCGTCTTTCCGAATGGACTCTACTAATTCGGCATACTCGGGCGAGTTGCGCCGAACCGGCCGGAGGGAAATCTTCGGCCGTTTGATGTGTTGAATCGGGATGGTTTGCAGGTTGTTATTCATCGCTCTACACCTATTGTAGCCGGTTTGACGTGAATTTCCCGCCGTCTGCCGGATTTTCAAACGAATTTTCCAGGGCAAGGTTCAGAGATGGGAACTGTTCCGGAGTCCGGAGTTCCAAAACCGGTCCCTGCGAAACTTTGCAACTTTGCACGATTTTCTTGGGGAACTCTTTTTGGACTCCGGTTCCGGTGAGACTGAATCTCAAGTTATAAACAACTAGTGTGCAAGGACTTGCGTTACATACCACCAACCGGAGGGGACGGAACGTGCGAGAAATTCCGGTGGGTGGTTTGGTCATACCACCAACCGTATAGGGAGTTTGCATGGTCCCCATAAGGGTTATTGCACCACCTATTATGGGGCCCCCGGTTGGAAATTTCCGGCGAGATTCCGGCGAGATTCCGGCGAGATTCCGGCGAGATTCCGGCGAGCGAACGGGAAATTGGCGGCCTTTTGGCTACAATAGTGGTAGACACTTCTAAATTTCGGAGGATTTCATGGAACGATGGAACAAGTACGCTGAGGGTGCGCCGTTATGAGAAACACGCGCACAACTGAAGCCTACAAACTCTACTACGAAAACCGGATCAAAGGCAAGCACAACAATCCCGCCCTCATTGATAGGTGGGGCGTCGACCCAAGTCGGTTTGAGACACAAGTCATGTGTCATAAAACCGGTGTCAAGCTAGACAACGGTAAGTATGAATGTGACGGTGAAGTCTTTGGGCCGCATCGATGGCCTTATGATCCGGCAGGCGAGCCAAATTACAGTGACCCGCCGATCCCCTATGTGATTGAAACCCGAATGAAAGCCATCGGGACCACATGGTGGGACTGGAAGAACAAACGCACTGTTGGTTTGGGCTACGACTTCGACTCTAAGATAGGGCATGCCGAAGGTGTAGGCATCGACGACGATCAGCTAGCTATGCTAGACCTGATTGACGTTCCGTGGCTGGAGGTGATCCGGTCTACTCGCGGAAACGGTCGCCACATCTATATCTGGTTTCAGGAGCCCTATCCGGTAACCATGAACCACACTGAGCACGCCGCGATTGCGCGCTCATTCATTCCACTCATCACACAACATACCAAGCTTGACATCGCTGAGAACATCGATGTCTGCGGCGGTGTGATGTGGATACACCACGTCGAGTCATCCGGCAATGGGTACTCCGTGGTGAAACCAGCAACACAAATTCTGACTGCCGACCATGTTCCTCCCAACTGGAGAGATCATTTAGAAGTCGTCTCCGGCAGCAGAACCAAAGTGCGTGTCCAAGGATGGACCGCCGATGGTACAGCGACGAAGGGTGATGAACTTGACGAGATGACCGAGGCGTACGCCAAGGTTCAACTCGACGAGACCCACCTGAAGATCTTGGAAGATTTGGAAGGCACCGGTCATACCGCCTTGTGGGTCACAGACCACCACCTGTGGCAGGGGCATACTGGCGGCCTGAAGCAAGTCTTCGACGACTGGGCCGAGAGAGGGCACCCGATGAGGGGCCTGTTCGATACCAACTCGCTCGATCAAGATCCAGGCAAGCCCAATTGCTTCATGCGGCCTAAGCCGGACGGGGCATGGGATGTCTATCGATTTGGAGAAGGCACAGAAGAGTGTTCGCTCTGGGACAGCCAAGGTAAGTGGACTCACACTACCTACAACTTTCCAGCCACACTGAAGCAAATCTGCCTCTCGTGCGGCGGTTATGAAGGAACCGACGAAAAACAAGGCTACTTGTTTGATGACGTCGAAAGCCTGAAAGCGGCCCTCGTTCTTCTTGGATCGGCTTTGAAGCTGCCAAAGAAGACAGATGACCGGGCCCTTGCCCTTCACAATGGTGACGATGGAAAAGTGATCCTCGTCATTGAGCGAAAACGCAACGATGAGAAGACAGACTTCCCTCGGTACGTAAAGACGTCGAGAGGATGGGAAATCTGGATCAGGGACGCCATAGAAACTCCCGACGTGAAAATCGACGAAGAGAAGCTATGGACCGAACTCGATGACAAAATGAGGGCCTTGAAGACGGACGGCTCCAAAGGAGCCTCGTTTGATTCCTGGGTGCTGCGCGACGAGGGTGGCGGGTGGACAACCCACCCGCGAGAGAACATCAAGTCGTATCTCGTTTCGACCGGCCATAACAAACCTGACTTGGTTCTTGGAGGCGCGATCTATAAATCGTGGACAATTGTGAATGAGCCATTTCAAGCTGAATATCCGGGCGGACGTGTGTGGAACCGTGATGCACCACAATTTGTGTATGCACCGATCGAGCTAGGAGAAGACGAGTCCCCTGAACATCCAACCTGGAATAGGCTTATGGCCCATTGCGGGGTGGAACTGAATGAGTACATCCCTGACCTTCCTTGGTGTAAGGACTGGGGCATCACCACCGGCGGTGACTATCTTACTGCGTGGGTTGCTTGCATGTTCCAAAACCCATTTGGTAAGTTGCCCTACTTGTTCATGTACGGCCCTCAGAACTCAGGTAAGTCGTCATTCCATGAAGCAATCGCTTTGCTTCTAACTAATGGCGTAGAGAAAGCCGACAGGGCATTGACATCGACTCAAGGTTACAACGGCGAGTTGATTGATACGGTGCTGGCGGTTGTCGACGAAGTCGATATTGCCAAAGCGGGCTCGGAGGTGTACAACAAGTTGAAGGAATGGGTGACAGGCATCACCGTGTCCATCCATGCAAAGTACAAGCAGGTGCAAGACGTCACCAGCACGCTGCACTTTGTTCAGATGGCCAACAGTCGCCGTAGCCTGCCGGTGTTTCCGGGTGATACCCGCATCACTGCCATGAATGTGCCCGCCCTTGAAGACGAGATCCCTCGTGACCGTTTTCATGATTTGTTGCGAGCGGAAGGCCCGCATTTTATGCGGACCTTGATGGACTTTGAGATTCAGCCCGCTGTTGGGCGACTCATGCTTCCAGTGATTGAGACACAAGGAAAGCTTGACGCGGCTGCCGACAGTGTCGACGAACTGGAACGATTCATCACTGAGAATTGCTATGAGATTCCGGGAGCAGCGATAAAGTTCACGGACTTCAAAGCAAGATTCCTTGCCACCCTGGAAGTGTATCAGCAGACAGAGTGGAAAGAGCGGGTGATTCGCAGTGTGTTGTCTGAGCGTTTCCTTGTTGGCAGGTGCTTGAAGCACAACCAGCAAATAATTGGAAACCTGTCGTTTGAACCAAATACGAAACCAGGAACTCCCTACACCAAGAATGGTGGCAACCTAGTGAAAGAGGATGAAGTATGAGCGGCGCATTGCGATTCAATGAAGGCAAACCGAAGCTTGGATATTTCATGCGAAGTTTCCGTCGAGCCCTTGAGGCCGTGGCCCGAGTGAAAGAGTTCGGCGCCAACAAGTACAACGAAGGAAACTGGAAGAAAGGAGGCAAGCCCGACGAGGAATACCTCGATTCCATGTGCCGTCACCTTGACTATTATCTGGGCGGAGAGGTATACGACCAGGACTCTGGCTGCCATCATCTCGGGCACGCCATCTGGAACCTGTGTGCCTGGATGGAACTGAACACCACTGGCCCGCTCATCGACAAGGAAGTGTTCTACGCTCGCATGGCATACTGGGCGGCCGAGAAGGCCAAGCGGGAAGCCAAACTGGAACCTGTTGGCGAGATCTATGTCAACGGAGCGAAACTAGCCGACGTTGATTCGATGACAATCGAATTCCAATCTACGCCAGTGCCCCTGCTCAAAGATACCCACTGCCCGCTATGTGGCTCGGAAATCGTATGGGAAACCGACTTTGGAAAAGAGTGCGAATGCGGGCATGTCTTTGACCTGTTGGTATGCCCACAATGCGATGAGACGAATTGCATTTCGCTGGAAGACGGGGGCTTTGAGTGCCCCGACTGTGGAGAGATTTTCGGGCTCCCGATCGTCCCGGCCGATGGGGAAGGAGACGTGTACATCGAAGAGATCATCGTCCCCGAGAACAATGTTCAATTCTATCTCTTGAGCATGCCGCAAGACAATGAACTGCGAGATCGAATTAACGACATTGTTCAGGCCCTTGTTGACGGCGCCACACTGCCGCAAGAGGATCAATCATGAGTCTTCTCAATATGAACGGCAACATCTTGTGTGCCGTTGATGTGGAGACGACTGGCGTGTTGGCGGGATACCATGAGATTGTTCAGATCGCATGCGTCCCGCTCAACCAACACTTTGAACCGCATCCAGATCTTCGGTTTTATTACATGCCCGGCCTGATGCCGGACTACCCAGATCGAATAAGCGAAGAAGCCACCCGCAAGCACGGAATAACACTGGACTCTCTTCAGGGGTGCCCAACACAAGAACGAGGAGTAGAACTCTTCGAGGAGTGGTGGCACAAACTGAATCTGCCTTTCGGTAAGCGACTTGTTCCTCTAGCTCACAATTGGGGCTTTGAGAGAGCCTTCCTAATTCACATGCTTGGGATGGACGGCTTCAACGCATATTGGCACGTGCATCCAAGGGACACCATGGCCTTGGCCGCAACGGTAAATGACCTGTACGTGTGGCATGGAAGGAAGCACCCATTCCACCTGCTTAGTTTGACGGCCTTGTGCAAGCGATTCGACATTCAGCTTGATAATGCACACAACGCGTTAGCTGATTGCCTCGCCACAGCCCGGCTCTACGCTGAGTTGATGCGTTTCCTTGGTGGCTAAGGCAGACATGTTGATCTTCTTTTGCTTTCGCATCTCGTCTCGCTTGGCCTTGCGGATTGATCCGCGAGGCGGGCGGGCGGGCGAAGCCGCCATATTGTGTGGCTTCTGACGGCAGTTCTTGCACGGCTTTCTACATTTGGCCATGTGACGCTCCTATGTTAATTCCAGAGTGATTGAGTTGACGGACGGTCGAGAAGTCGACCAACGCGGCCCGGCCGACATAGATGCCGTATTGACGAAGTTGCTTCCTGCAAGAGTCCGTCAACTGGCGTTCAACGTCATCGCTGATGTTTTCGAGCAGGGCAGTACAATCCCATTTCGATACGATCTTCACAATTGCGGCTTGCGTTATATCACGGGCCGTTTCTTCAGGCGACCAATTCTGCTTGCCTATCGCCTGCACAATGTCGTTGATTCTGTACACGACCACGCCGCTTGCCACCACCGTCTTTCCATCCTTGGTCATCAGAGATTGGGTGGGCGTGTTGATCGTTTGACGTGCGGTAACGATCACTTCTATGGCGGTTATTAGGGGCCAATAGAATCTGATTCCTGGCTTCATTTCTTTTGGCTCTCGCCATAACGACCATTTGACGCCGCCCTCGGTGGCTTTGATAATCACACGTCGAGGAACAAGCTGAAGCAACGCCTCGAATATCTGTCCAAGCCAACCAAGTGCAGTTTCCATTACCATAGTCCCTTCGGGCAATGCTCCGTAGCCATCTTCAGTTTGTTGAAGATGGCGATGGAACTTTCAGTGACCTTGCACCCACATCCGCGACATCGTTTCTGATTCGCGTCGTACCAGTCACACGAGTGACAATGGGTGTCAAGGATCTCTTGTATCTCCTCTTTGGTACGAGAAGGCCAGCCCGCCTTGCTCCAACGAATAAGGGCCTCCTTGTAGGTCCACATCTGCATAGACAGCGGCGGGTAGTTAGGCGGCATCAGTTCGACGTCCACCAAGGGATGGTCGAAATCTTCCGGCTCAAGACCCACCTCTGCCATCATGGCTTTGACATCCTCGTCAGAGAAGTTCATCATCTCTTGGACGGTAACAACGTTCGCTGTGGCGGGCCTCTCTTGATTAGGGCTCTTGCACGGTGGCTTGTGAGGAACAGATCTGACTGGGCATCTTGAGCAAATGCCTTCGTCGACGTTGTCCCCGTGCATGCCGCACTTCGTATTGATACAGCGGTAGAGGGTCAAGCCCTCTGACCGCTTTACAATTGTCTGCCGTTTGTTACATGGTTGCATGGTCATTCCCCGTACCTATCACCCCACGGCTCGTTGCCGGTGGCACCAGTAGGCGCCGCCGTTTCGGTGGCAGCCGATCCGTCAGGTGACGTGGAGCCAGAAGACGAGATATCAGGGCAGTCGGCCCCATTGTTGGTGTATTCGGCCGCATGAGTTCCGTTCGACGCGGTTGCCCACAGGACGGCGGTCTGGTTGCATTCCCAGTAATCGTCCTCTGGGGCCCCGTAGGTGGTCTCCATGTAAGCCTCGAAATACTTGGCGGCCCAAGCAGCGCCAAATGTGTGGCAGGTCTGCCAAATGGGCCCTGTGCACGACGGGCAGCCACCGTAGCATTGGCAGGGTCCGCCGCACGGCCCACCATGCTCGGCACCGCCCAGTGACGTCGCCTGACCCTGTGACGTCGACATGTGCCATGTGACCACAACCTTGTAGCCGCAGCCTGCGTAGCTCTTACCGCACTTGTCGGTCTCGGTCTTGATCTCGCCGCCAGCCCCTGGGTTGCCGCCTCCGGACATGTTGCTTTCCATGGCCTGCCGGGCGGCCGTCTGAGCGATCTCTTTCGCCACGATCTCTGGTGGCTTCTCATTGAAGTTGATGTAGTCGCTCAACTCGCACAAAACGGTAGGGAGGGCATCGTCCAAGTCGCTTGGATGGAGATCTCCTGTCGTGATTACGATCTGGTCATCCCTGTGAGCACCCCCCAAAAGGATGTGCCCCAAAGGAGGGGTAACAGAGAAGTTGTGTCCGGCTCCGCCGTTCGTGTCATCGGACAGTGGCCAAATCTGATGGGCCGCTTGCTGCGACGGCCAAGCCCAGTAGTAAGGGGTTGTCTCGCCAGAGCGGATCGGGGTCCAGCAAACCACGTCTATGACGTTCTCGTCTGGGTTGACGTTCATGGCCTCGATAACGACCTTCACAGCCGCACCGAACTGAGCGACATTGATCGTGACGCAGTCGCCCACGTCAAGGTCGATATGCTTGATCGGAAGTTGGAACGCCAGCTTCTTCCAGCAGTTGGCTTTTCGGATGAGCCAGAACGTGCTCGACTTCAGCACCAGATCGTACAGGTTGTAGGTGTAGTAGTCCCAATCGGACTCAACCGTCCCGTACTTGGCCACGTTGTATTTCAGAATGATGGTTCGGTCCGGTGTCTGGTCGCTGCGGACCGCCGCCCCGGCCTTGCTCCATCGAACTGTGTGGGTAGTGTAAACGTCCTCAGTCTCGCTGAGATACTCTTTGAACGAGGTGGCAAGGATGTCGCTTTCAGTAAGCGTGCGAACTGATGTTGGCTCCAGCGACAGATACTTGATGTACACAACACCGTTGCGGACATAAACTGCGCACCGCGATTGGTACGCGATATCGCGGATCAAATCATAGACATCCGGTCGCGTTGTCAGGTAGAAGTTGTTTGGATAGTTGGTCATGTACGCACTGACTGCCGCAAACGAAGCCGCGTCCACAGTCAAGTTGGTGTACTTGTCGATCAACCACTCAATAATGTCACAAGGATTCGGCCCTACCGTCGAGGTGAAGGAAACATAGATCTGGTCTTCCCATCCTTCGCTGGCATTCGTTACCGGATCGATGTAGTGAGACAGTTCCTTATTGAGCCCGATCTCGACAACGTCATAACCATCGTAATCGGTCTCGTACACAGTGTATCTGTCAGCCGGTACTTCGGTCAAGTATCGGAAGCCGTTGGGGGCCTGTCGAAATGCGGCGACGCCGTCGACAGTTCCAGGAAGCAACGACACGATGTAAAGGACTTCTGACTCGTCTTCCATGTAGACTTCTGAACCGGCCGGGGCCCACCAGAACTGAGACTCGTCCATCTCATCGTAGAACGCCCACGAATCTTTCGGACCGCCGGTCATGCCGGGCGCACTTACCAACGCCTCATCGCAAGACGCGAACGCCTGCGTCTGAGTTTGGTTAGGAGCGAAAGAAACAAGTTCATCGTTCGGAATCCAAGCCTTGTTTGCAATGTAATAGGCTTGCCCTTCTGGCGTCGTGTGGAAGTTGCTGCTTACGGGTACATACCCGCCAGCCCCTTGACGCACATTGTTGGTGCCACCGATCTGCGGCTGGCCTGGGACGGTGCTGTAGCTTACTCCGGGCACTTGTCGACAAGGCTGATGGTTGAATGTCGCCCACTCAGGATGCTGACGGGAGTAGATGTTGAACGTGTTGCCGCTGAACGTGCCGTTGAAAGTGGCCCCGTCAACATAGATGGTGAGCCGCTGACTCTGAGGGAACGAGACACCATTGTAGATGTTCAGAGTAGCTGTCTCATAGGCGATCTGCTGTTCGTACAGATCTTTCAGCTTGCATATCTCGCCGAATCGACGGTTTACGCACTCAAGATCCGGGCCAACAGTATTTGTCGTGTAGCCACCAGCATTGTAGCTGGGGTCGTCGACCCACTGCTTACCGGTAGACTGGCTGGGGCATTGGATCTGAACCGCTTGGCAAATCCTTGGCTCAAGCGTGAAGTCATGAATGCCCGTGCCACTCTCAAGATAACCTCGGCGAGGCGCCCGTACTTTGACGGCGGGCAGGTGGCAAACCTGACCAAATACGAGCGGCCACGCCTTCCCCAGCGCCTCTTCTGGGATGTTCGGAAAGTCACCCTCTTCCATGCTGAAGCCTACCTGCGTGGAGTTCAGCTTCGAGAGCAAATTGAATGAAATGCTGCGTTGAGCCTCGTCCCACTCGATCGGTGTTACGAGTTCGCCTTTGAACACAAGGATCTTGTCGACAAGGGTCAGACCTTTGTGAAGTAGGTAGACCCTCGCTGGTCGCTTGTGGGTGTCATTCGCATTGTAGATTTCTCGCACTGTTCCATCAGTGTCATCGAGAATGATGCTCAGTTCTTGCGAGTCGGCTGCACCTTCTAGAATCATGGACGAATCAAATCCGCCCATGGTTAGAATCTTCGGCTGACAACCGGCCACTACCTGATCTGAGTAATAGAAGGTGCCGCCATCGACCCACTCAATTTCCAAGATGACCATCAACTCTGTCCCCATGTTCTGGGAAAGTAGAGCCTGGGCATTTGCTGTTATCGTTCTCATCGTTCTTCAAACTCCAGTTGGATGGACATGGTTTCTCCGCCCGGCCAGTTTGCACCGGCGTGCCCCGCACCTAAGAACTCGAACGGGTTGCTGCGAAGATACCCTATCCATGTGTCGCCGTCGTGGTCAATAATCTGGATGAGTTTTCCAAAGTACGAGTTGATAAACTCGCGCAGTTCAAGGGCTTTATGCCGGGCGATCTCAAACTGCCATTGAAATCTCTTCCTGCCGTTTCTGGGCTTGACGTAGGTGTACAGCGTGCCGTTCATGGATCGCTGACTCTGCACCGTTGCCGTCAAGGCTTTGGAGTCCCCCCAAGCAGGCGATGGAAGAAGAGTGGTTGTTACGACTCCCGGATAGGGCGCCTTCAAGATGAAACTCATACTATCACCGCCGTAACTGCTTGAGAAAGGTTCATTGCCATTCCGTCTCCGTTCTCGTTCCCTGGCTGCTCAACGTCGAGCATCTCGCCTTCAAACTCGAAGGACACGGTCCACATATTCCGTCCGTCTTGTATTGCAGGCTCGTTAGGATTTCTGATGAAGCCTTTCCAGAGTCTTCCTTCCCAGTCGGTGAGGCCAATCTCTTGTCCGACTGTAGCCTGCATGAAGTCTTGGAATTCGTCTACTTGTGTCTCAGTAAGTCCGATGATTGTTACAGCTAGCGTCCGCACTTTAGGCCAAGTAGGATCAGCGTACACAATCATCTTTCCGCCACGGGTCTCTTGACTGACTCGTGAGTAGGCGTTTCGATCTCGGTTGTCAAGTTCCGGCTTACGAAGTGTCACCTTGCTGGACGCCACACCAAGATAGGGCGTGTACAATGAGAAATTGCCTGTATCACCTTGCGGATCTTGCAAGGTATTTCTTGGCATAGCTACGTCAAGGGCAACTGTATTCTCACCTTGGAATGGGGTGTAGTTCTTTTTGCCGCATGGAGTGTCTTCATACCAAGTCATCGAATGCCCGACGACATTGTCGTGCTCGACGGCCCTCAGCCAAATCGCTGTCATCACAAGTTGATCCGTCAGGTTCATCGTGTTCGACGCCGTAAGCGAGAACGAGAACGTCACAGACTGTGTGAAGTTAATAGTGTCATCCACCATGCCAATAGGCGAATCCTGTACGAATGATATCGTGTGGGACACATGCTGCGTTGGCAGGGGGGTGACGAGAAAATCATCAATGCCGAGGGTGTCAGTAATGAACGCCCTGTGAGGAGTGCTCGTGCGGCTGGATAAGCCAAGCGGCTGAATGATAACCGGCTTGATCGGCGCCTGTACGTTTACAGTTTGAACCAGCCCGAGATTACTCGTAGTGTCCAGGCTTGACAGAGAGGTTACGGTCTGAACGAGAGCCAATACATTACCGACCGGGGCCCGATCAGCAACGTAATTGAAGTGGGCGATCAAGTGCGACAACACAAGAACGTTGGAACCATCAAAGGTGACTACCCTGCCACCAAGAGATGTGAAAGTGATAGTGTGACCAACGCTTACGGGAAGATCTCTTATCGCCACGGCCGAACTAACTAAGGCCATGTTGCTAGATGTGGGCAGCGTTGCGCCCGATGTCATAACTTCATCGGTCAGCGCTAATGTGTCTGTTACTGACTGAGCCATAGGATCAGTCAATAGTTGCAGCACCATCAAATACTGCTGAGTTGCATACACATTAGGTGTATCAGTGAACAACGCCTCAGAGACTTGGCGTGTGACTCTTATATCGGCCATGGAGGCTGCCGCCTTTCTATACTTCTAGTTCACAGCCAAATGTTCCAGCATCAACTTCAGATGCCGTCCACAAAGCAGATGTCGCCGGGTTAGTCTCGCTTATGTGCTGCACAGCAGTGTAGTAGCCGCTGCCTAAAATTGGTTTGGAAGTGAAGGATGTACTGCTATTACCAGATTTCATCACCGATTTTAGTTTGGTGTCTTGAGCCCCAGCGGTCGCAGCAAGAGTTGTAAGGCAAATACCTTTCACAGGAGAAGTGGAGACAAGATTTTCATAGCCAAACATTTCTTGATCTCCATTGCCGGTGAGAGAAATGTATGACGTGCTGTAGTCTGGTTTCACTTCATCCAACAGGGCATAGTGATCGTTTCCAGTTGACGGCGTGCCATTGTTTGGGGCTGCATCAGATGTCGGTCGAAGTGTTACTACTTTGCACACACCCAGAAACGTGTTGTTTGTTGATCCGGACCCGTCACATATATACACGTCATCAATTAGAGGGGTGTATAAGACATTCCCAGGAGAGGAGATAATCAGTGCGGAATAGGTCAAAATAGCGCTGACGGTAGCTGTATTTACGTCTGTAGCAGATGCTACTGTAGACCCATTGATTCTCAGTTCTACTGTTCCATTTGTTGTGTGGCAAAAGACTTGCAACTCAATGTGATACCACGTATTGAAAGTGAACGCATTATTCGTGGTAGCGGCCAGCACCGTTCCGCTGTTATCAGTTACATTGAATGCGTAATTGCTGGTGGCCTGTAGACGGATTGTGTCTGATGCACCGCCGGTATTTGACTGGGAGATCCGTAAAAATGGATTTGCAGCGGCAACAGAGGACGGGCTGTAATAGTTAAAGCCGACTGTCCATTTCTGATGCTCTTCTTTTCCAGGCGGGATCAACCATACCCACCAGTCATTACTTGATGTTGGCAGCCGGAGGCTCTTCCCTCCGTAGCGGCCTGTTGACGTAGCGAAATCGTCTGTCGTATCAGATACAACGTGCGTTTTCAATAGCTCGGCAGTGATAGTCTCGCTTGCAGACGAGTAACTATCAAAACCTTCAACCAGTATGAGAGACATTATGTAACTACCTCCACTCCTGGCTTTGATGCGTTGTAGTTGTTGACAGTCCACGCGTTCGATGTGGCCGGGTCTGTCTCCCAGTAATCTGAATCAAATACATAGTTTGTAGTATTGATTGTATGGGTGTCTCCGGCGTAGTTGTTACCACTTGAGTCAAGAACTTGCCTAATTTCTCTTGAACCAGCTTCATTGACTGACGAGTCAATTGACAACTTCACCCCATGGATAGTCAGCGCGTTCGCCGAAATATCCGTAACCTCAAACTGGTCTATGTCATTTGCTGAGTTTCCAGTGATGTAGGAAGTGTTATCATCTGGCAAAGTTTCGTCCACTAACGCGTAGTGATCGTTTCCGGTTGACGGTGTCCAGTTAGTCGTTATGTCGGACGTTGGAAACTGGGCCGTGACTCTTGAAGAAGGCAGAAAATCGTTGTTTGTGTTGCCAGTTGTGTCAAGAACAAAGATGTCATCAAAACGCGGGGCATAACCAGTCGTGCCTGTAGGTGAGTAGACAAACACTCGGTCGTGATAGTTGCCTGATGTGCCTCCAGTGTCTACGCCGGTTTTGTTCAATACAACGTTTCCACCCACCTTTATTTGACACGACCCATTTGACGTGTGATAGTACAGCTTTACCTGGATGTCGTTCCATATACCAAGTCTGAGAGCGCCTTTAGTAGAGATAGCCTGAATGGCATCGCCCTTGTCTTCTAAAGAAATGGTGCCGTCGTTCCATATTCTAAGCCCGGCCGCCCATTGACTTGTGTCAGTGGCGAATCGCATGAACCAATAAGATGTGGCATAAGTTATAGAGGCAGGAAAAAGAACCGATAACCCCCAAATCTTGGTGGTATCAGTCGAATTCACACCCCCATGCCCAGACGAGATGACAAAATAGTCAGCGGCGTTGGCAAACCGCAGCGCTGTCCCGCCAAACCTGCCATCAACCATGTAAAAACTTTCGGGGGCAGATGTTGACCAGCGACGGGATACAACTGCATCAGTCGGGTCTGTGTTATCAGCGCCGATTGATTCAAAGCCATCAAAGAACAGAAGTGACATTTCAAACCTCGCATCCGCACTGGCCCATAGGGAGGAGGCCATCCGTGGCCGCCTCCCTAGACAGAAACTTAGCCGCTGACCGTGTAAGTCACTTTCAGCGTGTCGCCATTCGCTGTGGCGACGACAGACGAAAACGCAGCAGTCGACCACAACGTACCGGTGTTGCCGGTGGACTTCACATTGTTGCTGGACACGAAGATTCCCTTCAGGTTGCCCGAAGCATTGATGGAGAAGTCGGCCGTGGTCGAGTTGCTGATCGATCGGGTAGCGGCGGCGTCCTCAGCCCACGTCACTCGATTGGCCTCAGTGTAGCTGGTGAACTCAGCCCAACCAGCGTGAGAGGACAAGGTGTCGGCGTCAGCGAAGGCCGAATAGCCAACGTTGTTGACTAGCCCAATGTACCACGTCGCGACCTGCGTGCCACCATGGAACTGGGTGTCAAGGATGTGGTTCAGACCCTCATCGACGATGCCGTTCGGGAACTCGTAAATCGCCTTGAGATTGTCATCGCGGTCCCGGTGCTCGACGACAAAACGGCCTGCCAACTTGGCTTTCTGATTCATCTTGGAATCTCCTGAAAAGGGTTATCGAAGCTTTATGTTGCCACGCTGAATCTGGCGACGGAGAGCGTGGCCGATCTCGCGCACCGTTTGCTGCGAGGAGTCTCCACCGTTTACCGTGACATTGACGTCACCGACATTGGTGACTGGGCCGCCCTGTTCACGGAAGACAGGTCGGTTGCCTTGGTTCATCGCGTTGAGTTCCGAGAAGAATCTACGTGAACTCTTGGCGTTTACAATCATCTCGTCATTTGCTGCCGAGACTAAGGTTCTGTCCTTGCCTCTGACTAGCCCGCCGTCGGCGTAGTTTCCTCCGACATACGGGTTGGTCACAGTAAGGGCCCCTCTGCCTCCAGCGGCTTGAACTGCGGCTGCTGCTGCTGCGGCTCGTTCAAGATTGGCTGCCATTGCTGCGGCTGACATGGCCCCGCTACTAAGATTTGTAGCGGCAGTACCAGACGACAGACTGACTTGCCCCATGTTAGTGGCTGCTGTGCCGGTGCTGGCGGCTGTGTTAGCTGAGTTGTCTCCAATAGTTTGAGTAGCGCCAGACAAGTCGTCCGCCATGCTGTTGATTCTGGCATAGTCGCCAGACATTTCGGCGGTTACTTGGGCCTCGACCTTCTTCTGGGCCGCAAGTTCATTTTGCTTGGCCGACAACTGCTCAAGAAGAAGAACCTGTGTCTGTTCTGGCATCTGAGCCCGTAGCTCATTGTTTGCCCGAAGCTTTTCAGCGACGGCCGCGATTTCGTCGGCCATCGTTGTGTACAAATTCAACTGAGACTTCGTAATCTCACCGGCTTTGAAAGCCTCATCATACTGAGTACGAAGAGCCGCAATAGTGCCTTCCTGAAGCGAGCCACGCTGTTGAAGAAGCGTGTTTGCCTCTCTGAACTTTTGGTCAAGCAGTGTGTTTACCGCGATATCCGCCTTTGCAGCCTCAATGATCTGAGCCTCAAGACGTTGGCGCTCTTCAAGACTGCGTACTACGGTAAAGGAATTCTCGGCCTGCTGTTCGCGCAACGCCTGTGACAGATTTTGCGCTGTCAGTGCCTGCATCTCCTTCAAGCTTCTGTTTATCACTGCCAGAGGAGCGGCCACTTTCGACTCTGCTATGGCAATATCATTGAAGCCCGTTCGCACCCCATCCAAAGTGTCGGCGGCAAACGAATCAATTCTCCTGGCAAACGAATCAAGTGTCTCACCTTCAAACTGCTCAAGATTGAACTCATCAGCGATTTGCTTGCGGAGCCCGCCCTCAGAGAGTTCGAGTTTGACTTTGATCGGAATGAGTGCCCGTTGGAAGGCTGCCTCGGCTCTTTTTACTTCGGCATCCCAATCCTTCTGGGCTTTGTTTAATGCCAAGGTGAGACCATCGACTACCTTGTTGAAGTTGATATCGAGGCCAAAGGCTTTGAGAGTCTCCATGCCCTCTTTAGAGGTGGCATTCAGTCGCTCTTGCTCAATACGAAGAGCTTCGAGTTCCACCTTCTCTTTTGGATCGATCAGACCGTCCTTGAAGATCTCCTTGATTCGCTTTCCAATAGCCTCGGTTCTTGCAAAGTTGTCCTCCAGAACCTTCGCTTGTTGTCGCGCGGACACTTCAGCGCTCTTCTGAATATCTGCGAATGACTTCAGAATCGGAACACCGGCCGACACAGACTTAACAACGTCGTCCTGGTATCTAGCAAGCTGTCGTCCTTCGTAGCCGAGTTCCTTGGCCTGCGCCACCCGCTGCTTTCCAAGGTCTACCAACCTAGCATTGGCAGCCTCTGCTTCATCCAACGATGATGGGTCGGCGCCAATGTTCGAGATCGCTCTGTTACGAGCCTCGCGGGCTTTGGCAAACTCTTCATCAAGAATGGTAAGCCTGCGAAGACCGTCCTCTTCATTGTCAAGGCGATATTCAAGAGTCTGGTCTTGAACGTCTCGTTGAACGTCGGCGATTTTCTCGAATGCCTGCTTAACACGATCTGAAGCTTTATCGGCAAACTGCTCGACACCCTTCAAGCTGTCTTTGTAAAAGTCAGTCAAGGAATCAGCAGCGTCTTCAAGAACGGCCGTTGCCTGTCTTACCGAGTTTGCTCTTACTTGAGCAAGCTGCTGCTCTTTCCTATTGGCTTCAGTGTAATACAGATTTGAAGCTTTACGAAGATTATCGTAGGCGCCCTTCTGAACATCGTCAAGAGTTTTTTGCAGTTGGCTAGCGCGATCATTGCCCGCCTCGATGGTCATAGAAAACAGGCGAGCCGATTTTTCTGCTTCACTGTACAAGCCAAGCAAAGTGCTCCAGCCGTCAGCCTGCACTTCAAGGAAGTAGTTTACAGCTTCCAGAGAACCAGCGACAGCCGGAAGACCTATTTGTCCAAGGCGTGTTATCTGATTGCTGAATTCCTGAGTAGACTGAGTCAGACGCTGTGCATCAGACTGTGCGAACTGTTCCCATGCGACATTGGCCGCGTTGGAACTGCCTTCAATTTCTCTCAGCACGGACTCGACGGTTTTTCCGCCGTCAACCATGATGCCGAACGCGCCGGTAATGGCGCGGACGTTTCGCAACAATTCCGCCATCTCTTCGGAACTGTTACCTGTTTCGTCTTGCAACTTTGCCAGAACGCCTCGCAGGCCGCCGAATGTCTCGATGGCTTGCTTGCCGTCTACAACACCCCACTTATGGAAGATCGCTGTGACGTCATCTGTAGGCTTGATTAGGCGGGTGATTACCGCTCGCAACTGCGTGATGGCGGTGTCGGCTCGAACGCCCTGTTGAGTCATGGTGGCGATCGAAGCGGCAGTCTCTTCCCAAGTTATTCCCAGTTGGGCTGTGATTGGGGTGACACGACCAATAATGTCCGCCAACTCTCCAAGACGCAAGCGTCCCAAGTCTACTGTACGGAACAAAGTTCCGGCAATCCGCTCTGTCTCAGACGCTTCCAACCCGTACGAATTCATGATAGACGACAATGCGTCTACAGCTTCGCCGGTCTCAGCTACCGTCACTACGGCCAGCTTGGCAGCAGTGGATGTGAAATTGAAAGCTTCACCCGCCTCAACTACTTGGTTGGACAATGTCTGATAAACGCCTTCCGCGACGTCCACAGGGGTCTTACCAATGGCATCAGACAAAGCAAGGATGTCAGCAGACAGACTGGCGGCGCCCCGCCCCTTTTCATCAATGGTGCGAATTTCTTCGATTGCCAGCCCGAGTAAACGAGCCTGCTCAACCGAATCTTGCAGGGCTTGGGTCACCAAGTTGAGACTTCGCACAATAAGCTGGGTCTCAAGAACTCGAACCAACGTCTGCCATGAAATGGTGAAGTCTTTGGCGGAATTCTTAGTCTTGACTATCTGCTTCTCAGCGGCGGCCAAAGCAGCAGCGCCTTTAGATGCCGACTTCATGCTAGTCATAGCCGAGTTGGCTTTGAGAATAGCATCAGTCAAGGAAGACAAGTTCCTGATGGCGTCGCCAGCATCAAATCCTAGCTTCTGGGTGATCTCGGCCATTTATATCTTCCACTTCTTCAGATAGTTGTAGGGGTTAGGAAGTTGTGCCGTCTTGGCTACAGCTAGCCATGCCTGCATGGCACGGGATTGGAAGTTGTAAGGGGTGAAGCGAACGTTATTTGAGAAAGGCTGTGGAGGCGGACCGGCAGTAGCTAGATTGTATTCGTTGTAAGCCAGATATCTCAAATCAGTCTCATAAACGAATCCAACAAACGACGTCTGAGCATCCTCCACTACTCCGCTGCTTGTAGACACGCTTTTGCCAAGTGCCACACGACTTCTTGTTTTAAGCGGCCCGATGGGTACAGAAGTTCCAAGTTCTTCAGCTAACTTTTGGAACGTGGCCCTTGATGCACCTGACCAAGTCGGGATAGGAGTCTTGTTGATGGCAGCATCTATCCACGCTTGACCTGCTTTCTCATTGTAATACCGGAGAGTATTCAGCAGGACTTTTTGATATTCGGACAGGCTTAAATCAAGCCAGTAGAAGTCAGTTGTGAATTCCATTAGAGCCTCGGCCAACACATGGCTCGATCGTGTTCGGCGGTCTGATGAAACGCGATGAGTCGGGCTTGTTGTAACGCATCCAACTCATCCCAGCCCAATTGGCTTTCTTTCAAGAATCCCGGAGGAAGAATACCGAATTCGCGACAAGCTGCCCATATCACGTATTCAGAGGTTCGATTTGGCGGCCAGATAAGCTTCCGGGCTACGCTACCTGACCAAGTAGAAAAGCCTGCCGGGCTTCTTCGACCTTTTTCTCGTCGAGAGAATTTGCGGCCATCACCAAGTTGATGATACGCTGACCTTCAACATCAGAAATGCCAGCCGCTTTCAGTTCGACATCCCAGTTCAACCATGTGCCGGGATCATCGATGTCGACGGTCTCCCATTCAATGTTGCTCGGCTCTAGAGATCGCAAGCACATCAATGCAAATCTTTGCTCATCTCTCCGCTGAAGGGCGGCTTTGTACGCCGGGTCTTTGAAGTCGTGCTTGTTACCGTCCTTTGTTTGAAGCATGGGTGCCACAGGCATCGGCACCTTCTCATTGAACTCCTTGCTAATGGAAACTGCTCGGGCCCGAAACGGGATATCGGAACCATTGGAACGAGGAAGAACCAGCAGTTCTTCACATGGACTTACTTCTACTCCACCGACCTTCATTGTATTTTCTCCTAGTTGAGGCTTGGAAACGAGGTACCGTCGCAGAGTGGCTTTTCAGCCACTCTGCGATGGTAAGTTGATTACGCGCACTCGGCGTCATTCGATCGAGTGACAGTGGGCGAGCTTGCGTTGCAACGTCCGGAGACGGCAACGGTGGCAGCACCCATATCGAAATCCAGCGATTCGTACCGGAAATCGGTAAACAGCACGTCTTCGTCATAGTCGGTTCCGCACGGAACGCAGTGCTTCGCGAGAATGTCGACGGCGTAGGGCTCGCACAAATCGGCCGAACTCGACACCCACTCGGACGCCTCGCCAAGTTGCTTCAGGGCGTCGACCGGGGTAATGGCCTGACCCGATTGAGTCTTGATGTAGTCGTAGATGAACTCAAGGGACATCTCGACCGGTTGCTCGTCGCCTTCCTTGACGGAGTCAAGATCACCGCGTTCCCGAAGGTACTCATATTCCTTCGTCTCGGTCCAAGTGAGGTTACCCTCGCCGATCTTGATCTCGATTCTCTGCGGCAGGAAGGTAAGCTGCCCTTCAGCGTTGCCGCTATTGAAAGTTCCCGCTCCAACAGCCGGGGTAATGGTGATGTTGGTCGTGGGACCGTTGTCGGTGGGCGTACGCGCCGTAACAGTGTGAACCGTCTGGGTAGTTTCGCCGTTGATTGTCAGCCGGGCACCAATGGGCACCAGGGTATTGGCAGTGGTATTCAACGCGACCGTGTTGATGTTCAGGGTCGTGTCGTTTGCGGTGGCGTTGGAGGTCAAGTTTGCCGTCCCGCTAAGACCATCCATGACATAGATGGTAACGTCACGCATTTCGATTCGAGCCATTTGGTTACTCCTCGAAGGTTGATTGTAAGTAACAGTGGTCTTCCGCGAGACCTTGGAGCCCGCCCGAGGCGGTAGTTCAAATCTTCAGCACAGTCCGCGCGACGAATGCAGAAGAAGTGTTTCGTTATACGGTGTTTACATTGGTCTGAGTAAGCGACAGATTTGAAGTAACGTCCCCTAGCAATATGCCGCCTTGCTCAAGAACGTTTCTGGTGACGTCGAATTCATAAATCGCGTCAACTTCAGACTGGCTAACTCGATCGGTAATATCGGATTGGCCGAAATGGTACACCTTTACCATATCATATCTGCTTTTCTTGTTGCGAAGACACCCTATGAGATGTCCGGTGTCATCCGCCCCGTTCCCAAGTTTGTACACCGGTATTGGGTCCAACATAGCACTTTGAAAAATCCCTGCCCACTGAATGATCTCGTAAGCGTTGCCAGAGATGTCCATAATGGAAGTCAAAAGAACATTGATGACAGTCTCAACATGAAACTGATCTCGGCTCACTTCCTTGATGTACGGGCCAGTCATTCGTATCTCAGCGTGACTGACTTCCATCGACTCATCGCTTCTCTCGTTGGCACTCTCAACGAAATAGGGAATGCTGTTGGCGAGCGATATCGTCTCAAAGTGGCTTGCAACAGAAGCGAATATCCATCTCGGTAGATTTTTCATGTTACGCTTCCTGTGTGCTGTCAGATAAGCCGATAAGATCACTGGCTGTAACGTAGTGATCTTGTTGAGATGCCATGCCTTCCACTTCTTTGGCCACGATCACCCACGCCGTCTTGTATTCATATTCTTCGATCGTCTTTAGTTCATATCTCTTTGAATCATAGACGATCCAGTCATCCTTCTGCAACTCCCAAGACGGGACATCGTTGCGATCGATAATGAACGTACGCATCCCAGGATCATAGGTGCCACCTTGAACAATTTGCTTGTTGGCAGAAATGACAGAGATGGTCTGAACTCGAAAACGCGACAATACGCAAGGCAAAACCACAGCCCGTGGAACAAAGATAGACTCCCTGGTAACTGTCTTCGCGCCTGTTTGCAGGTCGGTGTCAACAGAGGTGAGCCTGTAAACAGTGATTGGCCCGCCGTACTCTTGCTTCATTTGTCGGATGCACCGACGAATAAGGCGAATCAAATTGTAGTTTGGTCTAACCATTCTGCCTTGCCTTACAAAGGGCCATTGTTTCACTGATGAGACGAAACTGTGCAGTATTTGCTTTGATAACTTCCGTGTTAGTGGCAATGACGGACGCTTGCTCTTGCACAATATTCGTTAGCACAGAAGTATTGAAGTCCTCCAATTTGGTGACCCGGTCTACCAAATCTTGTTCGCGTCTCCAGTCTCGCCAGATGAAGAACAACACAATACCGACAAGTGGGCCGAAATCTTTAATAAGGTCCGCGAATTCCATTGTGTGCTCCTCTTTATGGTCCTATAATATAGCCGTTTGTTGCCGTGCTTGTGCTGCTAGTGTAACCAGAAATGGTAGCAGATGTAGCGTCGATGCCACCGCCTCGATTTGCATTGCATCCAGTTCCAGTGGGGTTACCATCACGAATGTACCCGCTGCTGATATCAACGAAGCCTCCCTGGTAACAAAGAACTCCGTCGGCATTACCACACGTCGCCATTTGAACCTGATATGCGGCCACAGTCCCGCCAACAAAGCAGAAAATACCCTGAGTTCTAGCTCCAGTAAGAACAGCGTTGTATCTTAGTTGTGCAATACCACCATTTTGCACTCGAACTAACGAGCCTCGACAAAATGAATGGCAAGTGGAATCGCCAAAGAAATTCCCATTGCCCGCACAATAGATAGTATAGTTCCAATTACTGGTTCCAAAACTTGTGTCGGCAGAAAACGATGCACCGCTAAGCAAATTCAACGCATAACCAGATGCGTTTCCTTTAAGCACAAGAGAGTTCCAATTACCGCCATGGTATGCGCCAGTCATTGAGACACCATGACCAGATGAAAATGACAACACAGTCTTGATGACTCGAATGTCTGTCAATGAAATGGCGCCACTAGGAACAGCAGTTACACCGGCTCGACGAACACATCGAACTGTGGCGGCGCGATTACCGGAGTCCCAACCAACTACTTCATGAACACCAAGAGTAAGGTGTTCATTTGTGCCGCCGCTCGCGGTTTTGCAAATAATGTACTGGCCCGTTGCTGATGTGTAACCAACTGGAAGCGTGATTGTGAAATCAATGTACTCCAAACCACTTTCCAATGCTGTTATACTGCCAATGGCTGACACTGCACAACCAGCATTGTGAGTCTCAGAAACGCCTACTACATACAAATTGGACCCGTACGCGTAGGTTGGTGACAGTGTGGATTCATTGAATGTGCCTTCACCTACGTCAATTGTGATTGTGTTTTCATCGGCTACCCATTTGTAGATTTCGTCAAGGGCTCTACTAACCGTTAGCCATGGAGTTCCTGAACTCCCATCGCCGGTTGTGTCATTCCCTGTAGTTCGCACGTAGTAGGTCTTGTTCTCGCTCAACACGCGGCATACATCACTACTACCAATCTGTAGCGTACCAGAGACACTTATGCCGTCAACAGTCAAGCCGCCGACAATATCAGTCGCACCATTTATCTTGAGGTGCCCACTGCCAATAGCGTCAGGATCAACTATCAAATCGGAGCCATCGTAAGTTATGGTAGCATCCGAGCTTGAACCGAATGACAACACAGCAGAGTCATTGAATCGGGACACACCCCCAGTCACAATGATAGCGTAGTTCGTTGCGCCTACTGTTTGTGGGTATACATAGAGGCTGGCGGCGTTCGTGATGGTGCCGTTTCCGCTCTTGGTGATTGGATTTATCATTTCACCAATCAACCAGGAGACCGTATTACCAGTGTCTACTTTTACACTACCCTCTATGTTAATTTGCCGCGCCTGTTGTCCGTTGGCCGGGTATGCCTGTGTTGCCACACGCATTGAATATGCACCGCTATCAGATGAGTAAGCTTGTCCCGTCACAAGGAACTGAGAAGCTATCCCGGTGCCAGTTGTCCAAACGTTCATGTAAGCACCAGTGTTCGACAGATTGTCGCTTCCGATGCCTACAGAGCCGTCTACGGCGTTTACAGTAAAACGTGTCGTGTAACTACCTTCAGTGCGTACCCAAAACTTACTAGACGTATCTATGTACACGCCGCCAGACGTTTGGGCCCGCAAAATGATATTAGCAGTGTCACTATACAAGTATAATGCGCCAGCCGATATTATCGACTGCCCATTGATTGCGAGATCGTCGACCTGCAACGACGTAAGTGTCTGCACGTCTGTAGTCCATGCAGCTATGCCGGTAGCCGTGGCCTGAAGAATCTGATTGTCAGCCGTGCATCGTGGAATGATAGTACCTGACGCATGGTACATTGGAACGTCCGCGACACTCGTCAGTGACCAGTCGCCAGCCTCATTTGATGAGAAGGCGATGTTCCAACTTCCGTTGAAAACGCTGTCACGCGACGGATGATAGGATATCTCTATTTCGATATGTGGATATGACCAGACAGTCGATTCCGTTCCTAGCAGATAGCAACAATCTGTGCCATCGTGGGCGGCTCTCACTGTGGTAAATGGTGCCTTCGACTCAAAACCGCCCATCGCGTACCACGTCATGGTCGAGTATGGGTAGCCGCCCAAAGTACATTCCCACGCGCCGTCATTGTCTCCCGAGGTATATTGATAGCCACGAATTCTGATGGTGTGATGGATATTGTCAAAGCCAAAAGGCAAGCGAATCTTCATCGTGCCAATAAGTGTCGCGCTGTTCTGATAGTAATCGAACACATGGCGTCTCACTGACACGTGGGTTCCTGCGGTCTTGAGAACTCCATTAACGGTCTCATTACCCCCTACCACCAAATTTCCACTGCCTACTGTGTCTGGATCAATGACAAAATTTGTACCGTCATAGTACACCGAGGCATTGTTAGCCGTACCATACGTGGCGGCCACATTGTTCGCTGTAATGCGCACTGGAACTTTTGACCAGACCTGCCCGCCAGAATAAGGCTCTATTATGACATACTCGACTTCATCCGGACCATAGAATTGTGTCCGCGTATTTGTGAGGTTTACCTGAATTCGTATATTTGAACCATCACTTAAATCCCTGATCTTGAGTAGCCCGCTTCCGTCAAAATGAATGTTACTGCCAACGGCCACAGTGAGGTACAGATCGCCAGTAGATGTAATCCCACTGCCATCAATAGTCAGGTTGTCAACCTGCAATGACGTGAGTGTTTGCACGTCTGTGGTCCATGCTGCTGTGCCAGCGCCGGTTGCCTGGAGTATCTGGTTGTCGGTTGTTGGCCCTGGGTCACTAAAATTCCACGGCTGCGATGACCACTGAATGATGCCTGTGGCATTGGCTGTGAGAAGGGTGTTTGCGCTCGATGCCTGCCAGGCAGGCGTGTTGGCTGTAGCTGTAATCAATAGAGAATTGGCTGGCGCCGACCCATTCGGAATGGTCCAGTTTCCTACTTTTATCCATCCAAGAGTCCAAAGATTCTCGTCATCAAAATCGATTGTGCCAAGACCAGTGATCTTGCTTCCATCGATAGTGATGTTGTCTACGGTGAGCGAAGTAAGCCCGACGATATTGGTCGTCCACGCGCCAGTTCCATTTCCAGTGGCTTGGTATATTTGATTGGCAGTTGTCGGAGCCCCAATCGACAGCCCGAAGCTGTTGTGATTGTAGGTAGACTCGTGCGTAGTGACAGCGCTAGCAGCGGTCCCAAGCAAGTCATACAAGCCAGAATGGTCACCCCAACTATACGCAGTGTTGTAGTGGGTGTGATTGTACGTGCTCTCATGGTTTGACATGATCCCAGATGCTTCATTGATAGGATCATACAAGCCAGCGTGGTTGCCCCAGCCGTACGCCGTATTCCAGTTTGAAATCAAGTTTGATGTGATGCTGCTGCCATTCACAGTGATGGCAGTGCCGTTGATTTGCATGTTGCCGGTCAATAGAAGCGTAGCAACATCGATAGTCGATATTGCAAGTGCATCGGCAGCATCAAGCCGATGTACTTCGCCCGCAATTTGTACTAGCGGAGCATACGTTGTCATAGAATGGCGACCTTGTTTACTTCGATGTCAAACTTTGTGATCGTGATAGCCGTACCCATCTTGACCACTACTTGTCCGTCTACGCTCGGTGCCGTTGTAGACATCTTACCTGCTGTTGTATCAAGGAAGTAAAGAGACCCTGGGGACAGCGATGTGGCACCAATTACATTTGTCCAATCAGCTTGATTGACGCTTCCTTCCGTCAAAATGGTGGCAGTTTCGTTAGCTGAAGCACCAGCAAGCACCAAGCCAATAGCATCTGACGTGTTTACTGACGATGCGTCGGCTAGGTTGACGGTGTTGTTTCCAGATACGTAGACAGGCTGTCCTACGAGCACCGTTTCATTTGCTGTTACGTCGTGCTTGCTAAGATCTGGATCGCCTGTTTCATTTCCTGTTCCAGGAGGATGATAGCCATCGAGAGACGCGTGAGCATAATCAGTCAGCGACATGACTGACTCAATGCTCCTGGCTCGATCCATGGCAAACGTGGCGATATCTAGCACAGAGAGTGTGTGGGTGGCTGGGTCGCTCGCGTGATTGTTATGTAAATCAGCGTCCTGATCCAGCAGCATGTAGTCGGATGTGTACCGGAGCCAATCTCCAAGATACGAAACGGCCTGATCCAACCCAAGCGAAGAGACAGCGAGCAGTCGCTTCTCCAATAGTCCGACGCCGCTTCCACCTCCTGTGGGCAGCATTGGATTTCGCACGTTGGTTACAGACAGTCTCATTATTTGTACGCCAAGAGGTTGACTTCTGCCCCGACTGCTTCCTCAATAAACCGAATTGATCGCAAGTCGCCGGTATACCAAATTGATTCTCCAGCGTGGATTCTGACTCCCGTTGAGGCATCGGGATCAACACCGTCGTCGCGATATCGAACGTTTTGATTGAGCACTTGAATAAGGGCCACACGACCAACTCCGATCTGCACGCCTTTCGCAGTCGACAGGTCGGTGATTTGCCTGTAGCCAGCCGGTTCTACGGCTGCATCGGCATAAAAGCGGTCAGCAAATGGGGCCATGTGAATTGTCTCCGAAGAAAGAAAAGCCCCGGCGGGCGGGAAAGCCCGCCGGGACCGCTATCAAGAATCCGGCCGAAGCCGGAGGTGCTTTAGGCGTAGAGAACAGCACCGAGGTTGACGTCGAGCAGAGCGACTCCGCACAGCATGTCGAGGGTCACAATCGTGCCCTGGCTGGAGATGTCGTACTGCATCGCGACTCGCATGGCGAGATCGTTGTACATGCCAACAGCGGCCTGCACACCCAGCGCGTTTGCCGGAACGGCAAGAGGACGGCTGACCAACGCCAGAGCGTCACGATGGAACGCGAGGCACATCGAGCCGTGCGGTCCGGGGAACGCCAAGTCGGCAGCAGTGACAGCAGCCTCAAGCGGCCGATCGAGCCAAACGATCACGCTCGTCGTGCTGACAGCGTCAACTTCGATGATCGTGTACGTCTTGCGGGTGGCACCGGTGCCAGTCGCCAGCAACTGTCCAACGATGGGCAGCTTGTTTGCCGTGATGGTGTTCAGCGTGATGCCCTTGTCGTAGCCAACTGCGTAGCTGGCGCCGATCGTGGCGGGCAAGAAAGCGTACCCGACAGCGTTGGCCGAAACAGCGTACTTGTATGCGTCGACAAGCGTGATGCCAGTCGTCGAGCCAGAGCCGGTATGAGCCGAAACCACTTGCGGCTGCTGATCGCCAGTGAACCACACAAACGAGCCATTGGTGACCTCGGTGGCCGACGTAATGGCAATATTTCCCGTGGCTCCGGCTGCGGCACCGGTGGCATGGTTCAGGGTAGCCGTGTCCGCGTTCAGAAGATCGCGGTAGTTCACGTTCTGGTCCATGTAGGTGTCGAATCCGAGGACGCGACCGAGGCGGGCGTTCTCCAACGCCGTGCCGCCGTCACCACGCTGATTCGCGGCGATGAACAATTCGGTCTTCAACATCTCGGTCTCGGCCTGGGGGCTAATCACGAGATTTCGGCCGTTCGGGTAAGCCTTGTTGATGTTCATGATCTCGCGAGTCTCAAGGATGTCATCCTTGGCCGTAGACGAGGACATGCCACCCAGCTTGCCAGCGGCGTTGGCGAAGAACCGCCACACTTGGCCGACCAAAATGCGGTCCACGGACCGGGCCATCTGCATGGCAGCGGGCTCCATGTAGTACGAGATCAGTTCCTTGAACGAGAGGCTGGCCTCTTCGTCCTTGATCGTGAAGGACACGTAGACGTGCTGGTTCAGGGGAACCTGAACGTTCGTGCTGACGGCGTCCTGATTCACGACGGTATCCGACTGGGCCTTACGCTTGGTCGAGAACTCGCTCGGACGACGGGTGTTGACCACATCGCCATAGCTGGCAACGAGGGGCGAAAAGTCACGGTGCACCAGATTGGCCATCACCATGTTCTCTTCGAGGATCGCGAGGGACTCCTGGGCCCACAGTTCGGGGATAAGGGCGTCGTTGTCATTCGCAAAGCAGAGGAAGTATTGGTTCATTTCTGAACTCCTGTGTTCGAGTTAGTTTACAAAACTGACTCCCAGGTATGATCGCACCGTGTGTCCCTGGTATACGTCACGGCAAAGAAACCCGGTCTTACCGGTAGGCCCGTTGGCTTGAAGGCGCGGACAATCAAGCTGGGCAGCTAATTCGCTTATCGACCTGAGACGCGTGCTTTGATCGCGGCACGATTCTTGCGATACGTCTCAGCATCCATTGTGGAATAGTCGATATCGGACGGGTCATGGATGGTTCCCTGACCGGCCCCGACGCCGCTAACCACGTTACTCTTGAAAAGGTTGCCCCAAATCTTGGGCAATTGACGCATTCTCTTGACGGCGTCGGCTGGCGAGCACAGAGTCTTGATCTCTTCGCCGGTCTTCTCGTCGATATCCGGGAAATCGACCATCGGAGTCAAGGTGCCTTCAATGTCCTTCAACTCGGTCATGGGCTTCAGGAGCCCGACGATCTGGTTCGGATTGAAAGCGTCGGCCGTTCCAGCCGCATCCTGTAGCGACCGCACCACTGTCTCACGCTTGAAGAGATTTTCCCAGTGATTGGCGCGGGCTTTCTCGGATTCCAATTCCGTTTTGTACTTCTCCTCGGATTGCTTTCGCTCGAATTCGGCTTGCTGCTCTTTCGTGCGTTGCGACTTCTGAACGTCTTCAAGCCGGGACTGAAGATTGTCGCGTTGTTCCTTGGTTAGGTTGTTGCTCTGCAACAGTTCCTGATAGCTGGTTTCGAGAGCAGAGTATTTTTCACGTTCCTTCCTCTTTTCCTCCGCCATGAACTTGTTCACATCCTCCTGAGTGAACATTCTTTCGTTCCCGTTTCCGCCGGGCGGGTTCTTCGGGGGCGTCGCCGGGGGCGTCGCCGGGGGAGTTCCGTTGGTGTCTTCGTTGTCGTAGCACAAAATGGAGACGGGATTGAAACTGGTTCTCATTTCCTAACCTTTAAGTTAGTCAGCCCTACTGATTTTGATGAGACCGTCGAGTTTCAGATATGGCAATAGCCATCTCCATACTCGGGCGGTAGGAATTCCATAAACAAGGTATTCCATTGCGGCGATGTCGTTGGCGTAGGTGGTCCGAACGGCAGCATAAGTTTGTTGTGTGACGCGAAGTCGATCGATTGCGTCTTCTGGGTCAAAGCCTTCAATGAGTGCGAATGCAATTTCATAGCAAGCCCACTCGATTTCTTGTGGCGGAACAGTATCCTTTCCACGCGGGAATTCCAGTTCCTGCGTCGCGTCGGCGGCGATCACCTCGTCCCGACTTGGAGGAGTGTCGAGGATCTTTTCTTCGATCTCAGTGTCTGTGTCGTACTCGTACATGATAGACCAGACGGCGTGTTTCACACCACGATAGCTCAATGAGTCAATCAGTCTGGTAGCTTCGAGCAAGGCTTTCGGACGATCTGCTGGCGCAGAATTAGCCCACGAATCCGAATGGAGTCGATTGGCAAAGTACGAGTTAGCGCCAGCAAGAGTTCCGTAGTAAGCCATGGGTCACCTTATAGGGGCATCGGAGGAATTGGGTAGCAGCAGCCGTTGATGGCGGCCGTCCCGCCTTCTTTCTTCGCTTTCGAGTAGGGCGATTCAATCTTCTTCACGGGAAGATTCACTGGCTGGCCATCTGGCTTTGCGCCACCTTTTTGATTGACCGGGCCCTTGCCATTCGTGGTTGCGACCATTATCTGTCTCCTTTATCGAGGTTTTTACCTTTGCCTCGCACGGGTTCGTTCTTGTCATCACTCAAAGTGGTGTCATTTGCTTCTTCACGCTCATCTTCACCAGAGTCAGGGTCATCATCAAGATCCGGAACTCCTCTGGCGGCCATGTTCGGGGCTGGTTTGGCGGCAGCTTGCGCTTTTGCTACTGCCTCCGCTCTCGCAATGTGATCTTTCCTGGCCTGCAAGTATTCGTTATCATCGAAGCCCATGGCAATGGAAGCAGTCTTTTCGCCACACAAGCCGGACTCTACCGCCGAACGAATTGTCTCTGGGTCAGACGTTGCGTACCCGGCGTCGTCAATTTGCCTGTAGATTTTATCAAGAGTGGCGTTGTTGACTTTTCCAGCCAGAAGAGAAGCGACGATCGCTTTCGCGATTTCCTTCTTGACTTCCTTACCCGGCACAGTGAACATCAGCTTCGCGAGTTCGCTGGCTTCTTTGATCCGGTCTTCGTCGTTCTTCAGACTGTACCGATCCGGGTATTTGATTGTGGCAACTTTTCGTTGCTCTGGATCTTTGTTCTCGTATGCGGCCCAGTGGGCAGCGATCTCTCGCTCTGCGCTTTCCAACACAAGGCCGATGTAGGACAGACCAGCTTCCAGTCCCTGGTCCGACAGCTTCATGGCTTCGGCCGAGATAGCCCTCTGTCCAGTTTTGTTCTGGACTTCAAGATTCACCAGTTTACGAATCTCATCCTCAAGGGCTTCACGAAGTTTCATGGACGCTTCCAGCGGTTCAGAACTGGGATTGATGAACCCTGGAGGGTTGGCTTTAAGGTCGTAGAACCGGCCATGGGAAATGCCCATACGCTGTTCTGTGCCGACTTCGCTATTGTCTGATGTATTGGAGGTGCCGTCGTCATCGACGGACCCGATCTTCAAGTGGCTGCCCACCGCCCTGACATCACGCTGTTCGATGTAAATTGGAAAGTTTGCTTTGATAGCATACGACACGTCGGCCGACACCAAATTCAGCAACGCGACCTGATGCTTGTACACGTCCTTGAGAATACTTCCACCGATAGAAAGCATCGTGAATGGAATTCTCTCAAGTTCGAGTCGGATTACGCCTGCATCAGATTCAACATTTCCATTGAACGTTTCGCGATCCATGATGATGCCGCCGCGAAGATTGATGAGGTTGTCATTCTCATCAAACATCCGCATCTTTACTGTCCGGTCAAACGGGTCGATCCAAATGAACCGATATCGATTGAAGCCGCCGCTCGGAAGGTAGGCGCCGTTGGCAAATCCCTGGTTGTAGTCTACGCCGCGATCTCGAAGCAACACAGCAGTGAAATTGCCCGGCTCTTCCGGCTTGGCGACGGCCCACGAGAGAATGTCTTCAACAGCATACTTGTAGCAGTACGGGCGCGCATTCCCTTCATCGGCCATAGTCCTCAGACCAGCCAACTCAGGCATGTCGATATAGACACCGGAACGGCCCATCACAAGCAATTCGGTGAGCACCTCGATGCCAAGGAACGATTGCATCGATGCACCTTTGTTATCCACTCCGCCGATTTCACCGGCTGCGGCACGCATGTAATTCTCGCTGCCGCCTCGACGAGTAACGTCACGAAGCCGCTGGAAAATTGAATTGCGAATATCATTCACGGCTGCCTTGGCATGGGCCGGAATGGGAGTGTAGAACTTACGAGTGTTGAAATCAGCGTTGCTTTCTCGGTTGCTGAATTTCCTCAAGTTCCGTCGAACGAAGTTCGGACCGCCATTATAGGTGTCACGCCAATCGAACCAGTACATCTCGTCTTCGAGATAGTCTGGGTGTCGAATAGCCGTAAGGAACTTAGCGTCGCGAGCCATATTAGATTACCTTGTCCGTTACATCCCCGCCAGATACGATACCAGCGGCCAGAGGTAGAGCGATTTCAGCGTAATTCAAAGCGTGTGCAAAGTGGTCTGGCCCTGTGCTCAGATAGACAGCTTTTGAATTTCCTTGGTCGTCTTTTTCGTACGTCCTTACCAACGCTTTGATGTGATCTTTGAATTCCAGTGACGTGTCGGCTGGCAGGTGGATGCGGTCTGAATGAAACCGACCCATTGAGGCATCAAGCCAGTTCGTCCTATCAACTGTTACGATAGGTGCACTGCCATCTTCCTCAGACAATTGTATTTCCTTGCCTGTGACACCTCTTCTGTACCGACAAAGATACACGTAACCGGGAAATCTACGGGCAAATCTACGAGCATCATTGATTTGTGGGTCAGCGTCAATGACACACGCTCGAACTTGCCACTCCCGCATAAGCGGGTCCAAAGTTTTGAAGTCGTCTCCGGGCAATTTTCCTTCCCACAGCAACTTTGCGTGGGCTGATGCGTTCAAATCAATTCCATTTCCAGCCAGCAGAAACTCAAGAACAACCACGTTGTTCATTTTGCCCTGGTCGACGCCCATAACGATAAGCCGGTCGGTGCCGATATTCGGGCGCTGTTTCTCTTTGAAATAGTTCCTTATGGCGTGTTCAAGCTCTCCATCAGTTACTTGCCCTCCGTCCGGAATATAAGGAAGGCCCTGCTTCGAGTTGAAAAATTCAACCATGGCGGCTTCATCGCCGACTCCCCGAAAATATGCCAACGCCAAATCAGCGGGCGTGACAGTGTAGGAGTACATCTGGTTGACGTAGAAGCTTCTGTGGTCTTCATCGACATGCACAGTTGGTTCCCAGAACGCATTTGCCAGGAACGTAGGCTTCTCTTCGTGCTTTATCTCTTGCTTGCATTCCTTGCACTTCAAGAATGATCGTCGGACATCCGGGTCAGTGATTGACTCTCCGCATACCTCCAGGCAGTCTGGAAAAATCAACTCTGTCGAACGGCCACATCGAGGACACTTGAAGTAAAAGTGTTCCTGCGTTCCTTGCAGGTACAGTTTGTGAATTCCGAATTGCGGAATAGTTGGTGTGCTCAGCGAGAACACAAACTTGTGCAACTGACCTGACAGACGTTCAAGAGCAAGCCAAATAGCTCGCTGATCCATTTCGTCTGCTTCGTCAAGTACCAGAACTGAAACTGGAATTGACTTCAGGTTCGAGTCGCCGCGTGATCCGCGAATATACAGGTTGACTCCGCCAGCCTGTTTCAGTCCCACCGTATTGGTGTCAGTGAATAACTCTTTGAGGTAGTCACTGTGCAGCAACGCAGTATTGAAACGTGATTTGCTAAAGTCGCTCGCATTCAACTGTGTGGGCAGAACATACAAAACATCTCGTTTCTTGATGTCTACCGTAAAGAATGCCACATTGATGGCGACTTCTGTCAGCCCCATTTGGGCTGCCTTCATTATCGTGTTGAAAGACGCGGACGAGTCATGTACTTCTTTGCACCATGGGTGGTACTTGAAGCTATACGGTCCGGGAAAGGGCTCGCCCATTATGCGGCGATGTTGAACCCAACGACTGCATGTATTCAGGGTGCGCGATACCAGTCCCTGGTGGAGCACATCGCCAAAATCAGTAAGCAGTCCCATGCGTCTCTCGTGGTTCAGTCCAACGTTGGTTCGGATTCCAGCTTACCATCGTGAACAAGCAGGTCCAACGTTGGCTCGGATTCCAGCTTACCATCGTGAACAAGCAGGTCCAACTTTGGCCCTGTCCTTTCCCTTGCTTCCTTTTCTCTTCGCTTCCGTTCTTTTTCCTGCCGCTTTCGCAAGTCGGCTTCTTCCTTCTGCATCTCCATCTTTTTCAGATGGTCTTCCAAGTCAAGCAGACCCCATGTCTTGGACCAGATCCGCCCCTGTGCAATCACCTTTGCGTCGCTTCGGCCCTTTTCCACAGGTTCGATCACAACTTCGACGGCGTTGTCAGGGACTTCCAACTCCTGTCCACTGGGGAGCACGCAAATGCACTCGCCGTTGTTGACGTTGCAGCGGGTGTGTTGATGCCACGGCCACGGATTAGGAATCTTCATTCTCGGTCTCCATCAAGAACAACGGGGCGATCGTCAAAATGAACTGAAGAATTTTGGGCCAGTTCTCGACGAACCAATCCCACAGGTTCTTGAGCCTTTCCTTCCAGTCCAGTCCAATCAGTCGATTGGGATACTTGTAAGGATCAAGTTGTGCTTCCTCGATCTTGGCATTCAGTTCAGTGAGTGCCTTGTCGCTGTTGGCGACGTCCATCGCGGACTTGTATTGTTCGTCGGTCATCTCGCCGCGACGATGGGCTCGACGGGCTTGAGCAGCGACTTTACGTGCCAGTTTGGCATTTGTCATAGGTGTGGCTTTCTGCCCTGACTGTGGGCGATTGCGAGAGCTTGTTTGATGGCTTTCTTTTTGCCACCTTGTGAATTGGCATAGCACTTTCCGCTATCGCCATATTTTGTCCCGGCCTTACCAGAGGCCGTCTTGCAGGATTTCAGTGGCACGCTTACGCCTCCCCAGGTGAATGTTCGTACCAGTCCATTCCGATGTGCATCAACTGAGTTGTGGCCCCAGTCTCAGTAAGTTGAACAGTGTAGGACGTGGCGGGCTTCAAAACCCATTCATGCCTCGACGCGATTTGTCCGCCTAGATCCGACTGAAATGGATTGGCTCCTGGCTGACCAATGAACGTGTTGACAAGTTGAGTTCGGTTGGTTGTATTTACGGTGGCATTTGCTACCACAGTGGCTGTGCTGTTGTCAGGATAATTCCTGTTGGCGTTTCTGGGTGTGATCGCATTTCCGGTGTTGGCGGTGAGTGCAGTGGCTTCATACACAACTGCGTTTGCCGAGTTACCGGTAGTAACTTCAAGCAACATATGGCATTGCTTGGGAGCGGCCGGGGTAGTAATTGTCAGCGTGATCGAGTTTCCGCTGCCGACGCTTGCTGTAAGCGACGCACGGTAATTCACCCCTTCGTGAATTTCATGGTGAGGATGGTCGATCGACTGCAAAGATCGCGACACCGGATCAATAGTGGCGAGTCGCTCACCATCGCTAATCAGCACGGGCATTGCCATGTTACTCTCCAGTTGATTCAAGGGACTCGTAGACTTTTAGGATGACAAGCATCCACACGTTCGAGGCGGCCACCACAAGGAAGTAGTAGAACACCCCACACAGTAACGATGGCAAAGCAATCCAAAACGCAAGACAGATAGGACAAAGAAGAACTCGCCAGCCAAGCAGTGTCCGGAGGGGTGCCATGATTTCGCTCTCACTAATCAAGCACGCAAGAACTCCGACGGCCGCCGCATGCATGAACGCGGTAAGAACAAGTTCTACCATGGCACCCAGAGCCCGTTTATAAGCAGGAGAGACGTTACGCTGTTTACTACTACGCGGCGGGCAGTTGTGATATTGATGTTTCCGCCCGGTCGCAACCAGATGTTGTTTCCAGTCAGGAGGAGAAGATCTCCTTCTTCTCCGCCAAGTATCGTCAGTATCTGATTCGATCCCGCTTGAACCAGTTGATGAACGGTTGAGTTGACAGTTATCGTTGTGCTGGATACTCCGATGGTTGTTGAAGCACCCAGATTGAAGATCGGTATTGTGACCTTTGTTCCGGCAGAGGATTGCATCAATCCTCCGACCATCACAAGAGGATGCCTCATAGCTTTACCGTCTGGCCGATCTCGACATCCATTTGCGTGGCCGTCAAAGCATGGCCGACTTTCTTCACGAAGTCACCGTCTGCGTCAGGGGCCGTCGCCGTCAACATTCCGGCTGCCGCAGCCGAAAGCCAGTAATCGGCACCAACTGTCAAGCCGCCAGTTTGACCTGTAACGGCGTCCCAGTCGGCGGCGTCGGCTTCAAACACGCCGTCTGTCACGACGTTTCCTGCCGAGTTGTTCGTTGTGTCTGCGTCGACAAGCCCGGCCACTGCCACGGTGCTTTGCGCGTCGGCCTGTGCCGGAATCATGTTGTTGCTGGACACATAGACGGGAGTGCACTTCGGAATCGTGCTGCCGGACATGTTGTCTTTGCTGACGGTGTTGCCAAGATCAATTGTGTCGCCCGCTTGCAAGCGTTCGATTTGACCGTTGGTAATGACGAGTGGTTTCTTTACTGCCATGGGTGTGTTATACCTATTGGAGTTATTTCTTTAGTTTGTTGACATCCTTGACGAACTTGTCGATGTCTTTCGCCTTCCAATAGACTTCCGTGGCAACAACTTTTCCGTTAAGGACAAGCTGAATTGTAGGTAGCGATTTCACTTCTGCTGGAGGACTGTCCTCGTGATAGTCTTTTTGTTCGACTTTGTACTTCAGCTTCAGTAGAGCGGGTAGTTCTTCTCGTTCGTACTGGGTGCAGGCGGAACACATGTCGCTGGACCAGATCCTGACGATGTATCCGTTGTATTTTGGGACGGGGATGGGGAAGATTCCGTCGAAGTAGGAGTCACCGGCTTTCGCGTGAGGCTGATCCAATCGTTGACAATCCCGTACAAGTCCCGAAGATGTTGCCACGTTGGCTTGGTTGTCAACACGTTTCGCAGTAGCCGCTTTAGACGAAGCCAAAGAGGTATGAGCGATAAGTAGGGCCGCGATGACATAAATTGTCGCTGCGACATGAATGGCTCTCTTTTTCATTGGTGTTGCCACCTAGTGAAGGACATAGGGTGAAATTACTACTCGCGGAAACCCGACGTATGCACTGAACGCAAAGGAATCCCCGACTCTCAGCATGCTGTCGACAGTTGTTGCGTCGATCCAAAAAGTGCTTGCTGGTTGCGGGCCTCTCGTCGGCCCTGTGACCCAGTCTGAGTTACCCATCCAAACCGCGCGGCCGTTGCGACGAGTGTATATTGTGCGATTTGGCACGGAGACACAGAATACTTCGCCTTCATAAGGCAGTAAAATAGGTGTGTATCTCACTGCCTGCTCGAAAGCCTTGACCTTTATTCCGACCCGGTATTCAATGTGTCGAGTTGTGTTGTTTTCTCCCGCCTTTCGTCCAACCCGGTTGGTAGACGAAATATCTCCACACAGGCCGCAGTGCAAGAGAAGGCGTTGAAAATCACTTGCCAGTTGCTTGGACGACGTATAGTAGGCACGCTTGACTCCTGTAGGCCCTTTGCTTTGTGTTCCGTCGCCACGCATTAGAGCGGCATAGAAGATTTTCAACTGTCGATCTGAACATCGCCACACATAATCGGGAATGTACTTTTCATGGGAATAACCGAATGGAATCAATTCACGAACCAGCGAGGACTTTTGTGTGTGTGAAAAGTGACGTCTATGCTTAGTGAACTTAAATGGAAGCCGTTGAAGACATTTCCAAATGGTTTTTCTGTTGTGTTTCTTTTTCTGAGCAACTGAAACTACGCGTCGAAAGCCCCACTTTTTGCCTTTATTCCAGGCTTGCTTCTCACTGGCTGAGCCTTCTGCCAGCCAGTAGCCAAGAAATTCAAGCCACAAATCCATTTCAACTTGGGTGCCTCCGACATTATGCCATTTTACATCTGGGTTTGTGTTCTTTGCGTTCTTCTTGAATTTGACGCTTTTGTGACATTCGTCAGCACGTTTGTGCACCCATTTATCGCTTCCGCGAGTAGCACAGTACAAATTGTGATTCGGCGTGACCGCAAAATCGATGTCTCTTGATTTGTAATGCCAAAGATGCCCAGCATAGGGATATCTGTGATATTGAGTTGGCAGTTGATATTCCAACTCATGTTGCTTGTTCAGTGTGGCCACTTTCTCGGTTCGATTGAGATTTTTGAAAAGCTTCCAACCTTGGTCGGTTAGGATTTCTGTCTGCTCGTCAAAGCAGCCCCAGGAATTGAAGCACAAGGCGCCAGGACGCTCAAACTCATCGTCATAGCCAGCGAACAGCATGGCGTGCGACCAGCCGCGTCGCTTGCGGGTAAGGAAGCCTTGCGAGTCTCTCTTCAGCGGGACGCCGCCCGTGGGGCCAAAGCCGACGTTCGAGCACACCATTACGGGAGAACCATTGTAAATCAGGTCGCACAGGTCGGCATAAGACGTGCAAATTGCCGTCTCTTTGACCGGATGAAGCTTCGCAATTGGCTCAAGGGCGTCCGGACAGCCCGTATTCCCCATCGCAACGGCCTTCTTGGCGTCGTAGACGGTGAAATCGAAGTCACCAGGGTACTGCTGTCGAAGGAGGACTCCATACTTGACCAGCCATTCGGCGGCCCAGTGTCCGGTCGATCCGGGGCCTCGCGGGTTACCGATCTCAACACGTGAGCCACCGTAAATCGGCTCGGTGGCGGCCTTGGCTACCCACCTCTGCGGCATTCGTTTCAGTACGATTTGCACGGCCGAAAGGAAGTCTACCCCGAGTGCGGCGGCTTGCGACACACAATCTGGGGCCCCTTGACGGTGCGGAACGTACGGTTTTCCCGTCACACGCTCAAAAGCGAGGTGCAGAAAGGCCGATTTGCCCTTTCCAGAGCCTCTGATTGCTTGATTTTGCTGTGCAACGAACGGATATCGGTGCCGTCGAATGAACGACTTCAAACTTTCCTGGTCGTCATTCCAGCCATACTGGTCGCCAACGTCCGAGACAGTGTCTCTCAACGCGGCCTGAACAGATCGCGGCAGAAGAAGGGCGCTCGCAGACAGAGCGAGGTTCTTCAAGACGGTTCGTCGGTCCATTTTCAACTCTCCCGCTGCCCTTTTGGCTGTTTTTGACTGATTTTCGGCTGATTTTCGGCTGTTTTAGCAGGCGTTAAGGCCCGCTGCGATCTCTTTCCACATTTTCGCGTGGTCTTCGGGCGTCGCGAGAGCGCCGGATTGTGCCCGCTCAAGCAAAACTGCGCCGATTTTGTCGAGCATCGGTTTCCATGCGTCTAGGCGTTCGCCCAATACCTCTCGGTTTGCTTTGGCCGTGGCCTTGATCCATTCCTGGGGGTCGTCAAGGTCATTGACATTTGCAGCGATCGCTTCAAAACTTGCCGCGAGGGCCTTGCATTCGTCCTGGGGAAGGCCGAGAGTCCAGTTCCAGTAAGGAATCCACTCGACGAGCGAAGCGTCAACAGCGGGCTCGCTGGGCGGCTCCATGACCTTCACAACCCACGTAACAACATCGACGGACCCGTCCTTTGCCACGGCAACAATGAATTGGTAATCACCGGCAGTTCTTGCAGAAAAAACGGCTTTCGCTCCGCCCTCGTATGTAAGCCAATCTTGAGACTGCGGAACAAGGAGCCATTTGAAAGAATCGGCTACAGACTCAGAGACATCCAGGCGTACCAGTTCTCCAATACGACAGACAGACGGTGCAGAAAGCACGACTTTCGCCTCGACCTTGGCTGGGACGGTCGCTTTCGCGACAGGGGTTTTGTCCTGGGCACCAAGAAGGGTGGCACTGGCAAGGCATAGCAAGAGAGTGAACGAGGCGAGGTAGCGGTTCATGTATGTTTCCTCAGATAGGTTAAGGCGCTTTCTAGGGTTTGCGGGTCGTCGCCAAGCAAGCCAAGCCCGGTGTTGCAGTTTGAACAAAGCAAACCGCGTATTTTCCCGCTACTGTGGTCATGGTCTACAACGAAACGTCCGCAGTTAGGAACTTTTCGCGTGCCACAAATGGCACATTGGCCGTTTTGTTTTTCCAGCATCTTGTCGTAATCAGACAAGGTTATGCCGTACTTTCGTTTTATTAGTGCGTTTGCCCTTTGTACTTTCGTACTGATTGATTCGCTTTTCACGCACTGACGGCATAGATCCTTTATGCCGAATGGCCTGTTCTTTGACCTGCCGAATTCAACGTGAAGGAGCCATTCTCCACATCGGCTGCATCGTTTGTGTGTTTCAGTGGTAACACAAGGTCCGCAAGGCAGGTATAATTCACCGCAATGTTCTGGAGGGACGGGTCGCTTTGTCTCCAAAATTGGTCCTCAGAGGCGGAAGCAGTCAGGATGGTGCACAATAATCCAGGCACGCCGTTCAAAGTGCACTCGTTGTGCGATTATCAACTCACTGCGGGTCATTGGGTCCAAGATCTTTCCGCATTTGCAGACGGCCTGAAGAGACTTCTCCGGCCATTCACACTCGCGTCCGCATTCGCAGAAAGCTTGGTTCATGGTTCACCGACTAGTACGGGTTGCAGGCACAGACTCCGTCTTGCCCGTCACGTTCAACATCTTCGATGAGACTCAGGTATCGGGAAGCGAGGTAGTAGTTCCCGGCGTACATGTGTTGCGCGACTTGTTCTCGAAGTCGGGCGATTTCTTGTTCTTTGTCCATGTCAGTCTGAAAGCCTGTTGTAGCGTTTGCAGAGCCGTTCGTACCGATTGAGCAGACGGTTGATTCGCCACATGAGAATGGCGAGTCGCAGGTCCAGGAAGCGGAGTCGAAGTTGGCGAAGCATGTTAAACCTTGGTGAATGATGAACGGCAGTTCATGGTGAACTGCCGTTCATGGGCTTGAGTTTCTGGCTAGTTGATCGGCTGGGTCGTGAGGAACCGCAGCACGATGTTGAGGGCGCCTTGCACCGCGACGGCGATGGCGACGACGGAAGCATAGTCCTGCATGACTTCGGCACCAGCCACATACCCGGCAATACCGGCGGCGAGGGTCACGAGGTTCAGCCACACCATTTTCGAGGCGAGAACGGACTTGGTTTCGACAACAGTTTGCATTGTAGCACCTTTTCGTTTGGGTTTAGTTCTCTTGTGCGGCAATTGCTGAGGCGATTTGCAGTCCGATGTTCTCGATCGTTTCGTCGACCAGTTCGGTGGACGGCGTCGTGTTCGCAAGCGGTCGCACGTTGGCGTCGATGATTCCAATGAGTTTCTGAGCGAGGCTCATGACTGCCTGCTTGCTGAGCGAGTTGCCCAGTTTCACGTCCATCGTGTGGCAGGAGGTGGCCAGTTTGTCAATTGCCAGGGCCAAGGATTGGAAGACGGCCGTGTTTGCGACGACGTCGGCTTCGGTCTCGCACTGGTTGATCCTGCGTTCGAGCAGGGAGCGGAGAATGGCGATCTCGGTGTGAATCGACTTGATCTCGTTGGCACGAGCATGCCGGTCGATCGGGTCGCCAAGAAGCGAGTTGGTAATCCGGTATTGATTGATTACGCGCTCCGCGTTGGTCGCGGAATGAGCGTCGCAAAAACGACTCGGCGGAGTCGCTTGCTTGCTGCACTGACCAACGGATGTGACATACTCGCACTGCATATTGAAATCATTCCTTCTACACCTATTGTAGCCAAAATAGGGGAAATTTCCCGTAAAATCCGGAAAAATCGTCAAAATAGTCACAACCGGCCCTGACGCGTCAACCACCCGCTTGGCCGCGTGGAATTCTTCGACACCCGCTGGCGTCCTCGGATCGGCGTAAATCCTTCGCATGACTCAATTTGCGTTTATGACTGGCCGGTCATATTCCTGACCTACCACCTGCCCCTCTTCCTGGGGGAGTGTATCGTTATGATACACTCTTTTGGGTGGTTTGACCGTGTGATTTCTCGGTGACCGGCCGGTCATTATTGTGGCTGGTGGGTTCATGCACGGAAGCGGGCTGGTTGCTCACTCTTTAGGCGTTCTCGGGCTCGTCATAACCTCTTACTGTATAACGACTTACGACATCTTGACGCGTCAACGCTTAGAAAATAGGCAGCGGACAGTCGAAAGGGCGCGACGGACCGCCAATCCCTACGACCCTCACACTCGCTACAATTAGACCCACCCCTACCACCGATACAACCACCCCACCCGCTACCATCCCTACTCGATATCCAATTCATCCAACACACAAGATCCACACAACCACACCAACAAATACAATCGATACATACCATACAATCGTACTGGTGTATCGTTTCGATACATACCCCATTCGGGTGGGTGGGGTTGTAGCGGGTGTCGTCAATATGACTACACCACCCGATCGGGGTGGTATCAATCTGATCTCACTCTACTGGGGGGTGTCCGTACATGTGACACAATGGTCACAATCGTTACAACCCGCATACCTGCCATGACCCCTATATGCAGTGCAATTGGTTGCATGGATGGTAGGGGTTAGCGCTCTTGTAGCAAGGGAATTGGATGGTATGGTTATGGCGGGTATGCCGATTGTATCGATGATGACGAGGATATTGATTGTAGTAACTGTGCGGGTTGTGACGACGCAGATTGTACTGTACGTATAATCACTACAATTAGTGCACCCGCTACCCGCTAGCCTACCAGTACAGGTGTCACGATCGATATATCCGTCACGATCGATACATGTGACAGGACGGGATCTGCCGATAAATGCGGTAGAACACGTCCAATCGCATGCCCCCTCCAGGGTGGGGACTGACGACTATATCGGTCGTGCGCCGGAGTCGGAAAAACGGGCCTATACTAAATATGACACTTTGCACGATTTTCTTGGGGAACTCTTTTGTAGCTCCGGTTCCGGTGCTGGGGTTTTTACCTATCGTTATGTTTATACCGACAAACGACTTGCGTCTGCTCGCCCCCCACCGGAGGGGACGGAACGTGTGCGCCATTCCGGTGATTTCGCTAGTAGTCATGGGGGGTACATCCCCCAAGTGGGCCGATGACACCCCCAAGGACTACTAGGAGGGGGTATCGAATACCTCCGGTGGGGGGAATTCCGTAAATACCGGCCACGTATAGACTTATCGATTCTACTACTTCGGAGGTATTTGACAATATCTCCGGTGGGGGGTTTTACGCAACTTGTTCCGTATAAAGGGTTTACGTCAACCACCCCGCCACTAGGGGGTACAGGCCATTCAACTTGTTACGGTCAAAGGGTTTACGTCAATCGTTCCGATTATCCGCCGGAATTCCGGAGTCTACCTCCGGTGAGGGGGCGCACCTATGCAAATAAAACGTATGTACACTATTGCACCGATTCGGGCGGGTTTGCGGGTTGTAGGGAGTCGGCACCCGCTGGCCCGCTGGCCCGCTGGCCCGCTGGCCCGCTGGCCCGCTGGCCCGCTGACGACGTCACCCGCTGGCCCGCTGGCCTCCGGCCCGCTGGCCTCCGGCCCGCTGACGACGTCACCCGCTGACGACGTCACCCGCTGACGACGTCACCCGCTGGCCTCCGGCCCGCTGGCCCGCTGGCCCGCTGGCCCGCTGACGACGTCACCCGCTGGCCTCCGGCCCGCTGACGACGTCACCCGCTGGCCTCCGGCCCGCTGGCCTCCGGCCCGCTGGCCTCCGGCCCGCTGACGACGAATTATTCGGCGCAATCGTTACAATCGCACCTCGTTTTCGGCGCATGAAATAGCCCCTCTTGCGAGGGGCTCAGCATATTCACTTTGTGAGGATTGTACGGGCGGCGCCCTAATCATCCGGTTGCTCCGGTTAGAGGGATTGTGCTGTCCACGTCCGGCCGTTCGCAAATTGACGGCAGGACCACCAAAGGAGGGAAAGAGGGATTATGGCGGTTGTGACGGTTGTAGGGGTCATGGCGATTTTCCTAGTTGTGCGGATTTTACCGGCGGCCGAATACGGCGTCCCATTCGGTTTCGGGTGTAGGGACTTTGGCGACTTTGACGGTCGTTTCGGTTGTGACGGCTTTGACGGTCCAGCCGATTTTTCGGAGTGTGACCACGTTGCCGATCGCATGGATTTCATGGTCCTTGCCGGTTGTATCGGTCATGACGGTCATTTCGTTCTCCCTCTTGCGGGTGGCGGTTTCGTCGGCCGTTCGTTCGGCCGTCAATTGAAGTATGCATGCGCCCGCACGAAAGTCAAACGGAATTCCGGAAATATTTTCCGGCCCGCTGACGACGTCACCCGCTGGCCTCCGGCCCGCTGACGACGTCACCCGCTGGCCTCCGGCCCGCTGGCCTCCGGCCCGCTGGCCTCCGGCCCGCTGACGACGTCACCCGCTGACGACGTCACCCGCTGGCCCGCTGGCCCGCTGACGACGTCACCCGCTGGCCCGCTGGCCCGCTGGCCCGCTGGCCCGCTGGCCCGCTGGCCCGCTGGCCCGCTGGCCCGCTGACGACGTCACCCGTCAAGATCGTCAAAATCGGCATCGTCATCGTCGACAAGATCGTCAAAATCGATATCGAAGGCGTCACCGATACAATCGGCACAATCGTAATTGTAGCCGCAGACCGGACAGGGGTCACATTCGGTCAAAAGGTCACAAAGCATATCGGCCGCACCATCCTCATTCTCGACACAATCGGCAAAATCGTTCCAGTTGATTTCGTTGGTTTTCATGATACAGTCGCTCCAATCGCTTCAGGTGGAATTATCGGATCAATCGTCACGATCGTTCAACGGCACACAGAAGTAAAAACCGTCAGAAACGGAGTTCCCGGCTTTGCCAGGAGAACCGCTACAACCAGCCTAATCCCACCGATGGCCCGCAATTCCCGAAAATTCGTTATCGCGTGACGTTTCAGAATAAACCCTACCATCGGAATACCCTCTTGCGGGTGGCGGTTTCGTCGGCCGTTCGC